ATTATCAGGTTGACCGGGCTAGCCTGCCCGTCCAGGGGGGGGGGGGTACACATTCAAGGAATCGACAACGGCATCACGGATGCTGCCATAGTCTACAAGGTATGGGTCCAGCTTTTGCAGCATAGTGAGAGAGATGGTCTTCTGAGGGCCGCACTGCTCGTCCAGAATATGAGTCGGTACGATGTAGAAATCCCATCCATCCAGTACCAGCGGGTCGGCACGCTCGCGCACGGTCTCCGTATAGAGGCAGAACACATACACGTCAGATTGCCGCTTAACCTCCTCGGCATAGCCGCTGATGGAGTCCCAAGCTCTCGTTGGCCGGATGCTGAACTGGATGCTGGACAGTCTTCCATCGCCCTGCCGCCATGCCTGAAGATATGCGCAGCTCTTGACCTCGATGCGCACTTCATCGCGAGCCTCGCCATTACATACCCAGTTGTAGGGGAAAGAGATGTCATAGGGAGTCCAGTCATCGTTGGTTCCGCTCAGATCAACGCCCAGCGCGGCCGATACGATGAACTCGCAGTAGGAGCCCCGCAGGGTGTTGTTGAGCAGGTCTGAGGCGTTCCAGCGCCAGTAGTCGCTCAAGGATTTACCAATGGGCATATCATCGAAGACGATAAGTTCGTCCCCGGTACGTTGCTTCGTCATGATTTTCGCCTCCTCGAAAAGTCAACCCGTATCAGCCTACGTCGGCTTTTTCCTCACGCTGCATGGACGTTATGATGACACGCTGTTCCGGGGTCATGTAGCGGTCAAGCAACGACCACAAAACCTGCCGGTCTGCGATGGACGCTTTCTCGTAGCAGGCGACTAAGATGTTGACGTCGGGCGGTGTGCGGCTTGCAGCGGGCAGATCGGCACCGACCAGAACGTCCAGCGTCACGCCCAGCACAGAGGCCAGCTCCACAGCGGTCTCGATGTTCGGCGTTCTATCGCCGGAAACATAACGTGAGATGGTCGTCTCCGTTGTGTTGATGCGCTCTGCGACAGCACGCTGCGTGAGGCCGCGCTTGTCGATGAGTTCTTTGAACTGTTTGGCGAACATGGCTTTGCTGTACATAGTGATACCTCCCAATGTAGCTTACTTACCAAGTTTATAACATACTTGTCAAAGAGTAAACAAAACTTACCAAAATTATCATTTTAAGATTGACATATACCATATCGGTAAGCTATAATGAAGACACGGAAAGGGGGTGAGCAGATGAATAGCTCCAAGCTCAAGGGCATCCGGGTCGAGAAGGGAAAGACCCAGAAGAACATGGCCGAATTGATCGGAAAATCGCTTGTTACCTACTCCAAGAAGGAGCGCGGAGAAGTCGAGTTCTCCAATGAGGAAATGAGCATTGTCGCCAAAGCGCTTGACCTGACCAGCGATCAGGTCAACGCTATTTTTTTCGACGACAACTTACCGAAAGGGTAAGTATACGCATGGCGGTTTGCTGATGTCTAAAGTATAACGCATCAAGGGGGCAAAGAAAATGGGACGCGATGCCGCAAAAGCCTGTGAAAACCAGTGCTTCCGGTGTAGGAAAGAGGCCGCAAAGCACAACGATAAGTTCGGTAGCCGTGAAGGCGCTGCGGAACTGCTCGGAATCTCGGTTTCGAGCCTTGCGGATTACGAGCTGGGCAATACGAAGGTCATCCCGGTGGATAAGGTAGTGCTGATGGCAGACATCTACAATGCACCGGAGCTGATGGCGTGGTATTGCTCGTCGGAGTGCCTTATCGGAAAGAGCCTCGAAATGCCGTCCCCTGAAATTGCCTCGGTAGAGCGTACGACCATGAAGCTGCTGAAGCAGCTCCGGCAGGGTGACATCGAGCAGGTCAAAGAAAAGCTCATCGACATCACGGCAGATGGCATCATCTCCAAGGATGAGTGGGCAGACCTGACCGAAATCCTCGACTACCTCGACGGACTGATTCGGGCGGCGCGGGAACTGAAGCTCATTGGCTCCAAGCTCCTGAATGGAGGTGCAGACGATGGCTGACCTCCAAGTGCTGAAGAAGCTGCTGGCAGAAGAATATGGCATCACAACCGCAAGAGAACTCGACGAAGCCATGAAGAAAATCGGCGGATTGAATATCGGCGTGTTTGCATCGCCGGTAAGAAAGGATGGAACGAAACATGAAAAAGTACGCAGTATTGCACGAGCCGGGTGACATCGTTACGCTGGCAGGCACCGAGTTTGTGGTTCTGGACGTAGAACATCGTGGGACTCTGCCGGATAGCTTGTTCATTCTGGCCAAGAACACGGTGGGAAGAACGAACTTCGGGCACTTCAACGATTATGAGGACAGCGACCTGCGGATGGCAGTTGAGGAATGGCTGAAAGGCATGGAAAAGAATGGCCTCGACCTTGACCGCATCATCCCTCGTGAAATCGACCTCACCACGCTGGACGGCTGCACGTTGTATGGCAAGCTGAACGTGAAGGCTGCACCGCTCACGCTGGACGAGGCCCGCAGATACGCCAGCCGCATCCCGAATGCCGATAGTTGGTACTGGCTGGCAACCGGGTGGAGCGGCCCTCTGAAGGGTGACAAGGGCAACGCCCTGTACGTCAACTCCAATGGCGACTGGGGCAACGGCTACTGCTCCGGCTCGTGCGGCATCCGCCCCGCTTTGAAAATCCCCTCTGACCTCTTGCATGACTCTGCGGATAAGCCCGACTTGAGCGAGGTCCCGACCGATACGTTGCTCGAAGAAATCCGCCGCAGGGTCGTGGGCAAGGCATGAGCGCCGATAAGCTGACAGAAGCACGGCAGGCAGCGGAAACATCGCTGGGATTCAAAATCCCGGATGTGGTAGCCACCAGCGTTCTCTGGTATGCCCGGCGCAAATGTGAGCTGGCAGAGCAGCCGGAGAGCTACCTTCCGCTTCTGTACGAAACCGAGCTGACCGACTACTATATGCGGTTGGCAATCAACCTGAAGGGAGAAAAGCAACGTGAGCAACGAATGCGTGAAGCCCGAAATTCCGCAGTTCCCGGAATTGACATTTGAGGAAGAACGGCATCTCTACTACCTGAACGGGCTGGAAGTGCCCAGCGTGACCACCCTGATGAAGCCGCTGTCCAGTGACTTCTACAGCACGGTGGACCCGGAGGTTCTGAACAAGGCCGCAAAGCGCGGCACGGCCATCCACAATGCGGTGGAGAACTACGCCAAGTTCGGCATTGAGGACATTCCGCCGGTGTATGCCGGGTATTTTGCCGGCTTCCGGGAGTGGTGGGATAGCCGCAAGCCGGAAGTTCTGGCGACCGAAACCAAGGTCTACCACAAAATCCTGCGGTATGCAGGCACGGTCGATCTGCTGTGCATCATCGACGGCAGGGTGACGCTGGTGGACTACAAGACATCGGCACAGGTGAACAGCAAACTCTGCGCTGTGCAGCTTGAAGCCTATGACAGGGCATGGGAGAGCCACGACATCAAGGTCGATGACCGGCTGATTCTCCACCTGTCCAAGAAGGGCTATCAGGAAGTGCGCTTTCCCCGGAGTGGGAAGTGCTGGTCGGTGTTCTCGTCCTTGATGACAATTAAGAACTACATGAACGAGTGATTTTTAGGAGGTTCGACAGATGGAAAAAGAAACTATGGTGGCAACCGTTCCGCAGGCCGAAATCGTTGATGAGCAGCAGCTCTCCCGCGATGTGACCGACATCGAGTTTCAGGCGGAGTCGCTGGTTATCCAGACCGATGAAGATTACGCCTTTGCCGGTGAGTTCGGCAAGATGCTGAAGAAAAAGGCGTCGCAGGTCACGACGTTCTTCAAGCCCATGAAAGACAGCGCCTATCAGGCCCACAAAGCGGTTTGCGACCGGGAAAAGGCCATGCTGACCCCGCTGCGCAACGCCGAGAAGACGGTCAAACAGGTGATGAGCGCCTACATTGCAGAGCAGGAACGTAAGCGCCGGGAAGCTGAAGAAGCTGCTCGACGGGCAGCGGAAGCTGAACGGGAGCGCAAGATTCAGGAAGCGGCTACGCTGGAAGCCGCCGGTGATGCAGATGGAGCGGAGGCCGCCTTTGAGGAAGCAGCCATCATGGATGATGCTGCAAGCTATGCGGTAGTACCCGCCACGGTCACCCCGAAGGTCTCCGGCGTCAGCACCTCGAAAGACTGGGAAATCGTCGAGATCGACCCCAAGGCGGTCCCGCTGGCGGTGGCGGGCATTGAGCTCCGCCCGGTCGATCAGGCCGCTGTTATGCGCCTCATCCGTGCCTCGAAGGGCCAGATCGAAATTCCCGGCATCACCTACCGTCAGGTCGCAAAAATGAGCTTCAGGGGGTAAAAGAATATGTCTACTGCTATGAGCAAAGCTGAGAGCAACGCTCTCGTTGTCAGCTACGATGTTCTTGGCACGCACGTTGAGCTGGATTTGGATTTCGTGAAGAAGTACCTCGTTCGCGGCAAGGCAGAACTGGTAAGCAATCAGGAACTCGTGTTCTTTATGAACACATGCCGCCAGCAGAAGCTCAACCCGCTGGTTCAGGGCGAGGTCTACCTCATCAAGTACAGCAAAGATGACCCGGCGCAGATGGTCGTTGGCAAGGATGCCTACCTCCGCAGAGCATTTGACCACCCGGACTACCTGTTCAAGAACGACGGCATCACGGTACAGCGTGGGAACGAGATTATCCAGAAAGAGGGATGCTGCCTCTATCCGGGTGAAACTCTGGTTGGCGGCTGGTGCCGCGTTACCTTCATGCGGAACGGCAAGGAACGCACTGCATTCAAGGAAGTTGCCTTTGCCGAGTACAACAAGGGGCAGGCAAACTGGAAATCCAAGCCTGGCACCATGATCAACAAGGTCGCTGTCAGCCAGTGCGTGAGAGATGCCTTCCCGAAGGACTATGAGGGCATGTACTCCGAGGATGAGATGATCGCATCCGGCGCTATCCCGGCGGAATACAGGGAGCTGGATGACCCGAAGCCGGAAGAACAGCCGGCCGAGGAAGAAGACCCGGTCATCTCGCAGGAGCAGCGCCAGCAGCTTTTCAAGGCGGCGCAGGCAAACTTCGGCAAGGACAAAGGCAACGCCGTGGTCAAGTCCATCATCGAGGAGATGGGGCTGACCTCTACGACCGGCATGAAGATGTCCACCTACAACAAGGTGGTCGAGCGGCTGGTCGAGATCTGCACGGCCCACAAGGCGGAGCTGGAAGCTGAGGAAGCCACCAAAAATGACGGTGCAGCCGAAGAATAAAGCCACCGGCGGAAAAGGAAGGTGAGGGGATGCCGTGGATAAGCGTACATCAGGAGGTGGACGGTACGAAGCTCCGTAGATTATACCGTGCCATCGGGTGTTCCAAGTTTGAAGCCCTCGGCATCCTGAACTTCCTGTGGTTCTGGGGCATGAAGAACGCCGATGAGACCGGGCTGGTCAAGGATGCAGACCTCGAAGTCCTGAGCCGATACCTGTACGGCTGCGGCGAGGACTGCCAGCTCGACATGGGCAAAGTGGTTCAGGCCCTTGTGGACACCGGCTGGATTGATGTGGCGGCCGACGGCTTTTACATCCACGACTGGGACACATGGCAGGAGCAGTGGTATAAGCTCCAGAAAAACCGCAGGCTGGATGCTGAACGAAAGCGGAAAGCCCGCCAGATGGAGCGTGAGACCGCAAAGCCTGCGCCGAAGACCCCGGAGCCGGAACCTCCTGTGAAATCAGAAGTCAAGCCGCCTGCAAAGCCGAAACCCGATAAAAAATCCTATGCGAAGTTCGTGAAGATGAGCGAAGCAAACTACGACAGGCTCGTGAAACTGTACGGCAAAGCCTTTGCGGATGCCTGCATTGTGGAGCTTGACAACTACAAGGGCGCACGGGGAAAGACCTACAAGGACGACTACCGCGCCATCCTCTACTGGGTCGTAGACCGGGTCAAAGAAAAGAAACCGGGCCTGCTTCAGCAAAGCGTTAGCGAGGCAGCACCGGCTAAGGATAATCCGTTCAGAGAGTGGGGTGAGCAGAATGGGTGAATTTGACGGCCTGCTGCAAGGTGCTGTTCGTCAGGCGCAGGCGGCAAATCAGCCGGAGAACGGTGATTACTACGACGATGAAGGGTTCCTCGTCTGCGGGAACTGCCATACCCGTCGGCAGGTAGAGGTCAATATGCCCGACCTGAAAGCCGTTCCGTTCGACCCTAAGAAGAAAGTCCGGGTCAAGATGCCGGTATCCTGCCGCTGCCGGGCAGAACGGCGGAAGCAGGAAGAGCAGATGCTCATGCAGGACCGGGAAATGCGGGCAGCACAAACGCTTCAGCGGCAAAGCCTCATGGACGAACGCCTGCGGGACATTAGCTTTGACGGATTCCAGCAGACTAAGGATAACGCCTACAACCTGAAGCTCTGCCTGCGGTATGCGAAGCACTTCGATGAAATGCTGGCAAAGAATCAGGGGCTTTTGTTCTACGGCGGGGTCGGGACCGGGAAGACATTCGCAGCGGCCTGCATTGCAAACCATCTCCTGAGCCTGCGAGTCCCGGTGGTGATGACCTCGTTTGTGAAGCTGCTGGAAACCATGCAGGGCTTCAGTGAGGATGACAGCACCCTGATTGCCCGGCTGAACAGGGCAAAGCTGCTCATCATTGATGATCTCGGCGCTGAACGCGGTACAGACTTTGCGCTGGAAAAGGTCTACGACATTGTGGACAGCCGGTACAGAGCCAAACTCCCCATCATCCTCACCACGAACCTGAGCATGACCGAAATGAAAGAATCTGCGGACATCCGCTACACCCGCATCTATGACCGTATCTTTGAAATGTGCTACCCGATGCAGTTCACAGGTCGGTCGTGGAGAAAGGCGGAAGCGGCCCGCAGATTTGACGAGATGAAGAACTTTTTGGAGGGCAACGATGGATAAAGTTATCATCGCAAGCGTTGAGGACCGGCTTACGGTAGCTGCCATCCTCGTAAAGAACGACTACACCGTCCGGCAGGGCAAGCAGCTCCGGCAGGGCAAGAAAAGCTACGAATACTATCTGGAGTACGCTCCGAACGACAAGCCGAAGCAGGCGGCAGGGGAATGAGGACGCAATTCTGCATCTATGGGGAGCCGCGAGGTAAGGAACGCCCGAAATTCTCAACCGTATGCGGCCATGTGACAGCCCGAACCCCGGAAAACACGGTTCTGTACGAAAACCTTGTAAAGACCGAGTACAGAATCCAATCCGGGGTTCGGTTTGCTGATGACGCCATGTTGAGCGTGAGGATTTTTGCGTTCCTCTCCGTCCCGAGGTCGGCCAGCCAGAAAAAACACCTTGCCATGATCGACCGCCTGATACGCCCGACACGAAAGCCTGATTTCGACAACATCGGCAAAATCATCTGCGATGCCCTGAACGGCATTGCCTACCGCGATGATGCCCAGATCGTAGACGCACTGGTTCGGAAGTTCTACTCAGACATCCCGCGTGTTATCGTTGAAATCTCAGATATACCGTATGAACAGTAAAGGAGAATGACTATGAGCGACAAAACGTATGTGCTGTCCCTGAGCGCGGACACCTTCAACGCCTTCAAGATGGACTTCGACAGCGCCCTCCAGCGCTTGCTTCAGAAGATGGACAGGCTTCAGAGCGACAGCGCCTCCATCAACTGCAAAATCAGCGTGGCACTGACCCCGGCTCCGGAACGGAACTTCGATGCAACGCGGGAGGGGGACACCGTGCAGGTGATGAAGCCCAGCTTCAGCCACGAGATCAGCACCGAAATCAAGGTCAAGGACAAAACGACCGGCAACCTCTCCGGCAACCGCAAGCTGGTGTGGGATGAGGAGCTGATGGAGTATGTGATGAAGGACATCGACGATGGGCAGACCTCGCTTTTCGACACGGCCCAGAGCCGCCAGAATGCTGCGCCCCCTGTGGAGCAGGAACCGCCCCAGCTCCCGGAAGGCATCGTGGATGTTGACTACACGGTCATCAGCGATGACAAGGGCTACATCCTGCGCAACCCCGATAAGTGCGGCATCAAGGACCAGTGGGGCATCCTCAAAGTCCTTGTGGGAGAGCGGATGACGGTGAGCCGGAGTGCAGGCCACTGCTATGCGGAGACCGCAGACGGCATCATCGCCCTCGGCTCTGCCTACCTCGCAGAAGACCCCCGCCATGTGGATGACAGTATTCTGGAGCCTCATCTGGCAGAGGAAATCGCCTGCAACGGCTTCGGCACGGTTCAGGTCGGCGACCATGAGGAGCCGGAAAAGATCGTGGTAGAGTGTCTGGAATGCGGCGGCATCCTGCTGGAGGTGGAGAACCCCAACGTCCGGAAGGGTGATGCCGAATGAGGTACGGAACCTGTTTTCTGTGCGGAAAGACCGGTTGGCTGGAGGAGCACCACGTCTACCCGGGGCCGTTTCGGGATAAGTCCGAAAAGTATGGCCTGAAGGTGGGCCTGTGCGGCGAGAGCTGCCATCGGAATGGCCGGTATGCGGCGCACCAGTGCAGGGAAACCTCCGATGCCCTGAAGCAGTTCTGGCAGATCAAGTACATGATGGCCCACAAAGCCAGCGTCGCAGACTTCCGGGCGGCATTCGGGAAGAACTATCTGGAACTCGACTACTACGATGATGAAAGGAGCTACCCTATGAACATTATTGCCATCAGCGGCCGCTTGACACGCGACCCCGAACTGCGCACCACTCCCAACGGAAAGCCCGTGGTGGAGTTCACGGTTGCGGTTGACCGGCCCGGCGTTAAGGACCAGACGGACTTTATCGACTGCGTGGCGTGGGAAAAGAAAGCTGAGTTTGTCGCCCGGTATTTCAAGCAGGGAAAGCGTATCGAGGCAAGCGGTGTCCTTACCACACGCACCTACGAGAAAAACGGGGTGAAGCGCAAGCGGACGGAGGTTCGCTGTGATCAGGTCTTCTTCGGCGAGTCCAAGAAAGATAGCAGCTCCACCCCGCAGGCAGCGCCGGAACCCACGAACGATGATTTCCGTCCGCTGCCCGATGATGATGACATCCCGTTCTGAGAAAGGAGAACACATGGAAGAAAATAAGAATCCCCTTATGGGCCACGTCGTAAAGGTCCCTGCACAGGTGTCCGGCATCCCTGACGGGGTGCAGATGACGGTGAACGCAGCCGTGACCACCTTTGCGGCGGTCGATGGCAAACCGGCTGGTATCGAAAGCATGGGTACGGCAGAATGCAATATGCTTGCCAGCTATACGCGGGGAACGGTCTCGTTCTCTGTCCACGGGGAAAAGCCCGTTATGGTGAGCGTCCGTCTGGATGAGTTGATGAGACTCTTGCAGGCGGCTGCTGCTGTATGTCACCACGAGCAGGAAGACAAGAATAATGCTGAGGAGGAAAAGGTATGAGAAAGCTGTTTACGTCTGAGTCTGTGACCGAGGGCCATCCCGACAAGGTGTGCGACCGTATCTCTGATGCGGTGCTGGATGCAGTGCTGGCTGTTGACCCGAACGGCCGGGTGGCCTGTGAGACCTGCTGCACCACCGACACGGTGTTCATCGCAGGCGAGATCACGAGCAAGGTCGATGTGAATATTGTGGGCATTGCCCGGCGGGTCCTGCGCGACATCGGTTACACCGGCGGGGCATCTGGCTTTAATGCCAATACCTGCAAGATCGAAGTGGCAGTCCATAAGCAGTCCCCCGATATTGCGATGGGTACAGGTGACGATGTAGGAGGAGCAGGAGATCAGGGCATGATGTTCGGCTATGCGTGCAGTGAGACCGAACAGCTTATGCCGCTGCCCATCATGCTTGCGCACCAGATGGCCTACAGGCTCACCCAGAGGCGCAAAGACGGGACCATCCCCTTTATCCTCCCCGATGGCAAAACGCAGGTAACGGTGGAATATGGGGAGGATGGGATGCCCTCACGCATTGACACCATCGTCATTTCCACCCAGCACTACGAAAATGCAACAGAAGAACAGCTTCTGGAGTCTCTGACGGAGAACGTCATCACCCCGATCCTGAAGTATGCCAAGCACTTTGCCGGTGTCTATGGTGGTGACCTTGACATTGATACCTACAACCTGTACATCAATCCTACCGGGCGTTTTGTGCAGGGTGGCCCTGCGGCAGACACCGGCTTGACCGGGCGGAAGATCATCGTGGACACCTATGGCGGTTATGCTCCCCACGGCGGCGGGGCATTCTCTGGCAAAGACCCCACAAAGGTTGACCGCAGTGCAGCGTACATGGCCCGGTACATTGCCAAGAACATCGTGGATGCCGGAATCTGTAGCCGGTGTCAGGTACAGCTTGCCTATGCCATCGGTGTGGCCGAACCCGTGTCCGTCCGCATCGATACGTTTGGCGGAGCAGATGAGGAAAAGCTGGTCAAGGCCGTACGACAGTGCTTCGGTCTGACTCCCAACCAGATCATCGAGCATTTTGACCTGCGCCGTCCCATCTACGAGCAGACATCCGCCTACGGCCATTTCGGCTGTGTAACTGGAATCATTCCCCCGTGGGAGAAGACCGACATGGATGAGCAGCTGTGGAAAGCGTACTGTCGGGAATAAGCTCACCGGAATAGCAGAAGTGTAAGAGTAAGGGCAAGCCGTTTCTCCCCGGAGGGGGAGGGGCGGCATAGCCCGTTATGGGAGGTTTTGATATGGCACAGGAAGACATGAACGTCACCATTCCCCCGGAAATGATGCAAGAGATCGTACGGGTGGCATCGGAAACGGCCATTGAAAAGTTCCAGCACGAAGCGGAGCGGAACCGAAAGGCCGTCAAGGATAAGCGCCTGCATAACACCAAGCTGCTGCTTCAGAACTACCACTGCTTTGTAGAACATAGCAAGAGTGCCGTGTATGAAGCCAGCCAGCTCTCCGAGGATGACGACTTCGAGGAGTTGATGGAGGAGCTGATGAGTCAGAGCGACGGCAGGGTGAGGGTCCCGGTGGTGAGGAGCATTCAGGAGAGTGCTGCCCACACCCGCATCATCGTGCAGCACATCGACCGTATGCTGGAATACTACAAGTTCCGCTGTGAGCATTCCAAGCGTGCGGAGGAAATGCGTCGGTATCAGACGATTTACGACCTCTACATTGCCCCTGAACCCAAGACTCAGCAGCAGATCGCCGATGAAGAACACGTCGATTTGTCAACCGTGTTCCGCGACCAGAAGGCGGGCATTTCCAAGTTGAGCGCCCTGATTTTTGGATGGTTGGACTAAAATTTTGGCAAAGTTGCAAAAAAGTTGCTATTGCAGTGCAATTACCACTGTGGTAAGATACGAAGCGTGAACCGATGTGTCACCCCGGAAAAACCGCGAGTGGCACATCCGGCCTCGTATCAAGCTGCTAAGCCAAAATATTTCGCTCCGAATGCAAAACCGATTGACTCCGGTGGGTAAAGGGTTAGAATGAAGATAGGCCCAAAATCTTACCGAAAAGGTCAGGAGGTACGACAGATGGAACGAAAATCCGATAAAGTCAGACGTCTGGTTGCAGACGGCGACTTCAAAGGGGCTTTGCGGATTGCAAAGGACTTCAGGCTCGGCATCACGAAGGAGCAGTCCTCCACGATGACAAGAGCGTATGAGTGCATGGTCCACGGCAGATTCTACAAGCAGCTCGGCTATGATCTCGATGAGAAGATAGCTGAGGGTGTGAAGATTCTGGTGGGCTTGTACGGAAGGAGCGAGGCACATGATTTACACCAGCCGGTACAGTAACCCGGAACTCAAGACCGGGAACTACACAGTCGTTGGGATAACGCGGGGAGCGCCTAAGTTCCCCCTTCGGTATACGCTTGCAGGCAACATCATGGAGATCGCGCCGCCGGGTTATCTGTTCAACGAATACAACCGGGAGCGGTTCACGCCGCCCTACTTCCAGCACATGGACAGAGTAGGGACGGCGCGGATTGCTCAGATTCTCCAGCATTATGAGGACATGGGCAAGCCCGTGGTGCTTTGTTGCTACGAAGATGTCCGAAAGCCCGGAGAGTGGTGTCATAGACTGGTGTTCGCAGAATGGTGGCTCCAAAGAACAGGAGAAATGATCGAGGAGCTGCCCGACCCGTCACCAAACAAGTGGGCGAAACAGCCTGAACCGCAGAAAGCGGTTGAGCCTGATGCAGTCCAGATGAAAATGTGGTAATACCCGCCGATAGCTCAGAAAGTAGAGCACCTGACTCTTAATCAGGGGGTCGCACGGTTCAATCCCTGCTCGGCGGACCAACCATAGGGAGTCATGTTGGAAACAGCATGGCTCCCATTTTTTATGCCTACGAACAAGGGCTTTCCAGACGCTCACGTCTTTGGAAACAACCCACCCTCTGGAAAGCAACTGCTCCAGTCGAAACCAGAGGGGCAAATTTGAAAGAAAGGTCGGTGATATGAATGGCAAAGTTCCAGAACCCCGGAGCGTTCTTCCTCGGAACTCTGGTTGCTCAGGAGCAGAAGTTCCTGAAGCCGCTGATTGAAAATGCCCGCAAGCAGGGGTACACCCGGTTCGTTGAGCCGTGCGCCGGCGCTTTCGCCATGTCGCACATCGCGGCGCAGTGTGGGTACAAGCCCAGCGAGATTGAGGCCAGCGACGTTTCGATGTTCACCTCCATCATGGGATATGCTATCACGGGCCAGTCCCTTGAGGAGCTGGAAATCAGAGCGGATGGCTTCACGAATGAGGAACTGCTCGACCCTGCGGTTGCCCTCTATGCCCAGTTGTACCTGCGAACCGTAAAGAACGCCGGGAAGGAATACTTCTACGGCATCATGCGCGATCTGGAATACCGCAAGGAGGAACATCTGGCGGAAATCCGTGCACAGCTCGACAGGGCCAAGCAGTCCTTGCATGGGATGAGCTACCGCCCACTGGATATGTGGAAGCACCTTGAAACGTGCTATGATGACCCCCACTGTCTTGTGGTCGCAAACCCGCCCACCTATGCCGCTGGCTTCGAGAAGTGGTATGACACCGGCGGGCGCATGACGTGGAAAGAACCTGAGTACGGCATCTTTGACCCGAAGACCGGGCTGACTGAGCTGTACGACAAGATGAACGATGCCAAGTGCCTTCTGATGTGCTACGAGGAGAACGCCCCGGGCCTCACTGCCGGGCATCCTGTCTTTGCTCGGTATGGTGTGCGTGACGGCATCAACGTGTACCTGACTACCAACCGCCCGGATGAGGCGACCATGCTTGCCGAGGGTAAAATGATTACCCGCCCGAACGAGGGCAAGCTGGAGCCGCTGGATTGCAGCATCCTGCCGCGTGATTATGAAATCACCCGCAAGAGCAAGATTCAGATTACTCAGATCGAGCGCACCGCCGCCCAGTATTACAGAAAGCTCTGGACGCACAACTTTGTCGGTTCGTCTGCGCCTATCAACATGGCCGTCCTCATCGACGGCAAACTGGCTGGCGTGTTCGGGCTGGATAAGTCAGCGCTCACGATGGGAGCCTTCGGTACGCAGGTTTCCGATGCTGTGTTCCTCATGTACGGCATGACCGTTCCCCATAAGACCTACCGGCTGGGGCGGCTTCTGACCATGCTGGCACAGAACAGGCCGCTGATTATGAACATCTGCACGGATTTGGAGAAGGAAAAGGCCAAGTCCCTCAAGACGGTGCAGATGACCAAGTACCCGGAGGCCAAGGAAATGCGGGGGCTGATGGAGTTGACCAAGAAAGTCCCGGATAAGAAGATGGGCTACCGGCTCACATACGAGTCGCCATTGTACGACAGAAACGCCAAACAGGCATTGAATGAATGGTTAGGGAGGGAAGAACGATGGCAGAAACAGCGCGAGAAAACCAAGTCAGCAGCGCAGCCGTAAAGTATGAAACGGTCGCCGACATGGGTTCCGGTCTGGTCATTGCCAAAGTAAAGCTGACCGACTTCCGCGAGCAGGACATCAACGCTCGCATTATGAAGACTGAGATGCAGAAGCAGCTCACCGACAACATCAAAAAGCGGGGCCAGCTTGAAAGCCTCCCGTTCTGCGCACTCATCGACGGCAAGATCGAGATTATCTCCGGCCACCACCGCATCCGTTCTGCAAAGGACAGCGGTGTGCTGACGGAGCTTTTTGTCATTCTGGACACCACCGGCCTGCGGCGCTCTCAGGTGGCCGCAAAGCAGTTGGCGCACAACGCCATCAGCGGCTTTGATGACCAGTCCACCCTGAAGGAAATCGCCAAGATGATCGACGATGTGGACGATATGCTGGAAAGCTACATTGGCAAGGACATCATCGGTGAGCCTATGGCCGAGCTTGAGAAGCTGCTGTCCCCGAAGGTGGAGTTCGACTGGAAGAACGTCACGTTCACCTTCCTGCCGCACCAGCTCCGCGATTTGGACCAGCTTGTGAAGGTTCTGGGTTCCCTCAGCCCCGATATGCTGGGCGTTGCAGATATTGACCAGCACGAGGAGTTCATCGAAACCATCACGAAGTACCAGCAGTTTGCCAACGTCAAGAACACCGGCGCTGCCATCCACGCCATGATTAAGGCCACCGAGTCCCTGTTCGATGACCTGCACTTTGACGAGAGTCAGGAGTGGGTGCAGTTGCCCAATCTGTTCGGCTCTCCGGCCATCCCCAAAGAGGCTGCTGATACCATCACGCAGGCTCTCGACAAGATGGTCAAGGAGGGCGAGATCGGCCCGAAGAACAAGTGGCAGGCCCTTGAATACTGGGCTGCGGATTATCTGGCAGGGAAGTAGGTGATAGCAAATGCCTACGCCTCTAAAGTACAATCCGGCGTACCACGATGACTGGGCATGGTCACTTGCTATCAAGGGCGCAACAGATCAGGACATTGCCGATGCCTTCCGCGTTTCGCGTAGGACCATCATTCGCTGGCGACAGACGTACCCGTCGTTCAATACGGCCTGTCAGAGCGGAAAAGAAGTCGCCGACGCAAAAGTAAAAAAATCTCTGTTTGAACGCGCTGTAGGCTTTGAATATCAGGAAAAGGAAAGCGTCATTGACGTAGACCCTCGGACTGGTGAGCAGAAGCCGGTCCGGGTCAGAACGCTCACGAAGAAAGCCGTTCCCGATACAATGGCGCAGATGTACTGGCTCAACAACCGATGCCGGGATGAGTTCTCCCAGACCCAGAAGGTTACGCTTGACGGAGCTGTTCAGACATCCCCGTTCGATAACCTGACGGATGATGAACTCCGCCGTTTGGCTCAAATGGACGAGGGCCTTGATGGCGACGCGGAATAATGTTTCGCCTGCCAAGCGTAAGTACCTCGGCTCAAATGCCCGGATTGCGCTGGCGAAACGGCACTACGCCGATTATGTCCAGTACGTCCACATGGGCAGGTGGAAAAGAGCCAGACACCTCGACCTCGTGTGTGAGAAGCTGGAAAGCATCATGGAGGGGAAGACCAAGCGGTTGATGATATTCATGCCGCCGCGCCACGGCAAGTCCATGACCGTGACCGAAACCTTCCCCTCGTTCTATCTGGGAAAGAACCCAGAGAAGCGTGTCATCGAGATCAGCTACAGCGGCGACCTTGCCCAGCAATTCGGCAAGCGGAACCGCGATAAGGTCGAGGAGTTCGGTCCTGCGCTGTTTGGGCATACCATCTCCCAAGTGCAGGCCACCAAAACGAACTGGAACCTCGACAACGGCATGGGCGGCATGATCTCCGTTGGTATCGGCGGCTCCATCACCGGCTATGGCGCAGACCTGCTTATCGTCGATGACCCCATCAAGAACCGCGCCGAGGCTGAATCTGCCACCTACCGCGATAAGCTGTGGGACGAGTACCAGTCCACGGTGAGTACCCGACTGCACGCAGGCGGCGCTGTTATCATCATCCTTACCCGCTGGCACGAAGATGACCTTGCCGCCCGGCTCCTGAACCCGGAGTACGGCAAGGTTGAGGACTGGGACATTATCTCGCTCCCGGCCGTTTGCGAAGACCCGGCTACCGACCCTCTGGGCCGTGAGCTAGGCGAGGCGCTGTGGCCTGCGGGCGGCTACGACGAAGCATGGGCTGCACAACAGAAAGAGACCGTCGGTACATACGCATGGTCTTCTCTGTATATGCAGACCCCCACACCGAGCTCCGGCGGTATGTTCAAGAGAGAGTGGTGGAAACGCTGGGCGGCGCTGCCGTCCGGCCTGCATGACTTCATCCAGTCGTGGGACTGCACCTTCAAGGACAAGGACGGTTCAGACTTCGTTGTTGGACAGGTCTGGGCAAGGAAAGGCGCAGACCGCTATCTGCTCGATCAGGTGCGTGGCCGCATGAGCTTCACGGAAACGCTGGATGCCATGCGCGGGCTTTCCTCCAAGTGGCCCCAGACCACAAGAAAGCTGGTCGAGGACAAGGCCAACGGCACGGCGGTCATCGACGTGCTGAAGAAAGAAATCCCCGGAATCATCCCGGTGGAGCCGTTTGGTGGCAAGGTGGTCCGCGCCCATGCGACCACCGCTGTGGCTGAAGCCGGGAACGTCTACATCCCAGCGGCATCTGCCTGCCCGTGGGTGATGGACTTTGTGGAGGAAATGGCAGCGTTCCCAAGCGGTGCGCACGATGACCAAGTTGACTGCTATTCGCAGGCGAACGCCTATTACAACGACAATACGTTTGATATTCGTTCGCTGATAACGTAAGAAAAGAGGTGAATGCAATGCTGATTATTTTCTCGGTCAATGACCAGAAAATCACCCATGACCTGAAAGGCCAGCTTGTCGCAGGCAGCGTAGACATTGTGCAGGCCGCATTCAAATTTGACAGCTCGTGGGATGAACTGGACAAGATCGTCGTCTTCACGAGCAGCGCTTGTCCCAAGTCCGTCCCGGTGCAGTTTGCCGATGAGGCGTTCTACATCCCGAAGGATGTGCTGAAGCCCGGCAAGCTCTACGTTTCCGTGGTCGGTTTCGGGCTGGACGGCCGGAAGAAAACTACGCAGAAGTGGGACATCATGCAGGCTATCACCGTTCAGAAGTGTGGCGATGGCGGCGATTGTGACCTGCTGCGATATTTGGCACAAGGTCAGGTCGCCGACAGGAAAGTCGCAAAGGACGAAGAAGTCAAAGATATGCTGGACACTGTGTTTGGCAAATCGGAAGCTCCCAAACCAGACCCCGGTGGCTCGGACTCCAATGACAAGAACGTCAGCGAGGATGACATTGCCACCGATAAGGACGTAGCCGATATGCTCAACAAAGTATTTGGCTGATGTCCTCTCGCCCTTGAAAGAGGGCCTTAATTCGTCATAGCAGCGCTGAAACTGCTGTGAAATATAATTTTGGAGGTATGCAAATGCCCGTATCCGCAAGTAAGCTTGTAACCCTCGCTCAGTTGCAGGCGCAGGCGGAGAGAGTGAAGCAGGAGCTGGCGAAGTACACGCTGGCATCCGAGCTTGGCTCCCTCGCCAAGAAGAGCGAAATTTCGGAAGCTGACCTCTCGGCTGCTCTGAAGTCCGTTATTGACGGAAAGATGGATGCAGCAGACGGCATGACGACCGAGGCAATCAACAGTGCCATCGCCACCGCCATTGCAAAGTCTGCTCATGCACGCTTCGAGAAAGTTGAGAAGGTTCCTTCCAACGATGAGGCGCAGGATAATGTGCTGTATCTGGTGATGAATGCTGCCACCGGGTACTACGACATTTACGCTAAGGTCGGTGAGGAAGTCGTCCGTCTGGATGATACCACCGTTGACCTGAGCAACTATGCGACCATCGAACAGCTGAATGCCGTTTCTGGCGGCATTGGCGGCACGGTGTATGCAGGCACGAAGGAAGACCTGTCTGCATCCGATGATTCGGTTATCGCTGCGTATTTCAAGGCGCACACCGATGTGGCCGTCAAGAAGGGCGATGTCTTCGTGGTCACGACCACCGTTGGCAACTCTACCTACGAGAAGTCCGCCTACTTCTACGACGGCAAGGCATGGGTGGCGATGACCGGCAATGTTGATGCCGATAAGGTCATCCTGCGCGAGAACATCACGCTGGCCGGTGGCTATACGCAGGTCGGCAACCTGACCAAGAGCCAGAACGGCACGGCCACTTTCTCCACCAAAGGCAAGAGCGTCATGGATGCCCTGACCGAGATTTTCAGCAAGCGGCTCCAGCCCAGCATCACCGCCCAGCCGGCCATCGGCGCGTTCACGCTGACCGGTGCTGGTGCTGTTGAGGCCGGCACTAAGGTAGCTGCTGCGGCCTACTCTGGCGCAACGCTGAATGCTGGCTCCTACCAGTACGGCCCGGCCACCGGCGTTACCGCCACCAACTGGAAGGTCGAGCGTATCACCAATGCGGCCACCACGCAGGTGACTACTGCTGATGCAGCATCCCTGACCGCTGGTTCTGACGACAACGGCGGCGCGGGCTTCATCATCGGCGATGCAGGCGATGCAGGCGGTGACAATGCCGTGTCCAGCCTGAAGTACCGCGTCACTGCCACCCACGGCGCAGGCGTGACCGCAAAGGACAATCTCGGCGCTGCATCCAGCCCGGCAGTTGCCATTGCGGCTGGTACTAAGACCAAGGACACCGCAGCATACACTCCGTTCCGTAACGTGTTCTACGGTGCGTCCGACAGCAAGCCTGCTCTGGACAGTGCGGCCATCCGTGCGCTGGGCAAGACCGGCAAGGCTTACGCCGCCGGTACGCTGACCATCAACGTCCCCGTCGGTGCGCAGCGTGTGGCGATCGCCTGCATTGCGACGGCCAAGGGTGTCACCAAGGTCATCAACGAAACCGCGATGAACGCGGATGTCACCAGCACCTTCACCAAGTCTACCGTGTCCGTCGAGGGCGCAAATGGCTATGCGGCGAAGGATTACAACGTCTGGGTCTTTGAGCCTGCTGTTGCCTATGGCAATGCCGCAGTCCTCAAGGTTACGCTGGGCTGAGAGGGGAGGAACTGAACATGGCTGTGAACAATACCGCAAAGGCATACTCCAACATGGAGTTCCCCCTGAGCATGAAACGTCAGGATGCTTTTGCTCTTGACCCGACCTGCGTCTGGCCTTCTCTGGCTGAGGCGCAGAACTATGCAAAGACGAACCCGACCGCATACATTGGTCAGGTTCTCTCCGTGGTCGCAGATGGCGTTGCTACGGCATACACCATCCAGAACGCTGACGGCGATCTCGCCCCTCTGGGCGCTGCCGCAGTTGATATTGCGACCGATTCCGAAGTGAGCGAGATGCTGAGTGAAGTATTTCCCACCGATAACACCTGATAACGATATGGAGGAATGAACGATATGGCATACAATGAGGAAAAGCTGGCCCGCCTGAAGCACCTGAAGCAGCTCGCACAGAAAGCTAAGGCTGAGAGCGACGCTGTTGCTGCTCGTGTTAAGGCTCTGGAAGATGTTGGCGCACAGGCCAACGTGCTGGAGACCATTAAGGTCAACGGCGTGGTGCAGAGCATCGAGGATAAGGCTGTGGACATCAAGGTTCCCGGCTATACTGTGGAGAAGTCTGAGAAGTCCGGCGACTATGCTGCTGTCTACCAGCTCATGAAGGATGGCGTTGCCGTTGGCGCGGCCATCAACATTCCGAAGGATATGGTAGTTAAGTCTGGCTCTGTTGTGACCAATCCCACCGGCCAGCCCAAAGGCACTTATATCAAGCTGGTTCTGGCAAATGCCACCAACGACACCCTGTACATTGATGTCGGCGGCCTGATCGAGTACGTTACCTCCGGCTCTGCTGCGGGTGATATGGTTGTCATCGCCATTGATGAGCAGACTCATAAGGTCACCGCATCTATCACCGACGGCGCAATCACTAAGGCAAAGCTGGAGACCGAGGTGCAGACCGCCCTGAACAAGGCCCATGAGCACGCCAACAAGGCACTGCTGGACACCTACGACCAGACCAACGCCAACATCAAGGATGCCGTCAGCAAGAAGCACTCTCACGCCAATGCGGCCGAGCTGGACAAGATCGCTACCGGCGATAAGGCAAAGTGGGACGCCACCTCCACCAAGGTTGAAGGCATTGCTGAGGGTGCTACCAAGGTCGAGGCCAGCACCACCGAAGGCAATATTAAGATCAATGGCGTGGAGACCGCGGTCGTTACCATCGCCACCGACACTGAGGTCACTGAGATGCTGACCGAGGTCTTTGGCGCAACCGCCTGATAACCCATAAGTAAGAATGCAGCGGCAGGGGAATGGACTCCTGCCGCTGTTATTTTTGGAAAGGAAAGCGAACATGAGCGACAAACTCAACACGCTTGAAGCGCTTAGGCTTGCTTCTCTGAAGGCAAAGGGTTACACGGCGGAACAGATTGCAGCGTTGTCTTCTGCGATGGAAGACATCATCAAGGACATCAACGATTCACTGAAGACCTGCGAAGATCATGTACAGTCGGCTCATGCTCCTGCCAATGCGGAAGAAAACGTCATCGTTAGCATCCAGAGGAATGGGCAGGCTATCCCTCCCGACAACAAAGTCGTGAACATCGAGGTCCCGACCAAGACCTCTACGCTGGAGAACGACTCCGACTATGCCACGACGGAAGATGTTGAGGAAAAGGTCAACGGGGCCGGGCATCTGAAAGCCGTCCCTGTCGATGCTCTCCCTGCGCCCAGCGAGGCCAACGCTGACACCATTTATTTCCTTCGTAAGAACAACAGTGAAGCTGGGAAGCAGTACAGAGCGTACAAGCTCATCCACGGCATCTTTGAGATCGTCGGCTCTGCCGAGGTGGACCTCACCAGCTATGCTACACGGGAAAGTGTGGCAAAGGCGGATGATGGCCTCATCAAGGGCATTTACAACAACATGACCGCAAGCAGCGAGAAATATCTGGGCAGTGGGAACCTGCTGCTGTTCTGGACGCTTCTGAAAAGCCTGCTCAATGGCCATGAATCCAGCATCAACGACCTGCTGGCCCGCGTGAAGTTGCTGGAGCTGATTCTGAGCGCTGATGTTACCGGCAATCCATACTATGTCACCTTCAACACCCTGACGGATGTTGTGGTATCCTCTGGCATCTGGAACAAGTCGGATGGACGTATTGAATTTTAACAGGAAGGAGGAAGCGCAATGCACATACCTGAAGATGAGGCCGAGCGTCGGCGCTTGAATGAGCGTGGCCGTGAAATCCTCCGGCGGAAGAACGGCGCTGTGCGTCCGCATCGTGAGGATGGCTATGTGAACCTCCTGAACAAGTACGGAACCAAGCAGGACAACTCCGAGGCGTACAAGTTTGAACGGGAGCCGGTCATCCCTGATATGCAGCTCACCGGGCTGTATGAGGGCAACGGCCTGTTCTCCAAAATCATTGATGCGCCTGCCGAGGAAGCGCTGAAACATGGTTTCGACCTGAACCTGAAAAGCGATGAGCTGAACGCCTTTGTGGAAGACGCTTTGGACGATCTCGAATGGGAGGAGAAAGCCGCCACCGCAATCAAGTGGGCGCGGCTCTACGGCGGTGCTCTTATCGTCATGCTGATCGACGATGGGCGCGGGCTGGAGGAGCCTGTTGACTGGGAACATATCCGCAGCATTGATGAGCTGCGCGTCTATGAGCGCTCCATCGTGCAGCCTGACTACGCCAGCCTGTACCAGCAGGACTACGGCGGGAAGGGCGTTGGGAACCGGGTGTCCAAGTTCGGACAGCCGGAATATTACTATGTTTCCAGCATCTACGGTTCCTTCAAGGTCCATGAGAGCCGATGTCTGGTGTTCCGCAACGGCGTTCTGCCGGAGCAGACCTCCAATGCAACCTACCTGTTCTGGGGTATGCCTGAATACGTCCGCATTCGCCGGGCGTTGCGGGAAACCGTAACAGCCCACACCGACAGCGTGAAGCTGCTGGAGCGGAGCGTGCAGGCTATCTACAGCATGAAGGGCCTTGCCTCTCTGCTGACCACGGATGACGGCGAGAACCAAGTGCTGAAGCGCCTACAGCTTGTAGACACTTCCCGTGGTCTGCTGAACAGCATCGCCATTGACTCCGAGGGAGAGCAGTACGACTTCAAGACGTTCCAGTTTTCCGGCGTCAAGGATGTCATCGACGCGACCTGCAATATGCTGTCCGCGCTGACGAACATCCCCCAGACGATTCTGTTTGGCCGTTCACCGGCCGGCATGAACGCCACCGGCGACAGTGACTTCGAGAGCTATTACAACTTTGTGGAGAAGATTCAGCGCTTGATGCTGAAGCGTAACCTCCGCACACTGCTGGACGTTGTGTTCCGGGCGGGCATCGCTTCAGGCGATGTGGCCGAGGAACCCGACTACAAACTGGAGTTCAAGCCCCTGTGGAGCCTGAGCGACACAGAGCAGGCCGCAGTTGACCAGACCAAGGCTCAGACCGCTCTGGTCAAGGCCCAGACTGCGCAGGCATACGTCGATATGCAGGCGCTCGACCCCACCGAGGTGCGCCGCCGCCTTGCGTCCGATGAGGAGTTTGATGTCGAAGACATCATCTCCGAGGATGACGAGGATGATCTGTTGCAGTCGCTGCTGGGTACTGAGCCGAGCGCCATGAGCGACGTGGAAGCCGCCCAGAAGAACATTGAGCAGGGGCAGGCTCCGGGCGGCGAGGAACAGAGCGCTACCGTAGCACCTACGGCCACTCCGCCGACCACCAATGCCGATGCCACCGACACTGACTATGGTGTCGGCGTTCTTGTTGTGCAGGATGGCCGGTTTCTCTGCGGCACTCGCCTGAAGGGCGGCTCTGTTGGTGGACCGGGTGGGCATATCGAGGCGGGGGAGTCCCCGGAAGATGCAGCCATCCGCGAAACACAGGAGGAGTTCGGCATCACGCCGAAAGACCTCATGCCGGTAGCCTTCCTGAGTGACCTGAAACCGCCGTACTGCCCGTCCCATGTGTTTCTCTGCACGGATTTTGACGGCAGCATCCGGTGCGCTGATGGCGAGATGACCTCTCCGGGGTTCATCACCGCCGAAAAGGTGGCCGAGCTGTCCACTCAGAATCCGGAACGTCTGTTCCTGCCGTTTGCCCAGAGCATCACCGCGCTGCTCGACGTTTTATCGTCAAATCCCGGTTTGACATCGGATGCACAAAATGCTAAGATGAAAGATAGGATGGACTTCAACGAAGCCGACCACCCACGGGATGAAAACGGGCAGTTCGCAGAGGGCAAGGGTAGCAGCTCTGGCTCCACCGAAAGCGGGCCTGCGGTATCTCCCGAAGGCGAAAACGTCCCCTGCACTGGGTTTGCTTCTCCTGCAAGGCTTGAAGATCATGCCACCCGCCACGGGTTGGCTGATATGGGCTTTGCGACGAAAGAGGAATACCAGCAGAAAGGCATCGACTTTCTGAAGCAGCCTTGTGGCGGTGATGTTATTGGTTATGCTCGGCCTGATGGCGTAGTTGTTCGGTTCAACACCAAAACGACAGAGTACGCAACCGGTGTTCCCGGTGGGCCGCTTAAAACCTACATGAAAGCCAAGTGCAACCGAAAGACTGGCGAGGCACGGCCCGAAGTCGCCATGAAGTATTACGAGTTCAATAGGGAAAAGGACCTGAAGGAGGAAGACGATGAGCAAGGCAGTTAAATGCCCGGTATGCGGGCAGACCGAACTTGTCGATGACGGCGATGTCTGCGATGTCTGCAAGTGGTTCCATGACCGCTATCAGGAGGAGTTTCCTGATGAGGAGGACTGCGAGAACCACATGAGCCTGAACCAAGCCCGCGAGGCATGGAAGAACGGGCAGAAGGTAGAGTGATTGCAATGTACAACTTCATTGCAATCTACCGGTTGCTGGAGGATGCCGGATATATCGAGGTCTTCGGCCATAGAACGAGGATAACCCTTCGTGGACTGGAGTATCTACAACAGAATAGCCTGATGCAGCGAGCCGTACGCCTCATGTGAGGTTTGCGGCTTTTCTGCTGTGTAAGAGCGATGGGAAACCACCGCTCTTTTTGTTTGCCCGAATTTCCCATCTCAAAAACGGAACGGAGAAAGAGCATGAACAAGGTCACGATTTACAGATATGACGAAAACAAACCCATGCGCACCCTGAACCTGAACGGCGAACCGTGGCTCGTTCTGCGGGATGTGTGCGAAGTCTTAGGGTTGGGCAACAGCCGCATGGTTGCAGACCGTCTGGACGAGGATGAGAAGGGGGTAAGTCAGATTGACACCCTTGGCGGCGTGCAGAATGCCACCATCATCAGCGAGTCCGGCCTGTACAACGTCATCCTGCGCAGCGATAAGCCGGAGGCCAACCCCTTCCGCAAGTGGGTCACGGCCGTGGTGCTGCCCAGCATCCGCAAGAACGGCGGCTACATTGCCGGGCAGGAGGAGCTTTCCCCGCAGGAGCTTATGGCAAAGGCCCTGCTGGTCGCGCAGAAGACCCTGACTGACCGCGATGCCCGCATCAAGGAGCTGACGGCGCAGAACCAGATTATGCAGCCGAAGGCCGAGTATTTTGACGAGCTGGTGGCCCGGAACCTGCTGACCAACTTCCGCGAAACCGCCAAGGAGCTGGGCATCAAGGAGAAGGACTTCGTAGGCTGGCTGTTGGAACACAAGTACATCTACCGCGACCAGAAGAACAAGCTGATGCCGTATGCGGCAAAAAACAACGGCCTGTTCGAGGTGAAGGAACGCACGGGCCGGCACAACGACTGGGCCGGAACCCAGACGCTCATCACCCCGAAGGGCCGGGAAACCTTCCGCCTGCTGTGTAAGGAACCGCCTGTTTTACCGCAGTTCACCACATTGTAAACCGACATCATGGCGATTGTAAACCAGAAAAGAGCCGTTTTTCCACCGCAATCACCGAAATGGTCGGAAAACACAAAGCCCGAAATTGGCTGTTTTGGAAATATATCCACCTGTTTTTGGATAAATATTCAAAAATGGCCGAAAATAAGCCAAAATCCGCAGGAACGTCCACCGGACAATCCGGCGGAGCGTCCGACTATAACCGTACCTTACCCAACCAAACCGTAACCTGTTGTCAAATTTTCACTTCGTTCAAATTTGCCAACGGTGCGGGCACGGGGCCGAGCATCAGGCAGGGGCTTTTTGCAACTGCCGCAAATAAAGCCATCCAGCGGCTTTCAACCCTCTGACACAAAATTATCCCACAAGCACATTTGGGACGTTTCCCGGCACTCATCAGAAGCTCTCAGAGGGCATTAAGCCATAATCTCAACTGCGGCGGTGCAAATCGCCGCTTTTTTGCTGTTCAGAACCAGAAAAGGAGGCGAAAACAGTGAATGATACCGTCCACGGACACATGGTACAAGACCTGCTCCGCCACCGCTTCGGCAGTCACGATAACCTGATATGCAAATATTCATCCAAGTACCCTGTGCAGGCGGAACGCGAGTTCCAGCGGCTCACCAATGCCTACATCCGTATCTTGAACGAACTGCTGAATGAGTATCTGCCGGAGATCAGGGACGCGGCCCGCGCAGAGTGTGAAGCTGGTCAGCGCCATGATGACGCTTCAGACCTGATTGCAAAGGTCAAAACGGTTTTCTCCAAGATGACCGTGGAGCTGGAGCGGCGCACCTCTATGTTTGGCCTGCGCAGCAAGATCGAGTCTATGGCAAAGCTCACGCGGAAGTTGAGCATCCGTGAGTGGAAGAAAGCCGTTAAGTCCACGCTGGGCATCGACCTGATGGATGACTACTACACCGGCGAGCTGTACAGAACGATGATGGAACGCTGGGTCGAGGACAACGTGGCGCTCATCAAGACCATCCCGCAGGAAAGTCTGGGGCGTATGCGCCAGATCGTGCTGGAGGGCTATCGGAACGGCAAAACCACGACGGCCATCGTCAAGCAGATTCAGCGGACGTACAGCGTAGACCGGCGGCACGCCCAACTGCTTGCCCGCGACCAGATCGCCAAGCTGAACGGTGACATCACCCAGCAGCAACAGCAGGACGCAGGCGTGGTGGAGTACGTCTGGTCAACCTCTGGCGATAGCCGCGTCCGCCCAAGCCATGCTGCACTGAACCATAAGCGGTTCCGCTGGGATGACCCGCCGGTGGTCGATGAAAAGACCGGGCGGCGCTGTCACCCCGGCAAAGACTACCAGTGCCGCTGCTGCGCGCTGCCGGTCTTCAACATCAAAACCGTTGACCTGCCGGTCACGAAAGGGGGCGATGGCCGTGGATGAAACCATCCTGTAAGACCTGAGAGGGGAGTTGTTCAATATGGAAAACGATATGAAGGTTCAGCGCTTTGACAGCCTGCCGCTGGATGCCACCTATTTCACAGATGAGGGCTACCTTGTAGACCACCCCATCGTGACATCGGTGGGCATTTTTGTTTATCACAACCCGGACGGTTCCGAGCGCCGGGAGCTGCGGTTGCCTGAAGAAGTCTTTGCTGAAAAGAGCCTTGCGTCCTACAAGGGGAAGCCCATCATCGTAACGCATGATGCTGGCTACGTTGACACTGACAACGTGAAAGATGAGAGCATCGGCACGATTTTGTCGGAGGGCTACCGGGACGGCGATGATGTCCGTGCAGAAATCATCATCCACGACACCGACAGCCTGAAGAAGTACAAAATGCGTGAGCTGTCCTGCGGCTACAACCTGCGTCTGGACGAAACGCCCGGTGTCTGGGAGGGGCAACCCTATGATGCCATTCAGCGGGACATCGAAATCAACCATCTTGCTCTTGTCGATAAGGCGAGGGCTGGTGAACAGGCCCGGCTCAACATTGATGGGCAGGGCCACGACTGCATGAAAGGAGAAAAACTGAACATGGAAAACACCACCAAGAGAACTGATGGCGCTCCCACCCCGGAGGAGCTGGCCGCTGCTGTGGAGGCGTTTAAGAAACGCCGCGCAGAGCGTTCTGGTGCTGCGGCCGACGGCGGTATTACCGCAGAGCCGCCTGCACAGACCGCCGGTGCTGCTGAAGGCGAACAGCCGGATGCAGTTCAGCAGGTCAAAGACCGCCGTGACCGCCGCGATTCTGAGGGCGACCCGGCAGATATGCCCGGCGCAATGGGCGTGATCGCGCAGCAGGACGAGGACATCGACACCCTGCTGGGAGTTATCGACGTTCTGAAAGCTGCTGGTACGACCACTGATGGCGCTGAGGGCGACTGCGGCGGCACTCAGACCGATGGCGACGGCGATGAAGGCAACGCCGCGCAGGATAAGAAAGACCGCGCAGACTCCGCCAACGACTTCTGCGAGCTGCTGCGTGTCGTCCGTGTCGGCGACCGCCTGAACATGGATGGTCTGGAAACCATGAGCGTCAAGGACGCCAAGAAGGCCGTTCTGGGCAAGCTGAAGCCCACCCTGCATCTGGACGGCAAGAGCGCCGCCTACGTCAACGCAGCGTTTGACATGGCCGTTTCCGAGATGAACGAGCGCAAGGATACCAACTATCAGCGTTCCCAGATGATGCACGGCGATGGCAAGCCCCCTGTGAAGCAGACCGGCTCCGCTTCCGAGGCCCGCCAGCGCATGATCGACCGCAGAATGAAGAAGGAGGAAAAGTAAGATGGGTGTTCAGAAAACCTACGGCTATGCAACCAGCAAGGGCGTTGCAGGTGGCATCTACGATATGTTCCACTACCCGGTGGACTCCCGTTTCAATGAGGAGGCGACCGGCAAGCTGCATTTCGGCGTTGGTGTTGTCACCGGCAAGGTCCCGGGCAGCAGCGTTGCGCTTCCGACCAGCGCAAGCACTGCTGATAACTTCGAGGGTGTTGTCATCAACGGTTTCGACCGCCAGCAGGATTTGGAGGGGAAGCTCTACGTCCTGAACAACCAGAACGTCGGTGTCATGCGCCGTGGCCGCGTTTGGGTACGTCTGGCGACCGGCGCTGCACCCGCCTATGGTGATGCCCTGCACATGATCGTGGAAGGCGATGAGGCAGGCTGCTTCGCAAAGGAGGGCGGAATCGCAATTCCCGGTCGTTTCATCGGTGCGGCCAGCAATGGCGTTGCGCCGGTGGAGCTGTATGGCGTTCCTGCCGCGAGCGGCGCTGACGGTCACGCTGCATCCACCGACGATGCCAAGCCTACTGTCTGAGAAAAGGAGGACAAAATCAGATGAACACTAACCAGAAATCCATGAGATACGACCAGAACGACTACGACGCTCTGCTGCACTCCAAGATTCCGGCCGCTCTGGTCGAAACTCCGCAGATGAACTTCGATGATGACAGCGATGCCTCCGTGTTCTTCGCCCGCGAGCTGGATTACGTCAAGTCTCAGTCCTACGATGTGGAGTACCCGGAGTTCACCGCGCTGAAGCTGTTCCCGGTCTCCAGTGAAATCAACCCCGGCGCCGAGACCGTCACTTACTACAGCTACGACAAGACCGGCATGGCGAAGATTATCAGCAACTACGCCACCGACCTGCCCCGTGCTGATGTGAAGGGTAAGCCCACCACCGCCATCATCAAGTCTCTGGGCGACAGCTACGGCTACTCCATTCAGGAAATGCGTGCCTCTGCTATGGCAGGCAAGTCGCTGGATGCCCGCAAGGCAGAGTCTGCCCGCTACCAGATCGACTACCTGAACAACAAGATCGCGTGGAATGGCGATGCCGAGACCGGCCTGCGCGGCGTTCTGTCCAAGGACAACGATGTGCCGCTGTACGTCCCTGCAACCGGCGCAAAGGGTTCTACCAAGTGGGCCGACAAGACCGAGGACGAGATTCTGGCCGACATCACCGGTATGCTGAAGCAGGTCGCCCGCACCACCAAGAAGGTGGAGAAGCCGGACACTCTGGCCCTGCCGTCCGAGGCGTATATCGAGATTCAGAACCGCCGTATCGAAAGCACTGCGACCACCGTGCTGAAGTACATTCAGGATAATATCACGGATATTGCCCGCATCGTCTCCTGCCCGGAGCTGGACCCCGACAGCGTGGACACCAACCCGTATGCGGCAGAAAGCGATGGCAAGGGCGTTGCACTGCTGTTCAAGAACGACCCCCGCAAGTTCACCATCGAGAACCCGCTGTCTTTCATGCAGTACCCTGTGCAGCCTGAAGGTCTGGAGATGGTCGTTCCCTGCGAGGCCCGCACCGCAGGCGCTATCATCTACTACCCCATGTCCATGCTGATTGCTACTGGCATCTGCTGATTCACCCGTGGAGCTGCCGTGTGTTTATGCGGCGGCTCCTATCTTTTTGTAAAGGAGCCATGATATGAAACTGAAGAATATCGGAAACAAAATCATCAGCATCGGCGCTACCGTGATCCTGCCGGGTGAAGCCAAGGAAGTCACCGGCTATGATGATAACGAGGTCGTAAAGTTCTTCATCGGGCAGGGCAATCTGTCCGAGGTCAGGAGCCGCACCACCGCGAAGGAGAAATAAGTCATGGAAGATGCCGTCAGAATTTTCAGGCTGGTTGCCACCGAGTTTGACGTGCTGAACGATGAGACCGTTGAGGCATGGCTGAACCTCACAGCGCCGCTCATCAGCAAGAAGGTGTTCGGGAAGCTGTATGACCAAGCCATCGCACTCCTGACGGCACATCGTCTGAAAATGGCTGGCTATGGCGATAACCAGTACGGCAGCGTGGGCGACGCTCTGCGCGTTGGAAGCTACACTGAAGGCGAAACATCTGTCAGCTTCAACGTAAATCAGGGAACCAATCTGATGGCAGATGCCGAACTGGCGCTGACTCCCTATGGTCTGGAGTACCTGACGCTGCGGCGGTTGGTCGTGATCTCGATTCGTTCTGCGGGTGAATGCCGATGACCGGCGGGTGGGACCGGTTGACCCCGGAGGGGGAGAAGTTCTTCCGGCAAATTGATGAGCTTCAGGACAAGGAGGTCTTTGTAGGCTTCCAAGCGGGCAAGGTCACGGATGACCGGGGCGTTGATATGGCGCAAATCGCCATGTGGAACGAACTGGGAACCTCGACCGCGCCCTCCCGACCGTTCCTGCGCAAGAGCGTTGATGAGAACGCCGACCCCATCAACGCCATGTGCGCCCAGCAGCTAAAGTCCATTACTGCGGGCGGAACGGCCGAACAAAGCCTGAAGCAAATCGGCGTGTTTGGCGTTGGCGTAGTTCAAGAGAAAATCGAGAGCGGCAGCTATGAACCGAACGCGCCCTCCACCATCCGCAAGAAGAAATCGGACAAGCCGCTGATTGATACCGGCAAGATGCGGCAGTCTGTCAAATACGTCATCCGCAAGAAGGGAAGTGGTTGATATGGGTCTGGGCATTTTTCGCAGAGCATTTGTTGTGCGTCGCTTCGGCGAGGAGAACATTGTCGATGGCTATGGGGTTTCCGGGTATAAAGACTTCATTGCGTCCCTGAATGTTCAGCCGCTCTCCAAAGATGAGCTTCAGGCGCTCCCGGAAGGTGAGAACACCGTAAAGCGCATGAAGGCTTTCGGCGATTTCGTTTTCCACACGGCGGACCGCTCTGCTGGCCGCAGAGCCGACTGGCTTTTCTATCAGGGGCGGATGGACCCGGAAGGACACTGGTATGAATGCGTCAGCTCGCTGGGGTGGGACCACACGATGGTGGGTCACTGCCGCAGCGAGTTTGTTCAGGTTTCAGCAGCAGAGGCCAACCGTATGCCGCGCCCTGAAATCCGAGCAGATGGGAAAGGCGGGTATTGCTGCGTATGACGCTTGCCGAACTGAAGAAGCTGCTTGTGCAGCTCACCCAAACGTACTTTGCCGGAGCAACCGTGACGTATGCCAAGCAGAGCTTTGTAGCAAAGCCCGGCAGTCCGCTGGTCACGCTGACCACCGGCTCCGTCAACCGGTCGAGAAACCCGCCGGTCAAAATCATTGAAGGCACACCGGTAGCCTTTTATCCTGCATCTGTTCCTGTGCAGATTGATCTGTTCACGCATGGCAGGCAGGAAGAAGTGGCACCGGGCTTCACCCCCATTGCCGAAAACACGGCTGAAGATGATATGCTGGCCTTTGAGAGCTTCCTGAACTCCCCGTTCGTAACACAGTGGTGTCACCAGCATGACATCGCCATTGTCGTTCCTACGGCGGTTCAGGATTTGACCGGGCTGGTGCATGATACCAACTACGAGTTCCGGGCAATGCTGGAAATCGCGGTTTATTTCACCATGACGGCCATCGGCATTACCGGAACGCTGGACATCGACAGCGTGAAGCATTCCGATGGCGAAGATGACATCCAAGCTGATGATGTCATCAACATTGAGCCGCAGGTAACCCCGACACCCAGCGGCGGCGGCAGTTCGGAGATGACTGCCCATGAGGGCGAATATTTCACGAATGCCGAGATAAATAACCGACCTGCAAAGGAGGAAAAAGATATATGAGCAATAGCCTCGATAGGATTTGTACCGTTGACATCTCGCTGGCGTCCCCCATCTCCAACGATGCCAACTTCGACAATATCCTGATTCTGGGTCCTGCCCCCGCAAATCCGACTGGGGATGTACCTGCCATCGGCGTGTACAACAGTCTGGAGGAGCTGACGGCGCTGGGCATCGCTGCCACCGGTGAACGCACTGACCCTGTTGGCGTGGCTGCACGGGTGGCTTTTTCGCAGTCTCCCAGACCCCACGAGGTCTATGTTGCCTTTATGGGCGACATCGTGGACAAGGAGACCGAAGACCCCGCATTGCAGACCGTAAGTGCTGTTCTGGAGAATGCGCTGGCCGTCAATGGCTGGTACTGCATCTGCCCGGTCGGCCTGGCGGATGAAAAGGTCAAGGAAATCATCCAGTGGACCGAAACCCAGAACAAGCTGTGCGGCTACATCGACAAGGACCCGGATAAACCCATTGTGGATGCCGGCCTTTATCTGCGCAGCTTCCCGTTCTTCCCGAAAGAAACGGCCGACCAGTTGGAGAACGACATCCCGGCTGAGAACCTGTACGGCATGGCTGTAGCTGCGGCCGTCAAGGCGATGAACTACCACGCCGGTCAGGAAACGTGGGCGCTGATGCCGCTTGCGACCGTTTCTCCTGCAAAGCTGACCAGCACGTTTATCAAGAAACTGGAGGCTGCAAATTTCAACTACGTCATTACCGTGGCATCCAAGAACATCACGCAGGGCGGCAAGACCGGCGGCGGTGAGTGGATTGATGTTATCCGCTTCCGCGACTGGCTCCAGAACGATATGCAGGTTCGTGTCGTGAACCTGCTCATCGTCAACCCGAAGATTCCCTACACTGACAACGGCATCGGCCTTGTTGAGAACCAGATGCTTGCATCCCTGAAGGACGGCCAGAAGTACGGCGGCATTGCTCCTACGGAGTATGATGCAGACGGTAATGCTATTCCGGGCTACACCACGTCCGTGCCGCTGGCAGCAGACCTGACCAGCACCCAGAAGGCATCCCGTATCCTGAAGGACTGCAAGTTCTCTGCCCGCATTGCTGGTGCTATCCATGTGGTGGAAATCAAGGGTTGCCTGACCTACGAGAATCTGTAAGGGAGGGAAAGTAAATGTCCAGCAAGATCAAGACCTACAACCCGAAGGAAGTTATCGTCACCTGCGGTACGCACATCGTCACCGGCTATGCGGATGACAGCTTCATCAGCATTGAGCCGAACGGCGACGGTGTAACCAAGAAGACCGGCTGTGACGGCGAGATTGCCCGTTCGATTTCGCCGGATAATACCTATAAGGTCAAGCTCACCCTGTTGCAGACCAGCGACAGCAACTCGTACTTCTCCGGCATGGTCGATCTCGACCGCGACACCGGCAACGGCCTGTTCCCGATTCTGATTAAGGACCTGAAGGGCGGTCTGGTGTTCAGCACGGAAGCAGCATGGTGTGTGAAGAAAGCCCCGGTCACTCGTGGCAAGGAAACCAATAACCGCGAGTGGGAACTCGACACCGGCGACGCAACCATGAGTGAGTAAGGAGGACGCTGATGAATAATCTGAAGCAGCTCGAAACCCGCGAAGTAAACGTGGGTGAAAACATCTTCTACATCCGTCCGCTTCCGGCGTTCAAAGCAGCGAACATGACCGGCGAACTGGCAGCGCTCGTTCTGCCGCTCGTGTCTGGCCTTGCGCCGCTGCTGTCCGCCGTGGACACGGAAAAGGAGGGCAATGGCCTGCTTGACATCAAGGTGGAGGATGCAGCTCCCGCGATTGCGGGGGCTTTCTCTTCGCTCGATGGCGATAAGGTCGAGAAAATCCTGAAGCACCTGCTGATCGCGGGCAGCAACATCTCGGTGGAGCAGCCGGGCGAAAAGGTGCGTCTGCTCACGGAAGACCTTGCCAACGAGGTGTTCTGCACCGATGTGCAGGATATGTTCATTCTGGCGTTTGAGGTCATCCGCACCAACTACAACGGTTTTTTCAAGAAGCTCGGCGACCGATTTGGCAAAGTCGCCGAGTGGGCGGAGAGGACGATGGCTCAGGCCCGGAGCGCTACGGCGACCTCGACCTCAGCGGTTTCACAGAACTTGAGCTGAGAATGTATATCCTCATCAAGGCTCGGCTTGCGTCCATGTGGGAGCTGAAGAACTGCTATACGCTGGACGAAGCTCTGAAGCTCTATGCACTGTACCGCATGGAGCAGGACGTGGAAGCCGGCCGGGTAGAGGATATGGCTAAGGAGGTGAGCTGACCGGCATGACCATACGCGACATCGGCATCCTGTTTGGCTACAAGGTCGATGAGTCCTCCGAGCGAAAGGTAGAGGGCAGCATCAAGTCACTGAAGTCGATGGCCTCCAAAGTTCTCGGCGCGGTTGGCATTACGCTGTCCGTCGCGGGCATCAAGAGCTCCATTGATGGCTGCGTTGAGGTGGCATCCTCCATTGAAGAGATGCAGAACAAGTTCGATGTTGTCTTCGGCGATATGCGGAATGAAGTCAATAAATGGGCGCAGGAATACTCCGATGCCATTGGCCGCAACAAAAACGACATCAAGACCTACCTTGCCGATCAGCAGAACTTGCTGGTCGGTTTTGGCATGACCCGCAAAGCTGGCGCTGAAATGGCCGAGCAGATGACCTCGCTGGCCCTCGACCTTGCCTCGTTTGGTAACATGGACGAAACAGCGTCCGTAAACGCCATGACGAAGGCTGTCATGGGCGAGTCTGAAGCCGCTAAGACGCTGGGTGCGGTCCTGAACGACAGTACCAGAGCGCAGGCGATGGCTACGCTGGGGCTGAAGGGAACCTACGATAAGTTGGACCAGCTCACGAAGATGCAGGTCAACTATCAGGCCATCCTCCAGCAAAGCCCGGATGCCATTGGCGACTGCCAGCGCAGCCTCGACAGCTACGAAAGCACCAAAAAGCGGTACATCGCCAAGCTGAAGGAAATCAAAACGATAGTCGGCCAGTTCTTCCTGCCGACCTATCAGAAGATTCTGAGCATTGGCGCAAAGGGCCTGACGATGATTCGTGACTGGCTCCAGAAGCTCACCGACCTTACGGATAAGCTGGGCGGCTCACAGCGTGTGCTGTCTGTTCTGGCTGCGGCGTTCACGGCCATGCTCGTGGCGATGAACCTCAAGAAAATCGGAGCGGCCATAAACGGCTTTACGAAGCTGGCGCGGGCAATAGGGCTGGGCCACGGAAAGGCGCTGGCCTTTTTTGCGGTCTTCCTGTTGCTGGCCCTCGTGATTGAGGACTTCATCTCGTTCATGCGGGGCGACAAAAGCCTGCTCGGAACCATGCTCGAACGAGCTGGCGTAGACTGCGAAAAGCTGCGCCAGAACATCGTTGGAGTATGGACGAAGATCAAGCAGGCCATCGGCTACATCGGCGAAGGCGTCCGTAATGTGGTTGTTCCCATATTTGAGGGCATCCGAACTGCGGCGGTGGTGGCGTTTGAGGAGATACAGAAAGCCGTAGCCAAGGTAGCCCCCGGTATCGCTCAGTTCTTCAAGGAATTGTCGAGCGGAAAGGTTGATAAGAAAAAATGGACAGACATCGGTGAATCCATCGGCAGAATTGCCGTGGGCGTGGTGGCTGTCATAGCTGCTGTCAAGGGCATCTCGGCTATCTTTGGCGTGATTACAACCGTTATTTCTGTTGTGAAAGCGGTCATTTCCGTTATTAAGCTGGCCTTTGTTGTTGTAAAGAGCATCATCACCGTTATCAAGGTGGTCGGTGCGGTAATCTCTGTTCTTGCCAGCGCCTTCGGCCCGGTCATTCTGGCAATCGCCGCTGCAATCGCAATCGGCGTTTTGCTGTGGAAGAACTGGGACAAGATTCGTGAGGCAGCAGGCAATCTGCTGGAAGGCATCAAGGCTACGATTGGCAACGTCCGCGATGCCATTGTGACGGGCATCCAAGCGGCCATCGACTGGATAACATCTCTCCCGGCTGAAGCCCTGAAGTGGGGCTCCGACATCATCGACGGCATCGTATCAGGCATCCAGTCTGCGGTAGGTCGTGTAGGCGAGGCTGTAAAAGGCGTAGCCGATAAGATCAAGTCGTTCCTCGGCTTCTCGGAGCCGGAGGATGGCCCCCTGAGCGACTTCCACACCTATATGCCGGACATGATCGACCTGATGGCATCGGGCATCACTTCCGGCAAGAAGAAGGTGAAGGATGCACTGGAAGGCATGACCGGCGAAATGTCGGTCATCGCCAAGGCCAATGTGGTTTCCAAAGCTACCGGGCGGGGCGCAACCGGCAGAACGACCGGTGGACGCACTGTGACCCAGAACGTAAACATCAACAACCAGTTCAACGGCGACCGCGCCGGGCAGCAAAAGAGTTCTGAGGCTATGGATAAGGCCGCAGGCGATGCTACCGGCGAGATGGCCCGTGCGCTGGCATTTGCAAAGTAGGTGAGAGTACATGGCAAGAGCAAAACAGCCCGTCAGCGTCGATGACATCGAGTTTGATGCCCTGATCGACTCCGAAGAAGGCTATGAAGCGGATGTGCCTGAGTACCCGACCGAAAAGGGCTTCAGTGTAAGCGACACCATCGTGCTGAAAGCCGACACCCTGAACATGACGCTCTATGTGACCGATACGCCGGTGACATGGAGGGAGCGTACAGGCTCCGGCCCCGGAAAGACGGAGGGCGTTGTTCGTCGGCTGAAGGACTTGTATTTCGCCAAGAAGATTCTCGAAGTCACGACCACTGACTGTGTGTATTCCAACATGGTGATTACAAGCATGAACATCAAGAAGTCTGTGGAGGTCGGCTACGCCCGTGAGATTCCGATAGCCTTCAAGAAGATCGAGGTGACGGAAACCGCCACCGCAGAAATCCCGGCCAGCTACGGCAAGTCGGGCAAAACTGCAAAAGCCGCTGGAAAAGCGAGCACCACCGCCGCAAGTACAGCAGGAAGCGGCTCGTCCGGCGGCTCCTCTGCATCAAGTTCTTCGTCCAGCTCTAGCAGAGGTTCCGTTCTCTATAACGCTGCCAGCAGTTTCGGCTTGCTGGGATAAGGAGGGCGTTCGTGGACTACTTCGTCATCGAAGTCCCGGACATGAACGACAGCGTTGTCAAAGTTTCCCTCCAAAGCAGGCTGTATCAACTGCGATTCACATGGAATGACACCGGCGGCTACTGGATGCTCGGAGTGATGGATTCACTCGGAACGCCACTGCTGCTCGGTGTCAAGATGGTCCCGCAGTTTCCGCTCAACCTGCTGTTCGGCCGGGATGATATGCCCAGCGGCATCTTCGCTGTCCTGACCGAAAAGGAGAGCGTCGGTCGGCAGGATTTTGCCGATGGGACGGCTCGTTTTGTGTTTGTCCCGGCATGATGCTGGAACAAATCATCCGGTAAAATCAATTCTCATTTTGAACAAATATCTGAGGGCGGGTTTGACAATTCGTTCTCAGAAGGTTCCAGACAAATTTCCATATACTTTTACTGGTAAAGTCTGGGTTTAATCAGAGGCTTTTCAGAGGTTTTGGGATGAATGTCGCTCAAAATGGCTGATTTTATACGGAATCCGCTGGATTGTCCGCCGGACAGTCCTCGGACTGACCAAAACGGGAAACTTTCGCAAAACGCTCATATCATTGGTCACTTTCATTGCATTACCGGAACGGTAAGTTAGAATGAAGATGTGAACCGGGCAAACAAAAAAGAACCAGCGGTAAGCCGTCAGAAAGCACCGCTGGTTCCTATCTCATGCCCGGAACGATATGAAGAAGTCCCGTTGTCGTAATTATATCATACCAGCGGGCTTCTTTCAACATCAAAAGGAGTGAGCTGATATGAGTGGCAACGATCTTGAACGCGAAGTTATCCGCATGGGTGATGTCGGTGTCGCAATCGACATGGTGGACAATAACCTTGCGGAGGGCAAGCTGGAGCAGGCGGAACGCGCCGTCGTAATTCTCCGGGAAATTTTTGCAGCCCGTAATGATGGGCTGCGGAACTGCTTCTACGGAGGTGAGTGGAATGCGTGACAACTGCGTGATTTTCACCACGCCGGAACGGCAGGAATTGCGGGTCGTCTTCGACCCGGACGGAACCCCGTTCTTCTGCGGGCCGGACCTCGCGGCAATCGCGGGCTATGAACAGCCGAGAAAAGCCGTCACCGGCGGCAATCAGGGCGTGAACCGTATTGAATCTGTTTTGAGGAAAGTTCCTTGGGACAATGGTATGCGGCGTGGCCGCTGCGATTTTACCTGCTTTTCTGCGGAAAACGCCGTGAAGCTCCTGTGCCGCAGACCTGCGCCCTATGCAGCGATTCGCTGGCTGGAGGATGAAGTGATACCGAAAACGCAGGAAATGGGAGAGGAAGTCGCCAGAATGTATCCGGCATGGAATAAAAAGCCGGCACAGCAAGAACCGACGGAACTTCCCCAAAGTCTCAAGCCGGAACCCGAAGCCTTTAAGCGGGAACCGATGCAAGCAGGTGGAGGAGCGCTCATTGAGCGTCTGGACAATATCATTTTGGAATGCGTTTTGCTGAAGAAGGAACTCAGCAAGGCAAAGTAAGAGGAAACCTTCAGGGCTGCGGAAACGCGGCCTTTTTTGTTGCCATCGAAAGGGGAGAATGCCGTGAAGAATTTCGACAGACAGTACCGGCTGGCGGCGGGCAAGGCAGGCTCGACCGGGTTTGAAATTGGCAGCGGCAAGCGACCGCTGCACGTTTCGTTTTCGGTAGAAAAGGCCGACACCAATAGCCAGAATACAGCCAAAGTGACTATCTGGAATCTGAGCGACGAACACCTTGCAGAGCTGAGTAAAAACGACTGCGTGGTCGTACTCCATGCGGGGTACGGCGACACCCGTCCGCTCATCTTCACCGGCGTGGTCACATTTGCCACGACAAAGGCTGACGGAGCAGACAGGTCAACGGAGATCGAGCTGGTGGATAACCGCATCGAAGTCCGCGACACCTACGTTTCCGTCAGTTATTCCGGGGCTGTGAACTGCAAAACCCTGATTCAGGACACCGCAGATCAGATGGGCGTGACGGTATCTTTCTCCTACAACGCAGAGTTCAAGGACATCCCCAATGGATACAGCTACGTTGGCCCAGCCAGAAATGTGCTGACGAAAGCCTGTGAAACCAGCGGGCTGGTCTGGAGCATCAACAACGGCGTCTTGCAGGTCAAAAAGCCGGGAGATACGATGAGCCGCGAGGTGTATGAGCTTTCGGCAGAAACGGGCCTGCTGGGCCTCCCAGAGCGTGTCCAAATCTCCAATGAGGACAAGGGATACAGCTACGGCTGGGACGTGGAGTACCTGATGAACGCCGCAATCGGGCTGGACGATTATGTGTACCTGAACAGCAAAGTAGTCAAGGGTTATTTTCGGGTCTACTCGGTGCGGATTGAGGGCGACAACATGGAAGGTTCGTGGAGCTGCACAGCCCGCCTGCTGGAGGTGAAGCAAGAATGATGCAGGAGTTTGTTGACCAAATCAATAAAAGCGCCCGCAGCGCGACGGAGGATATGCACACGGCCCTGCCGGGCGAGATAAAAAGCTACGACCCGGACAAGGGTGTCGCCACAGTGTTACCGAAGGCAAAGTTCACAAAGCCTGATGGCAGTACGATGGACTTCCCAGAAATCTCAGGAGTCCCGGTCATGTTCCCGCAGAGCAAAAACGTCACCATTGCATGGCCCATCAAGAAAGGCGATGGATGCCTGCTGGTTTTCAGTGAGCAGGCGCTCGATTACTGGATGTACGGCAAGGAAACTGACACCAAACTGAAGTTCGACTTGACCAATGCCATTGCCATTCCGAATCTCACATCTGGCGGCAACAGCACCATGAAGCTCGCCTGCGATGAGGACGCTGTGGCGATTGCAGCGGGCGACACCACCGTCAAGATTACGCCCAGCACTGTGCAGGCCGAAGTTGGCGGAACCGTTCTGACGGTATCGCCTGATGGCGTTACCATTGAAGGCAAACTCACGGTCAAGGGCGGCATTGTTGCCCGGGATGATGTTAAAGCGTCCAACGGCAGCATCAGCCTTGCAAACCACACCCACAAGGGAGACAGCGGCGGCATGACGGGCAAGCCGCAGTAAAGGAGGTAAAAGCGTGATAGACCTGAAGCTCGATGCCACCGGGGACTTAGAACTCTCGGCGGCAGGCGACATTTCAGCTACGGACAGCATCGTACAGGCTGTCCGTATTCGTTTGCTCTGGTTCTTTGGAGAGTGGCGGCTGATGCCTTCGCTCGGCTTTCCGTACTTTGAGAACCTGCTGGTCAAAAATCCGAATGAGTCCAAACTCCGGCATCTTATCCGGGAAACCGTGATGTCTGTCGATGGAGTGACGGATGTATCGGAAATCCTGTTCAACATCGACAAGAAAAGCCGTAGGGCATCCGTGGAGATTACGTTCAACACGGATGAGGACAGCTTTAGAGAGGAGGTCAAAATCCCGTGGCAAAATATGGCCTGACCCCGCAGGGGCCAAATCCGAAACGCCTTGATGTCATCCTTGAGGATATGCACAGCAAGATGACAGACCGCCTCGGCGTAAATACCCGGCAGAACCCGCAGTCTTTGCTGAATCACATTCTGACCAACGTCGCAGATGAGATTGCAGAACTGTGGGAATTTGGCGTAGACGTGTACCACTCGCAGTACACGTCCAGCGCAACCGGCGTAAGTCTGGACTATGCAGCACAGTTTGGCGGCTCCACCCGTGAAATGGCGGCGAAATCCTATTACAGCATCCTCTGCACGGGTTTGGACGGAACAACCATTCCGGCAGGAACGGTGATTGCATCCGACACAAACCCGGCAACCAGTCTGACAGCTACCGCAGATGCAACCATCACGAGGTCAGCTTTCAACAAGGCCACCGTCATCCTTGCATCACCGGCGGCTACAACAGCCCTTGGGGTGGCTCTTAACGGAAACCTATACACCATCACCCCTGACCCCAAACAAAGCACCAGCGAAGCCCTAGAGGCTCTGGGAACAGCCATCACGGATAAGGACTTCCATGTGACGGTCATCAACGACACCATCGTGATCGAGGCAGTCGATGAAACCAGCTCCAATACGCTGGTCCTGTCAGAAAACCTGACCACTGCTTCTGTGGGCAGCATCGTCACATTTGAGACTGCCGAGCCGGGCGACATCTTCATTCCAAACGGCGTAATCACGAAGATCACGAAAGCTGTTCCGGGCATGGAGTCCGTGGTCAACGTGGGAAGCTATGTTGCCGGTCAGCTCGCAGAGAGTGATGTGGAGTTCAGAAAGTCCTACACGAACAAAATCTACAACCGCTCGTCTGCCATGCTGGAAAGCATCAAGAGCGCCATCCTGAAGAATGTGCAGGGTGTGGTGAGCGTAGCTCCCTATGAAAACTGCACAAATGAAGTCGATTCTGCCGGCCGGTGGCCGCACAGCATCGAGGTCGTAGTCGAGGGCGGTGACGCAACGGAAATCGCCCAGCAAATCCTGAACACAAAGGCTGGCGGCATCAACACTTTCGGCAGTGTAGAAACTACCCTGCACGGCGTTTATGGGGAGGACATCGTGGTGCGCTTCAACCGCCCGACGTACGTCAAGGTCTGGTTCAAGGTTGGTGTCACTCTGAGCCCGAACACAAATCCGCCTACCAACTATGTCGAGCTTGTCAAAGAGCAGATTCTGGAGAAAATGAGCGCACTGGGGGCGGGCGAGAACGTCATCCCGCAGAAGTTCAACCTTCAGGTGTCTGGCATTGACTACATCGACGTATGGTTGTTTGCAACACCGAATGACGGCGATATGCCCACTGGCTACACCCAGCGCAGCGTGTCCATCTCGGCACGGGAGCGGGCCGTTACGGACGAAAACAGGATTGAGGTGGTCATGGATGGCTGATTACGTCCAGAAGCTCCGGGATGATCTTGTGGAGCAGTTCAAGGGCAAGCCGGTCATTGACGCGCTCATGGAGGCCGTTGGTGATGAGCTGAACGAGGTTCGACAGTTCTACGAAGACCTGCGCGACAAGCGGAATATCCAGACCGCAGTTGGGAAGCAGCTTGATGGAATCGGCGACAATGCGGTTCTGACCCGCCTTGAAGCCGGTGCTTTGGCCTGCGCCAAAGAATCTGTGTATGTACTGGATGATGATGCCTACCGGACGTACCTGATATACAAAATCTGGAAGAACACCAACAACTGCACCTACTATGACATCATCCGGGCGTTCAAAATGTTCTGGGACAAGCCCCTGCATTACCGCGAGGACCCGGCCATCCCGGCCACCATGATTTTTGAAACCGATGCCATGACACCGGAAGCTGACGTTTCAAAACTGCTGAACGCTCCGTTCATCAAGGCGGCGGGTGTGGCAATTCTGGTGGTGGCGAACACCGAGGCTCCTGAAATGGTCGCAGATGTGCCGGTCGAGGGCATTCTGGGCCGGGGCTATACGACAACGACCCTGCCGGAGATTGAAACCGGCGAAGCATTCATCGACACTGTGCTGCCGGTCCCGGCTGCACAGAACATCACGCAGACAAAACTGCCTGAACTTGAGGAGGATGAGTTATGAGCTACTATGGCTTTGTTGTTACTGACAGCGGCCGAGAGCTGATTGCCAAGCTGGTTGCCGGGCAGCAGCTCCCGATTTCCAAGATTATGGTGGGCAGCGGCACTATCCCGGATGATGTGAAGCCGGCCACAATGACCGCGCTGGTCGAGCCGGTGGCCGCTGGCACATCGACCGCCCCGGTCTATGATGGGGCCAGCGTCCGCATGATCGTGGAGTACCGCTCCGACCTGAACGGCGGTCTTGACCACGGATTTTGGCTCCGGGAGTTCGGCGTGTTCGCCTTTGACCCGGACAAGGGCGAAGTCCTCATCTACTATGGCACGCTGGGTGACTACCCGCAGTACGTCAGCGCTGCATCCAATACCGGCGTGGATGTCCGCCGCTTCCCGGTGTGCATCGTCATCGGCGAGGGGCTGGGCGTCACCGTTGACTACAAATGCGAGGCGTGGATGACGGCGGAAGATGTGGAACAGTATTGCTCGGTCACGATGCTCCCGGCATTCCTGAAGGAAGCGCAGAAGCTCGTAGATGCCCACAACGACGATGAGGAGGCCCACCACTCCATCCAGAACAGCATCTCCGACGTGTCCGCCCGGCTGGCTCTGCTGGAGCTGATGTTCAATACCTCCGTCACCGGCAATCCGTTCACGGTCACATTTGAGACGCTGGACGGCACGGTGGTAGAGGGCGTCTGGAACACCACGGCAAAGAGGATCGAGTTCTGATGGAGCACATTGAATTTTCATGTCCGCCCGGTGAGCTGTCCTGCATCATCGGGAATTTGTTCGTCAGCCTTGAACCTCCCTGCAAATATGTGCGAAGTACGCACCTGATGCTCTGCGGCATCACTCACAGCGGAAACAGCGGTCGCCTGACTGTTTTGGGCGACCGCTGCTCTTTCTATGGGCTTTCCAGCGATTTGGAGGCGGCGAGGAATGGTCCCTGCCTCGAAAGAAGGTGTGACCGTGGCTGACAAAGAATATCTCCTCGGAAACAAGGCACGGGAGCTGCTGAAATACACGAACCAAGCGACGAAAACGGTGGCCGAGGATATTTCACGCAAAGACGTTCGGCAGATTTTCCAGAAGATAGCCGCGCTTGACGACATCCGGGACGTCCAGAAGGTCTGCTCTGAGTCCATCGCATATCTCGACCGAACGCACCGGGAGGGCTTCACAAAGGCGCTCTACCGCTGCTACGGCGAAGATATGCGTCTGATTGCCAAGAGCATCGTTCGGGACATTCACGCGGCCAACGGAAAGATGTTCCAGACTGAGTACGAGGAACGCCTGCGGCTGCTTGGCGTAGTCCTCGACGAATGCTCTTGGCTGAATGAGAATATCCAGCTCGTTCTGAACGACGGAGTTATTTCCATAAGCAAAAGTGCCGTCTGGACCCGGAAGGTTCAGGACGTAAAGAATATGGTTCTGTCGTGGAAGCAGAAGGACACCGCCCGCGCTGAAAAGCTCCGGGAGCAGGCCCGTCAGGCAGAACTCAAGCAGCAGGCGGCGATGGTAAAGGCTATCGTCCGCGAACTCCTGAAAGAACAGGAAAAATCAAGGTATCCTGCGGGTTCCCCGCTTGATATAGGGTGCGACTCGAATCGGCCACCGTCTGGTGGCTCCGCTCTCCGAACTGCAACAACTTCAACAACGCCCTGTACGTCAACTCCAATGGCGACTGGAACAACAACAACTGCTCCAACTCGTACGGCATCCGCCCCGCTCTGATGGAAAAGCGAGATGAGTAACCCGGCAACGGGCGAAAACAGTGCACCCATCATCAAAGGGAGTCGCATCCTGTCGGAAGCCTTTATGGCGGACGATAAACACATCATACCGAGGCGGGCCGTCCTCTGCGGGCGCAGCCTGCTGCCGCGAGGAAGCGGACCGGTATTAGACGAACACCCGGCTGGGAGCTTCCTCTACCACCTCAGCCGGGGGAAGAAAATAAGTGTGAAGACACATGACATATCAGGAAATGTGCGAGTTCCAGACCCTCTATGAGGCATATCTGGAAGCACGAAAGGGTAAGAGGAGCAAGCCGGGAACGGCTCAATATGAGGCCAACGCTCTGATCTGCACCGATAAGCTATCATACGTTCTGAACCAAAAGACCTACAAGCCCAGCGGCTTCGAGGTCTTTTATGTTTATGAGCCGAAGAAACGGCTTGTGCAGGCTCCCGCTTTTGTGGACAAGGTAGTCCTCCATGCACTAACGGACAATGTTTTGTACGACACGATCTGCACCAGCTTCATCCGCGACAACCACGCTTCGCAGCGCGGAAAGGGGACACTGGATGCCATCGTGCGCCTGAAGGGCCACATGGTCGATTACTACCGCAAGAACGGCAACGCAGACGGATGGGTGCTGAAGTGCGATGTTCACCATTTCTTCGCCTCCATCGACCATGACATCCTGAAAGCAAAACTGCGGGCCTTGATGCAGAAGCGCGGCGTAGATATGGCGTTCTATGACCTTATGTGCATCTACATTGACAAGACCGACGGCCTGCCCCTTGGGTATCAGACCAGCCAACTGCTTGCCCTGATGTTCCTTGACGAGTTCGACCATTACATCAAGGAAGACCGGGGATGCCACTATTACGGACGATACATGGACGATTTCTACGTCATCGCCCGGACAAAGCGGGAACTTCAGCTTCTTTTGAAGGACATTGAGCGTTGGATGAGCGACCTCCACCTCGAACTCAATTCTAAGACAGCAATTTTCCCCTTGAAAAACGGGCTGGATTTTCTGGGCTTCCATAGCTACCTGACGGAAAGCGGAGCCTGCGTCCAGAAGCTCCGCCGCTCGGAGATTCAGCGCATCCAGACCCGCGTCAAATACTGGGAAAAAGCCTACCCGGCAGGGGAAGTGACCAGAGAAGCTGTTATCACCAGCTTCGTAGCGTGGGATGCCTTTGCATCCTACGGTGACACCTACGCATTACGGCTGAAATACGCCAAGAAGGTCTCGGTAATCATCGGCGTGGACGTAAAGCCTCGGAGGAAAATCAACTCCACGAGGAGCGTCCGTGCCTTGCGCCGGGTAAAGCAGGAACAGAACATTCGCCGGAAAAGAGGTGACATTACGCCCCGCAAAGATCTGTTCCAGCCCGAACCGCGTCCCGACAGCATTCCGCCGTGGATGTAATACACAACAGGAGGTTCTTTTTTATGGCTTATGTGACCTTGAGTTCCAAAGCAATCGGCAGCACCATCAAGCTGAAAGTAAATGGTTCTGCCAGAAACTTCATCGTTGTCCATCAGGGCAAGCCGTCCAGCGTCTATGACGATAGCTGCAACGGCACATGGCTTCTGATGCAGGACATCTATGAAAACCGTGCATGGCACAGCTCGAACGCCAACGATTATGCCAACAGCACCATCCATTCCTACCTGAACAGCACGTTCCTGAACCTGTTCGAGTCGAACATCAAGAACGCCATCAAGCAGGTAAAGCTCCCGTACCGCAAAGGCAGCAGCACGTCTACGACCGTCACCAGCGGCTCGAACGGCCTGTCTGCAAAAATTTTCCTGCTCAGTGCGACCGAAACGAGCTTCGACTTCAGCTATATGCCGAGCGGCGAAGGCGCGGAGCTGGCCTATTTCAAGGGCTGCGCGGACAATAGCTCGGATTCTAAGCGTGTTGCCTATCTCAACGGCTCGGCCACCGTCTGGTGGCTCCGCTCTCCGTACTGCAACTACTTCAACTTCGCCCTGTACGTCAACTCCAATGGCGACTGGTACCGCAACTTCTGCTCCGACTCGTACGGCATCCGCCCCGCTTTGATTTTGCCCTCTACTCTCTTGGTGTCTGACGATGGCACGGTCTCGACTAATACCGCGCCCTCGACTCCGGGGAGCATTTCCGTCCCTTCGTCCATCATGGGCGGCACGAACATTTCGATCTCGTGGGCAAAAAGCTCTGATGCTGAGAGCAATCTCGCCGGCTACAAGGTAGAGCGTTCGACCAACGGCGGCAGCTCGTGGAGTCAGATTTATCAGGGTACGGCCACCAGCACCACGAACAACGTCGCCTTCGGCACCACGTCCGTGATGTGCCGCGTCAAGGCATACGACACCGAGGGTCTGGAGTCTGGCTGGCGCACCAGTTCGCAGGTAACGGTGGTCAACAACAACGCCCCGTCTGCGCCGCCGTCCATCGCGGTGCCGAATGATGTCAAGGGTGGCAGCACACTGGTGATCTCGTGGACTGCGGCCAGTGACAGCGATGGCAACCTGAGCGGCTACATTCTGGAGCGCAGCACCGATGGTGGCTCCTCCTACACGCAGGTGTACAAGGGCAATGCGCTGACCTACACCGACACCATCACCAAGGGCTGGTCCACCGTGATGTACCGTGTCAAGGCGTATGACAGCTATAACGCTCAGTCCGGCTACACCACGTCCACCAAGCGCATGGTCGATAACAACACCGCGCCGACCATCACGACCTCCAGCGCAGCCAACCTCGGCACCAAGTCCAGCGGCTTCACCATCTCGTACTCCGTGGATGATAAGGACGCAGGGGACACCCTGACCGTCACCGAAAAGCTGGACGGCACGACCAAGCGAACCTACACCGCGACCCGCAAGACCACCAACAGCTTCGCCGTCACCGGTGAATATTTCCAGAAAATTACGAACGGCAGTCATACCATGACCGTTACCGTGACCGATGGCAAGGCCACCGTCACCAAGACGTTCACCTTTACGAAGGCCGTCACCGCCGCCAGCATCACGCTGGCGAAGCCGATGGAGGCGGATGCCCAGATCACGCTCTGCGCCATCACCGTCGGCGGTCTGATTCCCGCCGACGCTGTGTTCAAGGTGGAGGTCACGAACAACGGCAAGGACAGTTCGCCGGTATGGGAGGACGCCACCACCGAGGCCCGGAATGGCCGGAACCATTTGTTCACGAACCAGACTGCGGCCAACGGCTTTGCATTCAATTTCCGCGTCACCGCAGAGCGCGGCGCAAGCGGCGAGAGCGGTTATATCGCTTCGATTCAGGGAGGTTTCCAGTAATGGGTTTGAACAGAGTAAGAGTCGATTCTGTAGCCAAGTTGCAGAAGAAGAAAACGATGGCGGAATTGCAGGAGGAGAATGAAGCCCTGAAAACCAAGGTTTCTTCTCTGGAAACCAACCTCGATAATACCCAGATGGCGCTGTGCGACGTGTACGAACAGCTCATCGCGGTCACATCTGCCGCAGATAAGGAGGCATAATCATGGCAGAAGTCTATGCAAACCTCATCCGCCGGGGGCGGAAAACCATCGAGCAGGTGCCTGAGCACCTGCGGGAAGAAGTCAAGGCCATTCTCGCGGCGGACGGCAACGCATGAGCCGCCTGCGGGAATTTGCCTTAAAAATATTACTGAGAAAGGAGAAAGGCATCATGGCAGTCATCTATGCAACCCTCATTGTGAAGGGCAAGAAGACCCTCGATCAGGTTCCGGCGCTGATTCGGAAGCAGGTTGAGGAAATCCTGAAGGACCTCGAAGTCGAGGTCGAGTGATCGCGCGGGGGAGTCGGGAAAACCGGCTCCCCTCATTTTTTATATGACGAAGGAGAGGAGGTTCAGATGGACCAGCCTATTACGCGAGCCGAGCATGAGGAGTTCAAGCGTCGGCTCGAAGAGGAAAATGCCCGTCAGGACAGACGAATCGCCTTGCTGGAGGAAAGCGTAAGCAAAATGGGCGCACTGTCCACTTCGGTCGAGAAGCTGGCCCTGAGTATGGAGAGCATGGTCAGGGAGCAGGAAAAGCAGGGAAAACGGCTGGAAACTCTGGAGAGCCGCGATGGAGAGCTGTGGCGTAAGGCCGTCGGCTATGTAGTAACGGCCATCATCGGCGCTTTTCTCGGCTATGTGTTCACCCAAATCGGTTTTTAGGAGGTGTGCAAGTTGAGCATTATTACGTTCCAGCGCGGCGACAGAACCGCGCTGACGAAGAATTTCAACCGCTCCGAGTTTCAGTGTTCCTGCGGCTGCGGACAGCAGTCGGTTGATACGGAGCTGGCCGAAAAGCTCCAGCTCATCCGGGACAAGGTAGACCGTCCGCTGAAGATCACGTCCGGCTACCGCTGCATCACGCACAATGCGGCTGTGGGCGGAAGCCAGAACTCCAAGCACCGCTATGGCATGGCGGCGGACTGGAGGACGGAGAACCGCAGCATCAACCCGGTGGCACTGGGCATCCTTGCTCAGGCCGTGGGGTTCGGCGGCATCGGCATCTACTGGCACAGCCGTGGGGCTTTTGTTCACGCCGACACCCGTGGCACGAAAGCGACGTGGCTCTGCACCACGCCGGGGAAGTACCCCAGCACGACCTACAACAAGTTCGTGCTTCCCACCATCCGACGGGGCTGCACCGAGCCTGCAAACCGCAGTGCCACCATTATGCTTCAGAAGCTCCTGAAGCTGAAGGCTGATGGCCTGTTCGGCGAGGCCACCGAGAATGCCCTGATGAGGGCGCAGGAGGCGCACGGCCTGACCGTGGACGGAATCTGCGGCCCTGCATCGTGGAAGGCGCTGTCTGGCGCTGACAAGTACCTGTGAGAGGAGATAGGCTCTATGACGAATAGCAAAGCGTCCATCGCTACACTGGCCCGCACGGCCGCTCTGGCGTTCGCTCTGGCGAATCAGGTTTCGAGCGCAGCCGGGAAGCCCCTGCTGCCCATCGAAAGTTCGGAGGTGGAACAGTTCGTGACCACCGGCCTGACCATTGCCACCAGCGTCGCTGCGTGGTGGAAGAACAACAGCTTTACCGCTGCCGCCATCGAAGGTGATAAGCGGATGAACAGCCTGAAGAATCAGGTTCACTGAATGAAAGGAGTAACCGAATATGAATGAGTTTACGAGAAGCCTGCTGTACGTTGCCCTGCTGGTCTGCGTTCCCATCGTGACCGCCTGCATCCAGAAAGGCATTGCCGTGTTCATCGAGTTCATCGTGGCAAAGACCAACGACATCAAGGTGCAGCGCCTCGTCCGCGAAATCGGCAGTGCGGTGTCCGATGCCGTGGCCGCGATGAACCAGACCTACGTCAACGACCTCAAAGCCGCCGGGACGTTCAATGAGGCGGAACAGAAGAAAGCCCTGATGCGGGCCGTGTCCGCCGCTCTGAAGAGCATGAGCCGTGACGCGCAGGACTACATCAAGAGCAACTTCGGCGATACGACCCAGTACCTCGAAAATCGTATTGAGGCCCAGATCGACGCCAACCACGTCGCCGCCAAGCAGGCCGCTGCCCAGAATACGCTGAATCTGGGCTGAGTCAGCGCAAAGTCAGCGTAAAATGATAATCCCCCTGTACCATGACCCGTAAAAAGGCTGGTGCAGGGGGATTTTTTGTTTGCACGGAAATTCCGATGGAACAACGTCGCCAGAAAAATCAATTCTCAAAATAGCCAAATTTTGTTATGCACTTTTGACAAATCCTTCCCAGAGGGTTCCAGACGTTTCCCAATACACTTTTACCCGTAACCAAAATGCAAATTCAGAGGTTTTCCAGAGGCTATCAGTGGCTTTGCATCAAATAGCCAGTGGATATAAAAAATATTTTGAAAAAATCAAAAAACAGATTGACTTACCAGTTGGGTAAGTTATAATGATACTAAGATAAATTACCAAAAAGGTAAGTTATCTACAATTACCAGCATCCGGCTGGTAAGTTGGAAGCACGAGCAGGAGGTGTAACAAAATGAAAGGTGAGTGCAGCATGACCGCTTTGGAAGCCAGCCGCTTGATCGACTGGCTGAAAGCTCACGGTCACACGGACGAGGAAGCGACGCAGTGCATTAAGTGCATTGCTGGAGTCCTCGACCCCGCAACCGGCGAGTCTAAGAAACAGTAAAGGCTAGGTTCCCCACACAGTTTGCGACCCTGTGGGAACCTAGCCAGACGGAACGGGATGGGACCTGCCCCATCTCGTTTCCATCTTATCAGGAGGGCAGGAGAAAGTCAAGAGGTTTAGAACTATGTATGATCTGCGTGAACACAAGGAACTGATTAGCCAGTTGGTTTCCGAGGCCAACCAGAACGACGAAAACTGGCGCTGGTCAGTCAAGTCTGTTGGCAAGACCAAAGCCCGCATCTTCTGGAGCTACCTCGAATACTGCGGCCAGCCTGAGCCGTATTTCGTGATCGAGCTGGAGGACACCGGCGACGGTTACTGGATTCACGCACTGGACGAGAGGGACAGCTACATTGAGAGCGAGATCGTGGTTGACAACGATCTGCCGTTCCTGAACTGCCCGCTCGACAAGGCTATCGAGAAGATGGTGCGCTGCATCATCAACACCGCTCATGCCTGCTACTGAGGGCATTGCCCGCCGGTACGCAGCGGCCATCGGCTTTGCGGTAGTTGGCGAGCTGACCCGCAAGCCAGAGTGGGACGGCATAGCCAGCGGCCCGGAAATTGGGCTGTCTGGCTATTGCCGGGTCTTGGTGGATGAGGGCGGCAACGCCTACTACGTTCACGGTAAGGAATGCGCCATCATCGACCCGGAAGGCATGGTCTACTGAACGCCGGTAAACTCCCAGATGTACTCCGTAAATTTTTTCGATAAATCTTCATTTTTCGTTTGACACCAGTGGTGGGTAAGTTAGAATGAAGATACAGAAAAACATACCAAAACGGTAAGATTATGGAGGAACAGAATATGAAGAACGAGTACATCGTAGCGATTGACTACAGAGCGAATTACAAGCCGCTGACCATTGATTACAAGATGCTGAAGGCGGAGAATCTGCTGGATGCCATGAACGAGGCCGAGCAGTACATGGACAAAGAAACGGTCTACCTTCTCAAGATCATGAAGCGCAGCGGGGCAGCTCACAAAGTCAAGGGCGTGGATGCACGAGAAGCCACCTACACCGACGTTCTCACCAACCGGGGCAATGGCTGGCACAGCACCGATGTAGCTCACTGCGAGCAGCCTTGGATGAGCCAGATGTGGATGTACAGCAACGGTTTTGTTGACCTCTACTACTGCGAGGAAGTCCGACCCGCCTGATGATGGCCGCTGGCACCGGCCGAAACGCCCTGCTGGGCGTCGCGGGAGCCACCCGCAGATACATGATATTTTGGAGGTTTTAGCTATGGAAAACAAGAACATGACCGCTGCTCGTGAGTGGGAGAACGACCCGAACTGCTTCCTGCGGATGCTGAACAGCCCCGCACAGCAGCGGAGCCGCGCAGCACGCCGCCAGAAGGATGCCTACCGGGAGCGTTTCAACAACGTGCTGAACGCCGTTGCCATCGGCGCAGCAGCCTTTGCCGTCACCCTGCTCGTTATCTGCTTCGTTCTCTGATGGAGGTATCAGCTATGGATAACCAGAACATGACCTATCCCGAACTGCGGGACCTGTTCGTTGAGCGCAACAAGACCCAGCTTGCAAAGCCGGTGAGCGCCTGCATCGTATTTGCTGAGAGCAACTGGCCTGACCGGCATTACCCGCTGCGTAGCCGCACCTATGAGGTCAGCAGCGACAACAAGGCTTTCCGGTCGAGCTGCTGCTCCACCAGCCTGTTCGGTTCCTGCTTGGATGGCACCGACCAGATGGTTCGCCTCGACTGGTACATGAAGGACTTTGGCAACAAGGGCGGCTGGGTCGTTGACCACTGCTACCTGAAGGAGAACAGCGATGAATCCGATGTATGATTGCTCCGGCCGGCTTGACCGGTTCGGCGGAGTAACGGAGCCGCCTGATGATTACTATTTCTCGTACAGAGAGTCTGATGATTCCTGCAACGAACAAGTGGAGGAGGACTGTGACAATGAATAACTCGCGGCGCAAGCGTATCAGCAAGATTGCAGATGCCCTGAATGAGCTGAAGGGCCAGATTGATGAGCTTTACGAGGAGGAGCAGGAAGCCTTCGAGAACATCCCTGAGAGCTTGCAGGGGACTGAGCGGTATGAGGTTGCAGAAAATGCGGTCGATATGCTCGAATCTGCATCCTCCGGCCTCGAAGATGTCATCTCGTTCCTCGGAGACGCGGAGGGCTGATTTATGGGACGTGGCAATGTTTGTGTGACCGGCTCGTATGAGGGTCTGTTCTACATCGACAACGATGACCTGCGGGTGTACCGCAAGGATGGCCCGGGAACAGACGATTGCGAAGATCGCCTCCAGCGTGATCTCGACTATGCCGACATCACGGGACCGGACTGGTATCTCGATGAAGTCGGGAGCAGCTACGAGGAAGAAGACGTTCTCGAATGCTTCTGCGCCGAACTGCGGAAGCTCTGTCCAAGCTTCCAGCCTGCGGCCAACTCGAACGTCTGGCTCGGCAATGAGCGCCGGGTCATCCTCGAAAACGAGCTGTTTTACATCTGCGTGGAGGACAACGAATGGTCGCTGGCTGTCGAGCTTGTCCAGAAAGACGGCTACTCCGACTGCGAGAGCGCATGGATGGCCGGTCTTCAGAAGCGGCGCTACCGGGGATACCTTGATAGCATGAAAAAGGCCCTGCTGGCCCGCCTGCCCAGCATTGGCATTCGCACCGGGGCATGGACGAGCGGGACTATCACGAGAGAGGAGGCTGGTGTATGCTGAGTGACATGATTGATGATCTCGTCCGGGCCGACTGCCCGCAGGAAAAGGAAGCAGCCTACCGACAGCTCGAAAAGCTCGGCGTTGACCGCATTACCGCTGATGTCATCGCCGATGAGCGCCGAAAGGAGGCACACCTGTGAGCCGCTACATTCCCCCTGAGGAGATGAATGAAGCTCAGATCAGGGAGCAGTTGGACGCTGAGTATAAGCACTGGGATGACCTGAAGAAGAACGGCTGTTCTGACCCTGCATGGCCGGATGGCGTGAATCTGAACCTTGTTCGGAACCACATCATCTACTGGTATCGGCTCCTGCGGGAACGTACCAGCCAGACCGTGCAGCTCTCGATGTTCGACGCTGGTATGGATTTGAGGAACGAGCGGCCGTTGCCGCCGGAAGTCCCGGACAGGTACATGGTTCCGACCGGGAAGTACCCAGACCGTCTGAACGGCAAGTGGGATGGCCTGATTTTTGACCCGAAAATTTGACGAATGGAGGACAATATGACGAACGAAAAATGTTTTGAGGTTCATGCCGAGCTGGTCGTTCGGCCGACCGGTCAGGATGTCGATGACATTATGGTCTCTGCACTGGAAGGTGGCATCTGCTACTGGTGCGACCGTGTGACGGTCGAGGGCCAGTATCTTGGCAAGTATGCCAGCGAGCAGATTTCTCGCGGTGGAACGCTGAAGGTTCATGTGACGGAACCGTTTGACGAGCAGGACACCGAGTGGTACGAGCTGGACATCGAAAAGTTCATACAGGGATTCCGGCTCTGGCTGGAGAACGGCGGGGACTGCTACGGAGCTGTGAGCGGCGACGGCAAGGTGGACTGCGGCGAGATTGACGCGGGATGTGCCGACGCGATAATCCAGTACGCCCTGTTCGGCGATTTGGTATTCGGCTGAGGGGAGGCAAAATGATGATGGCATGGTTGATCGTGGTAGATCAGTGGCTCGAAACGGCCACGGACATCCTCTGCGCTGCTTTTTGGGCAATCGTCGGGGCGATGGCTGTTGTGGGCTTGGCGAGGCTCTTTCTGGGGAGGCGTTGGTAATGAGAACATTGAGAGAGCGCGATGCGCTGCTTGAAGAATTGTGGAAGCAGTTCGGGGATGTCCCTATGGACCCCTCCACCGAAACGATGGAGGCCCCGTTTCTGGATTTCCCGGCAGGAACCAGCCGCGTTGACATCTGGCGCTGGTTTGATGAACGGCATAGCAAGGGCATTGCCTACTTGCTTTACAACGAGGATGCCTCTAACGCGGCAAGCATCACGAGCCTGCTACACTGCCAGAAGCTCTGCACTGAATGCTGTTCTGAAACCTGCGTGTTCAACTCGCAGGGCATCTGCATGGCCCCGTTCCTGACTGGGAAGAAGCCGGGCATCCATGATGATGGCTGCACCGATTACTGCCCGAAGCCGCTGGATGGCCTTGAGCTGGTTTGCTCCTACTCCGAGCATGAGCTTCGGAGCTATGAGGAGGACGTGCGGGAACATATCTCACAGTTCACCGATGAGGAGCTTATGGAAGTCTATGAGCTTGACCGCACGACGCTCAATTCGCTCGCCCCACGTGCGGCGGTCTTGATGCGGAAGTACATTGATAATGACGATAGCTGGACGTACCACCGCGATTATGCAATCTCGGAGGCCGTCAGCGAGTATAAGGAGGACAAAGACAATGGCTGAGAAAATGATGCCCTATGCGCTGCGAATGACGCTGGCAGTGCTTGCAAATAAGCCCGATGATGCCCGCAGCATTTCTGCCGAGTGCGTCACCACGATGACCAAAGAGCTGATGGGCATTGTAAGCTGGTATGACCTGATGGACTTCCCGTTCATGGTTGCTGCCCTGCGGCTCACCGCAACCTCGCTGGAATCCCTGCTGGACGAGCATGGCAAGGGGATTGCCGATAACATCGTCGCCAACACCACCTGCATCACCATTGATGCTTCCGAGCTGAAGCGTCAGGCAAAAGAGGAGGAGTAAGGATATGGAAATCAAGCGTGGCGACATTTGGTATGTGAGCAAGGACAACTACACCGGCTGTGAGCAGGCGGCAGGTCGCCTGGCAATCATCGTCTCTAACGAGAAGAACAACGCCTGTGCAGAGGTGGTAGAGGTCGTATACCTGACCACCCAACCGAAGAAAGACCTGCCGACGCACGTTCTCATCCGCAGTTCGGAACGTGAAAGCACTGCCCTCTGTGAGCAGATTACGACCGTATCGGTTGATCGCCTGCTGGGCTACAAGGGCCACCTGACCCCGGCAGAGATGACCAACGTGGAGGTTGCAATGCTGATCTCGCTGGAGCTGGAAGTTGGAAAGCCCGTAGAGAAAATCGTGGAGGTCACGAAAGAAGTTCCGGTCATCCGGGATGTCAAGGTGTCTACGCCGGCGTCAAATCCGAACATGGCTGCGGAGCTGGCCGCAGCGAAAGCCAAGTGCGAAATGCTCCAGATCATGTACGAGAGCCTGCTGAATCGGGTTCTGGCTGGAAAGGCAGGCTGATGGTATGCGAGCATCTGATATGGTACGCGCAGCCCTTGCTGGAGCAGGGAAGACCCAGAAAGAGTTGGCCGAACACATGGGCTGGACCCCGCAGAACCTCAGCGGGCGGCTGAAGAACAACTCGCTCACCTTCGATGAGCTGTCAAAGGCTCTGCATTTTGCTGGTTATGAGGTCTCCATGAGTGATGCCAACGGTGCGGGCCTCCCGGAGCTTGGCAACAGCACCAGCCCCGCCGTAGCGCAGACCGTAGACGGCGTTCGATATGACACCCGGAAGGCAGAATCGCTCTGCTCGAACAAGGCCGTGATGTTCGAGGACTTCTATGTAGAGCTGTTCGAGGATGCCGCCGGGAACTACTTCACCGTCCTCTACCAGCTTTCTGGATGCCAGCATCATACCATCACCCCGGTAAGCGCCCGTGCTGCCCAGCAGTTCTTAGAGAGGTTCGGGAGCAGAGCATAACTGCTGGCTAAAGTTCCTTCGGTATACGGTAAATTTTTTTGTGAAATCTTCAGTATAAGTTTGACTTACCAGACCGGTAAGTTAGAATGAAGATACAGAAAACAACTTACCAAAACACGGAGGATTTAGAAATGCTGAAGGTGAAAGAATACAGCAGCTTCGAGGCTTTCGAGCAGGACGAACACCGGCAGGACGTCGATCTGGTTGCCATCGTGAACAAGCCGAACGGCATGGTTTGCGCTGACCTCATCACCGACTGCAAGATGTGGCAGACCGCGGTCAACCGCTTCTTCAAGGCTCTGGCCGGGGATGAGCGCTTTGATGGCTGGCAGGAGACCATCACGGAGTGCATCAAGGAAGGCTTCTGGCAGGACAAGGCGCTGACCGATGGCAAGTACACCGGCGGTTACTTCTGGGAGGTTGAAGATCTCGATGGCCGGTTCTACATCTGCCTGAATGTTGTCGGAAAGGAGGTTGCCTGATATGACGGTTCTGGACCACATGAAAGCCGCCGGGTATGACCCGAATGCAGCACGCAACGCGGATGATCTGCGGCGCATGGGGGCTGGTACGATGGAATGCGAGAGCATCCAGCTCCGCACGTTCCGCTGCCGCCCCTACCAGTACGAGGACGAGATGTTGGCCGTAGAGGCCACCGCAATGGTTCCCTTTACGGATGGTACGCAGCGGCCCTACCCGGACGGATGGCCGAGCAGCATCAAGGCAAGCGCAATGGCTTTTTTCAGGATTAAGGAGGATGAGTGATATGGCAAAGCAGATGATGAAGCTCACCGTTGAGGAAGTCCGGGCGAACATCCCGTACGACCTCATCTGCATGGTTCGCTACGGCTGCACTTGGAGCAGCGGTCGCCGCCGCAGGGCATGGCTGGCCGACTTCAGCGAATCGGAGCGGGAGGCCGCAGGGCGGCTGTTCCGCATGGCTCACGACTGGACGGTCGGCCGGGGCGTTCCCGATACCGTGCAGATGAGCCGGAAGACGTTCCACCTGTGGCAGAAGCTCGGCGACTTCTGCGCGTCCATCTGAAAGGGGAAGCATCCTCATGGAGAACGACGCTACTAAAACCATTCTTCCATCGAAGGAAGCACTCAACGAGTTCTTGAAGGCACACAAGTACAAGTCTTTCCCGACTGCCGTTGAGGCGGCACGGAACGGCAAGAAACTTGTCTTCATCTTTCTCGACTGGGAAGCTTACGGCGACCGCAGCTACTACTACTGCAAGGAAGATGATACCGTTTACTCCGACTACCTCAGTATCGGAGATTAAGGAGGAATTTGCTATGACCGTTGAGTATCGCACCATCCGTGATGCTGCTGAAGCGTGGGTCCGCGAAATGAATGCCATCCCGCAGGGGATGATTGAGAAGCTGATGGGCATGAACCCCGATGACTGGACCGAAATCACCAAGCCTGCTGCCGGTGACACCGTATACGTTTATGATCTGCCCGATGAGGTTGACAGCCTTGAGCATTGCGGCACCATCAAGAGCTATAACGAGGAGAGCGACCTGTACTGCATTGAACTGTATGATGGCAAGCTCGTTTCCGCCGAGGAAGATGACTTTGACGTTGAACGGGACGACGTTCTTCCGATGTGGGGAACGATGTGGTCGTTCGGCGATAATGTTGATGACTGGTGGCTGGAGAAGAATGGCGGGCTTCAGGCGATGTCCAACTGCGGGTTCCGCATCTATGAGTCCGAGGAGTTCGGCTACTTCTTCGGCATCGACGGAGCCGGATACGATTTTTACGAATCGCACTGGGAACCGCTCTATAAGGCTCGCGGTCTCCAGTGGCATGACCCGATGGCCGAGGAGGAACGCCAGATGCTCCACAAGGGCTATACCAAGCGGTCGCTCGGCAACAAGTGGGTCTGGTGTGACAAGAACGGCGCGGCGGTCAAGGAGGTGGGTTTCAGTGTACAAAATCAGAGGTAAATATCCCGGCCAGCCGTGGGAGGACATCGACGAGTTCGACACCCGGTCCGAAACTCTGAAGATGCTTGCCGAGTACCGCATGGCCTATGGGCCGGGATGGCGGTTCACCATCAAAAAGGTGGCGGCAAAATGAGCAGATATGAGCAGCTTTCCATGTTCACCATGAACGTGGAGCAGATAACCGCCACCTGCTGTATGGATGGATGCCCGGCGCGGGCCAGTCCGGTGGAGCCGTGGATGGCGGCGCTCATCCCAGCCGGAGAATATGTGGTGCAGATTGCTGGGCATCCGCTGGTTCTGCGGCCCATGCCCGGCAGACAGGCCGACATCCAGCGTGGGCATGAATACTACCACTACATAATCGGCGGGCGGCTTTATGCCGGCACATTCGTTGGGAGGGATTCTGGATGATGGACAAGATCGTGGTCACAGCGGCGGACATCGAAAAGCTCCTTGCATGGCGGGATGAGCACAACGATCTGGTTCGTTCGATGCCGGTTTCCCTGCGAGAAGTGGAAATCCAGATTGTCGAGAGCGGCATCTCCATCAAGTGCTTCCGCTCTGACAAGAAGCTGAAGCTCTACCTCGACAGCCCGGCCCGGAAGCTCGGCCATGTTGTCTTTGCTCCGCTGGGCAACGGCCTGTGGAAGAAGAAAGTGAGTACGCTCCCTGCGGACTGCAACCCCGCCGAAACCGAACAGGGCGCTTTGACCGTGTACGGCTCCCTGATGGCGCTGATGACGTATGGAGCGGTCGGCATCAGGGGCGAGAAATCCGCCGCCTCAACAAAGGCTCCCGCCAAGCGCATAGGCTCCACAAAGCCGCACACCGCCAGCACCACATACATCATTCACTCGGCCGGAAAACAGCTTACAGTGGTTCCCAGAGGTCACCATGCAAGTCCGGCCTGTTCCTTTACCGTAAGAGGCCACTTCCGCCACTACAAAAGCGGCAAGACGGTCTGGATTGCGGAGTACCGCAAGGGGACTGGCCGCAGCCGGGGCAAGACCTACAAGATCGGAGGTGATCTTGGATGACCGAGAAGTCCGAATGGCAGTTCCTCGTTGATTACCTCAAGGATGACACGACAGATTTCTACAACGATGCCTGCCAGAACCAGCTTGTGGCCTTGTGGACCTCGTACTGCCTGCATAACAGCCTCGATGTCGATACAGCGATGTACGATGCAGTTTTGATGGATTTGTTCAACGCTCTCTCCGATGAACAGAAAGCCGAACTGCACTGCACCGGCTTCTCGGAGCTTGATAGTATGATGGCCCAGTGGCTTGTCTGAAAGGAGATAAAAAATGAGCGACATACGGTTAGTTAATGTAGTGTCCATCGTCAACGGATGGAACGATGCGGCGAAGAAGAATCTGGAGGAGGCCAAAACCTTGATGGCCTCCGGGAACCATCTCGACTACAACAAGGGTGTTGTCAAGGAAAGCGTTGCGAACCTCGTTTCCGGGTTTGCCGATGACCTGATGAGTGCGCCTTTCATCGACCCGGAAACGCTGCGGCCGATGGCACACTGGGATGGACAGTATGACGGCTACTATGACGGAGAGCCCGTCGTACGCTGCAAGGACTGTGAACACTTCAAGAACTACGGAAAGACATCTTTGCTCGTCGATGGAAAGAATATCAAGGCGGGGTGGTGCTACAGACGGATTCGGTATGATGAGGAGTACAGGATGCCGCCGGACGGTTTCTGCTCATACGGGAAAAGAAGGAATGGAGGTAATGGCAATGCGAAAAATTGAGGATACGGAGGAGCAGAATGAGCACTGAACACAAAGCTGTCCTCCTGAGTATCCGACCTGAGTGGTGCGTGAAGATTCTCAACGGAGAAAAAACTGTGGAGATTCGCAAGAATCGGCCAAAACTGAAGCCTCCGTTCAAGTGTTACATCTACTGCACGAAGGCTCAAAAAAAGCTAATCACCATCTTTAGAGATGGAGATGTCTTTGGCGACGGAGAAGTATATCGCGGTAAACCGCAATTTGTCACTTGGGACGGTGGCGACATTCCAATCGAAATCAGACAGAAAGAACAGACCGTTATCGCCGAGTTCGTCTGCGACAAAATAAGGCCTATCATCGGCAAAACATGGATTGTCAAAGAAGACATTGAAAGAGCCACGTCTGGAAGCTGCCTGTCCTTGAAGCAAATCATAGAATACGCCGGATGGAGCCATTGCTCCTCGTTCACCGAGCGCAAGGAGCTGTATGCATGGCATATCTCAGACCTGAAGATTTATGACCAGCCCAAGTCCTTGTCTGGCTTTTCTAGGCATGACTTTCGTGGCATGAACGGAACCGACGTCTGTGGGAATGAGAGCTGCGAGCATTATCAGCCGTCTGGAAGCTATATGCTCCCACCGACCTGCGCAATCAATGGCTGCTGTTTGAGCAAGCCGCCCCAGAGCTGGTGCTACGTTGCTGAGGCAGAGGAGGACGACGCCTTATGAGTAAGAAACGGTATCTTGAAGCTGAGACGCTGAAAGAGTTCCTGCGCATGGGTATGAAGGTAGGCCATATCCACACATTACGGGATGTGGAGAACTATATCGACACCCAGCCAGAAGCTACCCCGCAGGAAGTGGCCGGTCAATGCTGGAGAAATTCCAAGTATGACCCGCCGACAGAAGCGGATGCTGACAGACTCGGAAGAATCATTGTCTGGGGAGCCGCGGTCAAGCACGTTGACATCACATATTGGGAGAATGCAATTTTTCACCCTGTGGACGTTCCGTTCTGGATGCCGTTGCCTGTAGCGCCGGAGGAAAAAGCAGAATGACACGTAAAGAAATGTTTGACCTCGGCATTGCAAGTGATGGATTTCGTGATGCGGTCAGAAAAGCGCTGTTTGAATGCTCCAAATTTCCGCCCTGCACCGAGCGAATGATCGTTGAGGGAAGACTGGCTGAAGCGCTGTATTTTTCAGAGCGGATGATGGAAAAAACGTACAAAGACCTTGAAACGGAGGGAAAAACTAATGCGGGCTGAAATGTCTGATGCAGCCAAGTGGCTGGCTGTTGGAGCTGCGATTGTCGCAGCCGTTATCGTAACTGGGCAGACGTACCCGCTGTGGTTCTTTCTGATTCCGATGATCTGTTGATGAGGAGGTGCCGACCGTGGAACTGAAGAACAGCGAGCATTACAACGACCCGACGCCGTATGAAGCACACAAGAACATCCGCAAGGAGGAACAGCTTGAAGCTGCCCGGATGCGCACCATCAGCGCATTGGTCAGCGCATTGAAGCAGGTAGCCGATCTCGCCGGGTTCGAGATCGTGGGCCGGGTTGTTCTTATGGACAAGGATTCCGGGAGGATTTTCAGATGAGTACCCCAAAGTGCGAGATGTGCGGACGGGACATACCGAACGCCAAGAACCGCCAGAAGTTCTGCCCTGACTGCGTAAAGAAACGTCAGGCCGCGCAATCCCACAAGTCTTATCTCAAGCACCGCGAGTATTATCTGGAACGCAGCCTTGCTCAAGCTGAACGTCGGAAGCAGGAAGCGCTGGAGGAAAGGATGCTGGAGGAACTTTTGCTCGCAAAAAGACCGGAACCGAAGTACAGCATCACTCAGGTGGTCGAAAAGGCAAAAGACCTCGGCATCAGTTACGGCTGGTGTTCGTATCTGCTTTCGGTCGGAAAAGTCTGTATGGAATGAAAGGAGAGCGCTTATATGACGCTGATTACGAAGTCCGAAGAATTGATGGCCGTTTCTGTCCGGCAGGGCGTAGAGCTTGCCGCCATTGAGGCCAAAGTGCTGCTTGGCTATCTGGAGGGGCATGACTACAGCCTGATGATGGATGATAAGTTCCATCTCGTCCTGCACGACAATCAGGACGGCGAGAATGCCGACAACGATCAGCCGTACACCATCCGCGACTGCATCGACTTCTGTCAGGAGATGAACAGTGAGCTTCTTCTGGAGGAAGCGGGAAAAGAAGGCGGCGACCCGGACTACTTCAGCGAGCTTCAGAAGGACGAGCTGATTCTGGGTCTGATGATGGGACGCGCTAAGGCAGTGCTTCCGCCCCGGACCAGCACCTACGATGTGGTCATCATCGAATACCTGAAGAAGGTCGTACCCGTCGAAGCCGCAAGTTGGGAAGAAGCCAAGATGCTTGTCAACGAGGCGTGGGACAACGGAACCTACGTCTTGACCGCAGATGACTTTGCCGGAGTGAACTTTACGCTCGGCCGCTGATACCGTCCAAAAAGCGGTTGCATTATCGGCAAGTATCTGCTAAAATAGAAATACGCGGTGCTATGCCGAACAAAAAGGCCCCACACGGGGCTTTTTTGCTGCACAGATACAAACAATCTTTGGATGCAATGATAGCGTTTCTGACGAAACCAGAGGCACTCCTGCGTTTTGAAAATGCTCGCGTTTTCGCTACTTTCCATACTGGCATCCCGACTCCCGTCAGTATGGGGGATGCTATGCTGATAGTTTGATACAAAATTCGCGCTTTTTGCGATATTTGTATGTAGAAAAAAGTAAAGACCCGATGGCGATTATGCCGTCGGGTCTTTTGTCATTTCAGGATGAAAGTGTGTGAGAGACCGTTCTTGAACACGATGGTTTGCACCCGGCCATCGTAGATTGTGATGTTCTCGATGATGCTCATAACGAACGAACGCAGGACCTCCCGCGACACCGTTGTCGCCAGCCGCTTGTAGTAGATATAGGTTCGGCCTTCGAGCTTCTGTGTAAGAATGAACTTTGATGCCGCATGAACGAACTCCTCGTCCGACACATCCTTCTCGTCCGCGTTTGACATGACCATGCCGATCTGCTCATTGACCTCAGCAAGCTGGCTCATCAGCTTCTCTCGCTGGATGATGTAGTCCTTCTGAGAGATGGAGTCGTCTGAGTACAAGTAGAGATTTTGAAGGCGTTCCGCCGCCCGCTCTATCCTTGTCTTTTCCGTATTCAGGTTTTCCAGCTCTATGTCTGACACGACAGGCTTCTTCCTGACCTCAACGCTACTGTCGAATGGGGCCTTCTCCGTCAGCCCGGAGGCCAGCATATTGTAGAGATCGTCCAGTCCTGCCCGCTCGATACCATCGACATCCCTGAATGTACTGCCTGAGAGCAGCATCTTCTCCATATCCTCCACGGAGTTTATGCTGTCGAAGTTTTTCTGGACGTTCAGCATATTTAGGATGTAGTTGAACACGAACTCGCCCAAGACCACCTCTGAGGTGGCCCTGCCTTTGCACAGATATTCGCTCCTGCGCTTTGTCGGGCAGACGTAGACAGACCAGCGGATGCCGTCTTGGTCTGCTGGCCTGATGGTAGATGTCATCGCATGGCCGCAGTTGCCGCAGATGACCAGCCCGCCGAAAACATGGACGTTCTTTTTCTTGGAGTATATACCGCGCCGCTCGCATTCAAGCCGCCTGTTCTCCTTCAGAATCCGCGCGATTTCATCCTTTTGCTCTCGGCTGATGATAGCCGGGTGGTGGTCCTTGACCGTAATCCACTCCGATTCCTTCTTCCGCTTCTGCCTGTCGCCATCCTTCAGGACGTTGTAACGGTAGTCGCCGCAGTAGAAGACGTTGCGCAGGATGATGAGCAAGGTTGAAGGGGAGTAGGTACAGCCTGTCCGGGTGCGGTAGCCATGGCCGTTGAGGTATCTGGCAAGAGAAACCAGCGACCGCTCCTGCTCGTACTTGTCGTGGATGATTTTGACCACTGCCGCCTCGCTCTCGTTGATGGTGAACGTCTTGGTTTCCGGGTCATAGTCATAGCCCAGAGGGACACGGCCACCGTTCCACTGTCCGTTTGCTGCTCTGGACAGCATGGCTGCCGTCACGCGCTCCGAAGTCATGTTGCGCTCCAGCTCCGCGAATATCAGGATGATTTTGAGCATGGCCTCGCCCATCGCAGAGCTGGTGTCGAACTGCTCGTTTTTGCTGACGAAGACCACTCCAAGCTGCTTCAGCTCGCTGTACATTGTGGCGAAGTCCAGCCGGTTACGGCTGATACGGTCGATTTTCCACACGAGGATATGCGTGAACATCCCCAGCCTGACCTGCTGCATCATCTCCTGAAATTTTGGGCGGTCTGTATTCTTGCCTGAATAGCCCGCATCCTCATAGACAACGTAGTCCTCCGTGTTCAGGATGAGCCGCGCGTAGTTGATGAGGTCTTGCCGCTGCATCGGCAGGGAGTCCTTGTCTATCTGGTGCAGGGTCGATACGCGGGTGTATATTGCCACGCGGGGCTTATCTGGCAGCTTTACCTTTGCCATGCTATGTCACTCTCCATCTAAAGCTAAAATAAGGCCCTCTAAGGCCGTCTTCAACCGATTCAACAACTTTCCCACATCTGGAGCCAAAACGCCATCAATGCAGCTCTCTCGTGCGGATATGACTGACCCGCTGGAAAATTCAAATTCCCCATACAAAAATGACCGTCTGATTTTGTCAGGCGGCCATTTTCGTATACAGGACCTTGCCAAGTTCCGCATACGAACATTTTTGAGCGGGAGATTCCTTCAGCATCGGCAGCGTCAAGAGGCCGTCATGCGCGAATGGTTCGACAGCCTTCAGGTCTGCAACGTAGAAGTCCCAGAGCAGCATATTTTCGATACTGTCTCCCAGCGACATCCCGCGCCACACGCCAAAAACAGCCACGCTGTCGCTGCTGGAAAAATCCAGCCCGAACGTGATGTGTTCCGGGTGCTCGCCATCCTCCGACTGCGTATAGGCCGCAGCCTTGAAGACGATTCTTCCATCTGAGATCAGCCGATGAAATCGCTTAGTCTGATTATCCGACATCTTTTGCCTCGGCCTCCTGAGCCGCATTGGAATCGACCATGCCATCAAGATACGCTTCGAGCCTGACCTTCTGCTCGTTCGAGATGGACCTGTACTTCAGCAGGAGAGCAGCCTCGCGTGGGTTCGCCGCGCTCGTCTGATTTCCTGACGTTTCTACGTTGCCAAATGCCAGCCAGTCCATCGACACGCCAAAGAACTCCGAGAAGCGGACGAGAGCTTCTACCGATGGACGACCCTTGCCCTTCTTCCAGTCGGAGAATGCCGAGTTGGAGAGACCAAGCTCTTTCTGGAGCTGCTTCTGGTTCATCCCGGACTGCTCCTGAAGCATGATAAGGCGTTCCAAAATTGTACTCATAATAACCTCCTTAAAAATAGCTGGAAAATTCCAATAATGATATTGACTAACTGGAAGATTCCAGCTATAATTAAGTTACAATCACTTACTCAAATATCCCACCAACCAAGTGGATGTAATCTGATTGTATCATTTTACTTGTAAAAAGTAAATTAAAAATGATGAGAAGGAGGCGCAAAATGATGGCAAGACCCCTGCCGCAGTGGTGTAAGAATGTCAAAATCGAGCTTGTGCGACGCGATATGAGCATTTCTGACCTCGCAAAGCTCGTTGGCCTGACGAAGCAGTACACATCTGGCATCGTCAGTGGCCGCAATTACTCCGAAGCCGCTGTCAAGAACATCAGCGATGCCTTGAACATCCCTGACAGTCCGTATCAGTGATTACATCGTAACACAGGAGGAACCCAAAGAAAATGGGAAGAGACTGCTCAAAAGCGAGCGGAAATGTGTACTTCGAGGCTAGAAAAGCTGCCGCAGAATACGACGACAGGCTTTACAGCCGCGAAAAGGCCGCCGAACTCCTCGGCGTAAGCGTGTCCACCCTCGCTGATTACGAAAACGGCAACACCAAATTCGTCCCGGTTGACAAGGTCGTCCTTATGGCTGATCTGTACCATCAGCCGGAGCTGAAGACCGGGTACTGCAAGCACGAGTGCCCGATTGGAGCGTGTATGCCGTTCTGCACCAAAACCAGCAGCATCGCAATGGCAGCCCTGAAAGTGCTGAAAGGGCTGGATGACTCGAAAATCGACAGTCTGCGCCATCGCATCATTGATGTGGCCGCAGATGGACAGGTCGATGCCAGCGAGAAGCCTGAACTCGCTGAGATTTTGAAGAATGTGGACGAGATCGCTCTTGCGATGAACGAGGTCCGGCTCGTCTGCGAAAAAGAACTGGGGTAGTCAAATGAACGCCGACAAGCTGAGAGAAATCCTTCGTATTGAATACGGCATCCGCTCCGATGAGGAGCTGTACGATGCTGTTGAAAGGATGGAACCGCTCAACATCGGCCTGTTCACGACACCCATCAAGCAGAAAGGAGTCCGCAATGCCCGCACCGAAAAATAACCAGCTCGCCACCGTTGCCAGCATCAAGGGAATGCTTGCGCGGGACGACATCAAGACCCGCTTCAACGACATCCTCGGCAAGAAGTCCAGCCAGTTCATGGCCTCGCTCGTGAACGTCGTGGCCGCATCCCCGCAGCTTAAAGCGTCCGAACCGAACTCGATCATGGCTGCCGCATTTGTCGCCGCGTCGTTCGACCTGCCTATCGACAGCAACCTCGGCTTCAGTGCCATCGTTCCGTTCAACAAAAAGACCTGCATCAATGGCCAGTGGGTGAAGCAGAGCCTCGCCCAGTTCCAGATGATGTACAAGGGCTATATCCAGCTCGCCATCCGCAGCGGCGAGTATGAGAAGATGAACTGTGCTGAGGTTTATGCGGACGAGCTTGTCAGCTACAACCCCATCACCGGCGAATGCCGGTTTGTTGATGACTTCTCGGCTTGCAAGTTCCGCAATGAGGGCAAGACCGACAAGATTATCGGCTACTACGCATGGTTCCGGCTCCGCTCCGGCTTCACCAAGGAGCTGTATATGAGCAAGGCCGAAATCAACAACCACGCGCAGAAATACAGCCAGTCGTACCGCTACGACATCAACGATGGCAAGCAGTCCAGCCGGTGGTCTACCGATTTTGACGCGATGGCAAAGAAAACTGTCATCAAGCTCCTGCTGAGCAAGTGGGGCATCTTGTCCGTCGAGATGCAGAAGGCCATTGAGGACGACCAGAAGGTGTATGAGGTGGACAGCACCGAGCAGTACAGCGACAACCAGCCTGATGTCGCCGAGGCCGAGAATCCGTTCTCGCCGCCCGCCATCGAAGCCCCGAAAAATGAAATCCAGCCTGCGCCTGAAGTCGAAACGCTGGAAGAACTCGATATTATGGAGGAATAAGAAACATGGGAGCATTTGTGTTGACCTCGGAGAACTACTACTCGCAGGAAGCCAACAAGGAATACCTGAGCGTAAGCCAGTATAAGCAGTTCGTCGGGACGTATGGCCGCCGTGGGTGCGAATTTACTGCGCTGGAGGAGCTGAATGGCCGCTGGCAGCAGAAGAAGAACTCCGGCATGATGATCGGCAGCTACGTTGACAGCTACGTCGAGGGTACACTGGACGAGTTCAAGAAGAACAACCCCGAAATCTTCAAGAAAGACGGAACCCTGAAGGCCGATTTCACCAAGGCCGAGCAGGTCATTGCCCGCATTGAGCGCGACCCGTTCTTCATGTCCACGCTTGCCGGTGAGAAGCAGGTCATTATGACCGGCGAACTTTTCGGTGCCAAGTGGAAGATCAAGATGGACAGCTATTTGCCCGGCACGGCCATCGTTGACCTGAAGGTCATGGCCTCCCTGACTGAGCACAAGTGGGTCAAGGACCTCGGCTACCTCGAATTTATCCGTTACTGGGGCTACGACATTCAGGGTGCTGTGTATCAGGAAATCGTTCGGCAGAACACCGGCCTGAAGCTGCCGTTCTATATCTCTGGCGTATCCAAGGAAGAGGAGCCCGACATCCGCGTCATCCAGATCGAGCAGAACTTCCTCGATGAAGCTCTGGCCGCTGTGGAATCGAATATGCCGCGCATCGTCCAGCTCCGCAACGGCGATGTCGAGCCGGACCGCTGTGAGATATGTGACTGCTGCCGCCATCACCGCATTCTGACCGCTCCCATCAGCCTGAGTGCGCTGAATGCCTCTATTTGACTATTATAGCCGGAAAGGGGGTGGTATCTATGGCTTGGGTCAAGGTGTATGAAGCCGTTATCGGCCCCAAGCTCCGAACGCTTGCAAACGACATTGGCTGCTCTCAGAACGAAGCCCTCGGCGTTCTCGTTCGACTGTGGGTCTGGGGCATCCGAAATGTCAACGCTGCCGGTGAAATCATCGGCGGGAGTGAAGCCGACATCGAGGCTGTCATCCAAACTGGCCTCGACAATAGGTATTCATCCAAAACTGTCATTCGTGCGATGAAAGATTCCGGCTGGCTCGATGTTGAAGATGGCCGTATCAGTCTTCACGACTGGGGAGAATGGCAAGCGCAGTGGTACAAGGATGTTGAGCGGAAGGGAAGGGACGCAGAGCGAAAGCGCAAAGAACGCGCCCGCAAGAAAGCTCCTGCCCCTGTCGAGCTCTGTGAACCTGCCGCTCCTGCGAAAGCCGTTCCGAAAGCATCCTACCCGGAAGGGTTTGAAAAATTCTGGGATGCCTACCCACGGAAGGTCGGCAAAGGGGAAGCGTACAAGAAATATTGTGCGCGTGTCAACGATGGCTGGGGAGAGAATGAGTTGCTTGAGGCTGCCGTAGCTTACGCTGTGAGCGTTGAGCAGAACAAGACCGACAAGCAGTTCATAAAGCACCCGAAGACGTTCCTGTCCGACGCTACGCCGTTCACTGACTACCTGAAACACGCCGAGCCAACGGTCTCTGCCGACGCAAGCAACGACCCATACGCAGATTGGAGGTAACTCGTGCCTGAACTGAAAAAATGTCCCTTGTGCGGTGACACGGTGGAGTTTGAGATCGACTTCCCGACCTTCGATGGAACCGGCAAGACCGTAAAGCGCATCGTGCCAAAACGGTGCGCCTGCTCCTTGAAAAAGGAGGAAGAACTCAAGCAGCAGATGGAGCTGTACAGCCGCAAGCGTGAAGTTGAACGGCTCCGCAGCCTTAGCCTGATAGATGCCAAAGCCCAGAACGTCACGTTTGAAAGCTGTGAGCAGACCGATGGCAATGCGCGGGCATTGAAAATCGCCACCCGGTATGTTGCCAAGTTCGATGACCTCAAGGCCACCGGGCAGGGCGTAATGTTTTACGGCGATGTCGGGACCGGGAAGTCGTATATCGCGGCAGCCATTGCCAATGAGCTGATGGCAGAGCTGCACACCGTAGTGATGACCTCGTTCCCGAACATCCTCGAACGCGCCCTCGACTTCGACAGCAACAGCCTCGATTTTGCCAGCCGTGCCGAACTGCTCGTCATAGACGATCTCGGTGCAGAGCGCAGCACCGATTTTGCCCTTGAGCAGATGTACAAGGTCATCGACGACCGCTACCGTAGTAAGCGTCCCATCATCCTTACCACGAACTTGTCCCTCGACCACATGAAGAAGTGCACCGATATTCGGTACAGCCGCATCTTTGACCGCTTGTTCGAGATGTGCTACCCGGTTGAGCTGACTGGACTGTCGTGGCGCAAGCGCAGCGCGGTCCGGCAGTTCGATGAGATGAAGAAATTGTTAGGTGAGTGATATGGAGCTTATTGCAGAGATCAAGATTTTCTCGAAGGAAGACCGCAAGACGGTTGCCGGCATCCTCGTTGACAACGGATATACCGTTGGACCCGGCAAACGTCAGAAAACGCCGAGCGGCAAGAGCGTGGACTACACGCTGAAGCTGTATGCCGATGACGGCAGTGCAGAGAAATGACCGGGAGGCGAGAGTACATGAACAGCATCCAGTTCACCGTTCTTGGTGAGCCGTATGGCAAAGGGCGGCCCCGGTTCAACAGATTTACCGGGACTGCGCACACCCCTGAGAAGACCGAGAGCAGGGAAGCCCTCGTCGGATATGAATACCGCCGCCAGTGCGGTACATTCCGTTTCCCTGACACCGCGATGCTCGATATGCGGATTCTGGCGTACTACTCCGTCCCGAAAGGTGACAGCAAAGCAACGAGAGCTGCCAAGCTGGAAGGTTTTATCCGACCGACCAAGAAGCCCGACATGGACAACGTGGTCAAGCTTGTAGCTGACGCTTTGAATCAGGTCGCATACCGCGACGATACACAGATCGTGGACTGCCAGTGCCGCAAATTCTATTCCGAGCAGCCGCGCACGGTCATCATCATCAAACAGATTGGAAAGGAAAATAAGCATGAGTGAAGAATTGAGCCTTGTTATCAAGAACCAACAGGCCATTGCCGGAATCCGGCACATCGACTGGAATAAGGACGAACTCATTGAGCGCGTCCGCGCCGTGACCGCGAAGTACAAAGGACTCGTTTATACCGACGATGACATCACCAACGCCCGCACCGACCGGGCTGAGCTGAACGCCATCAAGAACAGCATCTCCGACAGTCGCATTCAGGTCAAGAAGTTCGTGATGGCTCCGTATGACCAGTTTGAGGCCGAGGTCGCTGAAGTGACCAATCTCATCATCGAGGCAGTGAAGCCCATCGACGAGGCCATCAAGACCCACGATGAAAACCAGAAAGCTGACAAGAAGAAGCAGCTCGTCGCCTACTTCGACAGCATCATCGGCAATCTGGCCGAATCCGTCACCTTTGAGCGCGTGTTCGACCCCAAGATGGTGAACGCCTCGACCTCCATGAAAAAGGCCAAGGAGGGCATTGCTGATGGTGTCCAGCAAATCAGGACGAACATCGAAACCATCAACACTGTCGTCAGTGAGCCGTACCGCTCCTTTGCAGTTGCGAATTACCTCCAGACCATGAAGCTGGCTGGGTCTATGAAGCTGGCGCAGCGCATGGAGCAGGAAGACCGCCGCAAGGCAGAGCTGGCCGCTGAAGCTGAAAAGGCCAAGGCCGCCGCCCCTGCACCTGCGCCTTCCGCTCCCGCAGTTGAGCCCCCCAAGCCCGCCGCGCCTGTCCAGCCCGCGCCGCAGCATAGCTCGTTCGTTGCGGCAGCTGAGAAAGCCGCCGCAACTACTCCCGCTCCTGCCCCTGCACCCGCAGAATCCCCCGAAAAGCTGTACGCTATGAGCTTCCGCGCCATCGGCACGAAGGAGCAGCTTATGGCTCTCCGGCAGTATATGAAAGATAACCACATCAAGTATGGAAAGGTAGAGTGAATTATGGATAAAGCCTATATCCGCGAGTTGAACTTTGACTGCGACACGTTTTCCGATGCCAAAGAAAGCCTGAATACCGTACTTCAGAAACTTCTCGGAACTATGGTCGGCTGCGGAGCAAAAGATGGGAGCATCACCATGAAGCTGGACGTTTGCTTCCGCAGCGAGACCATCCAGAACTATGATGCGGAAATTGACGCTCCTGAGCGCGAGGTCTATATGCCGCAGTTCTTCCACAAGATTACCTCCAGCGTCAAAATCAACAATGAGATGCACGGAGCTACGCACAATGAGACCGATGAGCTGTATTACAATGCCGACACCGGCAACTACGAAATGAGACCGATTGTCAACACCGCCCAGCGCAGTATGTTCGATGACGACATGGACTCTGCGCCCATTGAGCGCGACGCTCCCGGCGAAGATGAGCGGCAGGAGGATTACCAGTACGAGAACTGCCAGTAAGTTCTCGCTGTAAGAGAAGGAGGTGGTTCCCATGGAGCCAGAAAACAACGCCCGGCAGCTCACACCTGAGCTGGAAGCAATCGTCCGGCTGGCATCCGAAACTGCGGTCGAATCGTATCGCAAGGAGCTTGAGCGGCAGCAGGAGCAGGATGGCAAAGCCCGCAGAGAGCGGCATCACCGCGTTGTGAACAGCGCGAAGATGCTGCTGAAAAACTACCGGCGGTTCAAGAAGATGACCGTGAGCAGCGTGTACGGCAAGGACACCAGCACCAACGAAACCCTCGTCGAACTGCTGGAGCTGATGCAGGGAATCTACCGCAGCGGGGAACTTGAGGTCGTCAGCATCAAAGACCGGGTGGCTCGCACCGAGCTGATGATCGAGCACATCGACGCAATGCTGGAGGTCTACAAGAAGGACTGCAACAGGTCCCCTGAAGGCCAGCGGCGGTACAGGGTCATCTACTGGATGTACCTGTCTGAGGACGAGTCTAAGACCGCCGAGGACATTGCCGAGATGGAGAATGTAGTCGTCCGCACGGTATTCCGCGACATCAAGACCGCCTACGAAGAACTCGCTGTTTTGTTCTTCGGTATCGACGGAGTGAGGTTTTCTGAGCAATAATGTCAAAACGCTGTCATTGTAATTTCAGTTGACAGGCTTTAGAATAGTAAATGGCAGTAACGAGGCTGCCTGATGCTCAAGGATTCCTCCATCATCTGTTTGTGAGCAGCACACCCGGTTCGACAGCAGGCATGGCCGGGTGTGCACCTCGCAAAAACCCAAGACAGCTCATCACGAGCTGTCTTTTTGTTTTAGGAGAACGCTATGGAAGAACGCAAGGAACGGTGCATCAGATGTGAAAAAATGCGCGTTGGTGACCTGAAGCACGGTTTTGGAAACCCCAGAAAGATCACGAAGAAAAAGGCCGAGGAGCTGGAACGCTCGCTGGAGATGTTCGGCGACTTTGGCATCTTCCTCATTGACGAGAACGACAACGTGATTGCCGGAAATCAACGCAGCATCATCCTCACCAAGAAAGACCCTGATATCATGGTGGACTGCAAGCGGCTCATTGGCTACACCGATGCAGAGCTGCGGGCCATCAACATCAAGGACAACACCCACGCCGGTGAATGGGACCTCGACCTGCTCGCCGACTGGACTGCCGACCTCACAGTGGACCTTGGCCTCGATATGCTCGAAAAGAATCCTGACGAGCGGAAGATCAAGGACATCGAGCCGATTCGCTATGAGAAATATGACTATGTTATGATCGTCTGCCGGAATGAGGTTGACTACCTGAATCTTATCCGCGCACTCGGCATCGACGGCGCGAAAGTGCTTGTTGCCAAGCAGCGGAGGATAAAGGCAAGAGCCGTCTGGTATGACGATATGAAAGCCCAAATCGTACCCAAGGAAGACGCTCCACAAACAGACCCGGAAAACCCGGAGAAAGAGGAAGAAAATGATTAGAGTCCTGATTACCGGCTGCTCGATGCACTCGTATGACCTTATCCGTGCATTGAAGGACAACTACGACGGCGAGGAAATCTACGTCGTCGGCATCAACTGCGATGACACTGCGCTGCTCCGCAAGGGCGTTGACGCTGGCTATGTTGTTCCTCGCATCACCGAGGAAAGCTATATCCCGACCGTCATCGACATCTGCGAGAAGGAGAAGGTCGATGTCATCCTGCCGTTCATCACCGCAGAGCTGCCTATCATGGCAGAGAACCGCGAGCTGCTTGAGAGCCACGGCGTTAAGGTGTCCATCTCCTCTATGGAGTCCATTCTTGCCTCTGGCAACAAGGTCGAGCTGGCAAAGCACTACCCCGACCTGATGCCGAAGCAGATGGTCTGCAAGAAGCCCCTCGACTTCTTCCAGTTTGCTGATGAGATCGGCTACCCGAAGAAGCCCATGTGCTGCAAGCTCCCGAACCGCTGCGGCGGCCTTGGTTTCTGCATCATTGACGAGGAGAAGGGCCGCGACCTGACTATCTACAACAAGTTCGGCATGAACCGCTATATCACGTTCGATATGCTGCTGGAGCTGGCAAAGAACTGCCATGAGGACATCATCATGCAGGAGTATGAGGAAGGTCTGGATTACAGTATGTGCGTACTGGCAGACCATGGCCGCGTCCTCCACGCCCTCGGCTTTGAGGGCTACCTGATGGCCTTTGGCAGCGCGATGTTCGCCGGCATCAAGCAGAACGAACAGGCTCTCGCCATTGCCAAGCAGATCGTCGCTGACACCGGGCTGGACGGCAATGTGTGCTTCGACTTCATCCTGAAGGAAGATGGCAGCGTGAAGCTGCTGGAGACCAACCCGCGCCTGAGTGCGTCCCTGCCGTTCATCGCCAAGGCTGGCCTGAACCTGCCGTACCTGCGGTGCCGCCAGCTCCTCGGCTATGATGTCGAGAACATCCACCCTGAAATCAACTACAAGCTCCGCATGAGCAAGAACTATGAGTCGGAATACTTCGTTTAACATCTACTGTATGTCGTACCGCCGACCGAACAAGATTTTGACGAAGCACCAGTTTGAATATTGTACCTACGTCGTAAGACAGGAAGAAGAAGCTGCGTATAGAGCCGCCGGTGTCGATGACCTTCTCGTCATCCCCGATGGAGCTGTACGCAGCTTCATGTCTACCCTCTACTGGATAATCCACAACACGCCGGAAGACGTGATATTCATTGCTGATGACGACATCGAAAAGTTCGTCTACCGCATGAGCGATACGACCTACCTTGAGTTGCCCGATAAACGCCCCGACAAGGAGCGCGTGACGGCTGAGATCGAGCGCATTGCCCAGCTCATCTATGACCTCGGCATCGGCTACGCATTTGACCAGCCCACGATGGCTCCCTATGCGTATGACTGCGAGTTTAAGTTCGTCGGGATGCCCGGTCACATCCGCTGGATAAACAAGAAGGCTCTGAAGGCCACCTACGACCCGGATGACCCTGCGGCCTCCGATGTTGACATGATGATGCAGGAGCTTCTGCACAACCGCATCATCCTCCAGCCGCGCTACCTGTGCGCCAAGGCCGGCATGGACCTGAACGAAGGCGCGAGCCGCACGAGAGAAGGCCACATGATTCTCGTCGAGGCCATGAAGAACAAATGGGGGAAGTACTATGACTACAACTACAAACGAAATTTTGCGCGAATTATGGTCAAGAGATGATTCGCCCATGTACCTGTTCAACGAGAACACTCTCTACGAAAACATCGTGAACATTGGAAAGGCGTTCCACCGCTACTACGGCAACACCTACGCCTCGTACAGCTTCAAGACCAACTACCTCGCAGACATCTGCCAGATCGTGAACGAGGCTGGTCTGCTGGCTGAGGTCGTTTCTCCGTATGAGCGGATGTACGCAATGGAGCTTGGCTTCACGCCGGACCGCATCGTCTACAATGGTGTCATTCCGAACACCGCAGAAAAGGTCAAGCTGGCCTCCTGCGGCGGCTTCGTCAATGTTGACAACTACGATGAGCTGCGGGACATCTACTTCATGGCCAAGGAACAGGACATCACCATTCCTGTCGGCATCCGCGTTACGTTCGATGCCGGGAATGACCTGAAGTCCCGGTTTGGCATTGACATTGACAGCGATGACTTCAGTGGCGCGATGGCCTTTTTCCAGCACAACACGCACCTTGAGTTCCGTGGCTTCCAGTGCCATATCGGGTCCGCCCGCCAGCCGAAATACTGGAAGAACAAGATCGACCGCATGATTGAGCTGGCCAAGACCTACGGCGCGAAGTATATCGACCTTGGCGGCGGTATGTTTGGCCCGATGGCTCCTGAGCTGGCAGAGCAGTTCAATGGCTATGCCTACGGCGGCTATGAGGAGTACGCTCAGATTATTGCCGGCGCGATGAAGAAAGCGTTCCCCGATGAGGATGTGATGCTGATGATCGAACCCGGCACTGCGCTGGTCGGCAACACCATGAAGATGGCTGCCACCATCACCAACATCAAGTTCGTGCGCGGGCAGATTTACCTCACGGCAAACTGCGCATCCAACCACATGGGTGTCATTGCTGACATGAAGAAGCTCGTTCCTGAAGTCGTCCACATGAACGACAACGCCTGTACGTTCACCGATGTCATCATCGGCGGCGACACCTGCCTCGAATATGACTATCTCGTCAAAGGCATCTCTGGCGAGTTTGCAATCGGCGACAGGCTGGTCTTTGACAACGTTGGCGCATACTCCATCAGCTCGTCCCGCCAGTTCATTGTGCCCCGCCCGAAAGTGGTTTCTGAGGTCACTGGAGAAGTGCTGCGCGAGGCTGAGGGATTCACCGATATGTTCGGTCGTTATCTCGAAAAAACATCGGAACATCGCATGAAAAACGCTTGACGGACGCAGACCTCCTTTGGTAGAATTATACTATAAACAAACAAAAAAATTGGAGGTTTTTGTTCATGGCATTTGAAGCATTGACGAAAAATGGGTACAACCTGTTTGAAATGTCCTCGATGATTCAGAAGGCGATTCGCCGGTGTGACATCCCTCATGCAGCATACGCCGCAAATGAGATGTCCGTCAAATACAGGGCGTACCTGTGGAAGCGGCTGCTGACCGTTTCCGCTGAGGACTGCTACGGCATTATGACCAAGGAGATCATGGCCTTGAAAGAGGCTGACGACTATGTGAACCAGCGGAACAAGCCCGGTGAAACCAACGACCTGTTTATCGCAAAGGCCGTTGTACTGCTGTGCATGGCCAAGAAGAACCGCGATGCAGACTATGTTGCCTGTAACTTCATGTGGGGCGACCAGCCCCTCAGCGATGCCGAGTATGAAGCGTTCGTTGATTACCACGAAGTCGAGCGGCTGAAGGCTGTTTCGCAGTTCGATGTTCCCGATTACGTCTTTGATGTCCACACCCGGCGTGGCCGCAGAAACGGCGCAACGCAGATGGATTTCTTCAGAGAGGAGAATGAGGCTCTGGAACCCCGGCAAATGAACCTGTTCGACTACGGCAACTACGACGGCTGGTACAACCATCAGCGCAGCAAAGGGTACATGAAGCCGAACGATGAACGCCGCCTTCAGAAGTTCCAATCAGACCGAGGGCCGGTTGACCCGACCAACGGCGGAACCGAATGGACACCTGAAACCTACGAAAAGTACAAGAAGTAACCGCTGATAAGCCGGGGCTTGACCGCCTCGGCTTTTTCTATTGCTGCCGGAGAATAGGGGTGAGATAGATGTGTCAAATCCGAGCAACCTGATAGTGCCTACGTCTGAACAGGCCAGCGAGAACGGTCGAAAGGGCGGCATAGCTTCTGGCGAGGCGCGGCGGGCAAAGAAGAACATGAAGCAGATGGCAAAGATGCTCATGGAGATGCCTGTCGTCGGCGAGACCAACAAGCAGAACCTCAGGAACTTTGGAGTTCAGTCGGAAGACCAGAACTACAACACTGCCATCGTTGTCCGGCTCATGCAGAAGGCGTTGCTCGAAGGCGACACTGGAGCCATCAGGCTTCTCGGAGAATTGACTGGAGACTTCGGCGGAGCCGTCGGAGCTGGCGATGATACGGTATTCGAGGTCGAATATCCTCCCATCTGCATCCCCGACAATGGCCGCGACAAGCGTACCGAAAAAACGCTCTCGCCACAGGCCGGACCGCAGACCGCGTTCATGGCCTCGAAAGCAGACATCGTGATATACGGTGGAGCCGCCGGTGGTGGTAAAACCTATGCGCTTCTGCTGGAGGGACTACGGAACCGCAATGTGAAAGGCTGGGGCGGCGTTATCTTCCGCCACAACTACAACCAGATTACGGCTGAGGGCGGCCTGTGGGACGCGAGCCATAAAATCTATGACCTCGTTCCAGATGCCGTCCCCGGCAAGACTCCGAAACTGCACTGGACATTCGGCGGGGGAGGGAGACTGAACTTCGCCCACATCAGTTGCGACGATGACCTTAGCAGTTGGCAGGGTACAGAAATCTGTTACCTTGGCTTTGACGAGCTGACCCATTTCACTCGCAAGCAGTTCCTGTATATGCTGTCCCGAAACCGTACCACCTGCGGCATCCGGCCCTATGTCCGTGCCACCTGCAACCCTGATGCTGATAGCTGGGTGGCCGACTTCATCTCATGGTGGATTGACCAAGAGACCGGCTACCCGATTCCTGAGCGCAGCGGCCTCGTGCGGTATATGTGTGTCCTCAACGACACCATCTACTTCGCAGATACCGCTGAAAAACTGGCCGAGGAGCATGACATTCCCATCGAGCAGTGCAAGAGCGTCACGTTCATCGCTTCTCGCCTTCAGGACAACAAGGTGCTGATGGAGAGCGACCCCGGATACATCGCCAACCTGAATGCGTTGCTTGAGGTCGAACGAGAGCGTCTGCTCAACGGCAACTGGAAGATCAAGCCCGCCGCCGGTATGTTCTTCAAGCGCAGTCAGGTCACGCTTCTTGATGAACTGCCCAATGATGTCATCACATGGGCGCGTGGCTGGGACTTGGCCGCCACCTCGGAGGACGAGAACGGCGACCCGGCATACACTGCCAGCGTCCTTATCGGCAAGCGGCGCAATGGCCGGTACATTGTCGCCAACGTCACGAACCAACGCCTGTCTGCGGACGATGTGCGCACTCACATCAAGCAGACAGCCCAAATTGACAAGAAGAAGTATAAGCGGGTAGTCGAACGACTGCCCAAAGACCCCGGCCAAGCAGGTAAGGCGCAGGCTCAGTCCTTCGTCAAAATGCTGGCCGGTTTTGTCGTTAAGACCATTGCCGAGTCCGGCAGCAAGGAAACACGCGCCGAGCCGTTTGCAGCCCAGTGGCAGCACGGCAATGTGGATGTCCTGCTGGCAGACTGGAATGAGATGTACTTCACCGAGCTTGAATCGTTCCCTGAGTCCAAGTTCAAGGATATGGTCGATGCAAGCTCCTCTGCCTTTGCAGAGATCGAAAACGGCTACTCCGTCAGCCGCCCGGCAAGCACCGGGCTGTCGAAGGATAGCTACTGGAACAAGTAATGAAAGATAGGAGGTGAGCGGCTATGAGCAATGATTCAAAGGAAATCGGTCGCGTCGGACAGCGCAGGTACGGCGGAATCTTCTACGAGGAGTTTCTTTCCGAACTGAGAGGCCGGAAGGGAGCAGAAGTTTTCACCGAGATGTCGAACAACGATGAGACCATCGGAGCCATTCTGTTCGCCATCGAGATGCTTGTGCGTCAGGCGAGCTGGAATGTCGAACCCGGTGGAAGCGCGGCAAAGGACCGGGAGGCCGCAGAGTTCGTCAAGAGTTGCATGGACGATATGCAGCAGACATGGATTGACACAATATCCGAGATCCTGTCCTTCCTGACCTACGGCTGGAGCTTCCACGAAATCGTGTATAAGCGCAGAATGGGCCGCACCAAGGACAACCGAACGTCCAGCAAGTATGACGATGGGCTGATTGGCTGGATGAAACTCCCCATCCGCTCTCAGGAGACCCTGTACCAGTGGGAGTATGACGATCAGGACAACCTTATCGGGATGACGCAGATGCCGCCTCCCGATTTTGGCCTTATCACGATTCCCATGAACAAGGCCATGCTGTTCCGCACCCGGAGCCGCAAGGACAACCCCGAAGGCCGCTCCATCCTGCGCACTGCGTACCGCTCATGGTATTTCAAACGCCGCATACAGGAAATCGAGGGCATCGGCATCGAGCGCGATCTCGCCGGTCTTCCTGTCATCACCACACCTGAAGGTATGGACATCTGGGACAAGGATGACGAGGACATGAACGCCATCCGCGCCGGGCTGGAAGCCATGGTCAAAAACATCCGCCGCGATTCTACGGAAGGTCTGGTCCTGCCATTTGGCTATACGTTCGAGCTGACCAGCACCGGCGGCTCTCGGCAGTTCGACACCAACTCCATTATCGCGCGGTATGACACCAAGATAAGCCAGACCGTTCTTGCCGACTTCATCCAGCTCGGCCACGAAAGCGTTGGCTCGTTCGCTCTTTCCAGCGACAAGACCAACCTTTTCTCCATGGCGATATGCGCGTTCCTCGACATCATCTGCCAGACCTTCAACAGCCAAGGCATCCCGGCTCTCATCGACATCAACGGCGACCACTTTGCCGGAGTGACCGATTACCCCCGGCTGACCCACGGCGACATCGAGGATGTTGACCTTGCAACCATGGCCACGTTCATCAAGGACATGACCAGCATCGGCGTTATTATCCCGGATGAATCTCTTGAGGATTACGTTCGTCAGCTCGGAAAACTCCCCAAGCGCACCACGGATACCGTTCCGATGGAAGCCCGGAGAGCCGCCCAGCAGCAGGGTAACGAGCCGCCTGAACCTGAAACCGCAGCAGGGAAGGGCCACGATGGAGAAGAAGGCTTTGAAGATAGCGGCAGCCATGTGAGCGCAGCCCGGAAGCGTCTTGGGAGGGAATGACCATGTTTGTGAATGTTCCTCACCCCGGCAGAGTGGCAAAGGCGAGACCCAAGAACATCGTACTCCAGCGGCTTGAGCGGTATCTGCATGATGAGCAGGACGAACCCATCGAGCTGTTGTGCAGCCTGTGGGATGACCAGAAAGCTGCACTGACCTACCGCGAGATCAGAGATGCCATCGTTGCCGGTGACTTCACGGAAACCCTGTACGATGAGTTCGCACAGGACTACTCCATCTTCATCGCGGACAGGTTCGCCTCCGTCTGGAGCAAAGCCCTCAGCGCAGGAGCGCAAGCCCAGCCCATCATCGGCAGGCTCTCCTCATTCCATTTTGAGACCCAAAACCCCGGCGTGGCAAATTGGATAAACAGCCGCAGCGCACAGTTCGTGACCCGGTGCTCTGAACAGCAGAAAGAAGCCATCCGCGCACTGCTCGCCAACAAGGTGGTCGAAAGCCACACCGTTGACGAGCTGGCGCGGCTTATTCGTCCCTGCGTCGGCCTGACCGCCGCGCAGTCGGCAGCTACGGTCAAATACTACGACAGCGTATTGTCTGCCCTCAAATCGGAACACCCCCGCATGAAGGCCGATACCGCTCGAAAGAAGGCGTTGACCGCGGCTTCTCGCTATGCTGAGAAATCGCACCGATACCGGGCCATGACCATCGCGCAGACTGAGCTTGCCACCGCCTATAACCAAGGAGCCGATGAAGGCATCCGTCAGGCACAGGCTGAAGGGCTGCTCGGCCCCATGCTCAAGGTCTGGCGTACATCTGGCGATGATGCTGTCTGCAATATGTGCGCTGCTCTCGATGGAACGGAAATCGGCATGGACGACTCGTTCGCTTATGCCGGAAAGCTCCTGTTCCCAGAACAAAGGCTGCTTCCGCCGGCACACCCGCGCTGCGCCTGCGCCGTGGAGTACATTGAATCGCCGGTCTTCAGGTATGCCTGACAGCCGGCAGAAAGGAACCAGATGATCTCGTTCAAAGATATGATTACCCCCGCATCTCCACCTCCCACGCCATCGGCTGGCGTAGAGAAGCGGAAGCTCACCATTGCAAAAATGGATGACGAGCGCAGACTCGCCTTTGGCTGGGCCAGCGTTGCCATCCGCGTTGACGGCGAGCAGATCGAGGACTGGCAGAACGACATGATCGACCCCGAAGACCTTGAGTCGGCTGCTTACAATTTTGTGGAGCTGTACCGCGAAGGCGGGGAGATGCACGAAAAAGGCGATGTCGCCGTCCTCATCGAAAGCGTGGTCTTCACCGAGGAGAAGCAGGAAGCCATTGGCATCCCTCCCGGAACGCTCCCTGTCGGCTGGTGGATTGGATTCCATGTCACCGACCCGGAGGTCTGGGAGAAGGTCAAGAACGGCGAGTACAGTATGTTCTCCATTGGTGGAGAGGCTGAGCGCGTCGAAATCTAATCACGGTAATTCAGCCGAGTGTATCCGCACCCGGCTGTAATTATATCAACCCCGAAGAAAGGAGGAAGAACGTGGCAACAAAGTTAAAACATCTCAAGGTCACATCCGTTGACTTTGTAGATGAGGGCGCGAACCCCGATGCCCATATCAGGCTGTACAAGCGCAGAGACGAAGCCGCTGCCGAACCCGGCACTGAGGACCCAAACTCCGACGGTGCTGGATTCTTCAAGCGGCTTTCCTCCAGCTTGGCAAAAATGTTTGGTCTGGCGCAGGAGCCGGAGAGCGCGGAAGCGGAAGTCCAGAAAAACTCGGCCAGTTTCGATGAAGCCTATGGCGAAGCCAAGGAACGTCGGGTCTGCGATGAGGTCTGGGATGTCTGCCTCGCGCTGAACCAGTCCCTCTGCTCCATCCTTGGTGATGGGGCACTGGATGGGGCAGCCGCCCGAACCGCGATGTTGGAGAGCCTTGAGGAGTTCGATTCGGTTGCGAAGGACTCCATCGAACAGTGGTCCGCTGGCAAGACCGCCAACGTCGTGCTGAAGAATGTTCCCATGGATGATGCTACCCGCGCTCTCGCTAAAGCGGCAGTTGATGCCCTGAACGAGCAGATCGAGAAGCACGGCCACTGTGAGAACGATGACGTAACCAAGGACACCGCAACCAAGAAAGACGACGATAAGTCGAAAGGAGAAGACGATATGAAAATCGACAAGTCCAAGATGACCCCTGCCGAGCGCGCTTTCTATGAGGAGATCGAGAAGCGTTATGGCGAAGCAGAGGCCCCCGGCACTCCCGCAGGTCAGACCCCGCCCCCGGCTGATAATCCCCCTGCACCCGCCGCACCCGCAGATGGTGGCACTCCCGCTCCCACTGCTGATGTGACCAAGGGTCTGAAGACCAACACCGACCCCGCGCCTATCGACCCCCGCGTTCAGGCCGAGCTGGACTCCCTGCGCAAGTTCCGTGAGAGCTACGAGGACCGCGAGCTGCATGATGTGGCCAAGCGGTATACCCTCATCGGGAAGAAGGAAGACGAGTTGTTCCCGGTGCTGAAGTCCATGAAGGCCGCTGGCGGCACTGCCTACGACACCTATGTGGCTGCACTGGACGAGGCCGTCAAGTTCGCCGAAAGCTCCGGCACGTTTAAGGAAATCGGCAAGCGCGGCGGCGAAGCCCCGGACGCATGGGCCCGCGCTGAGGCGAAGGCCGCAGAGATCATGAAGTCCAAGAATGTCACCAAGGCTCAGGCCATCGACGAGGTCCTGCTGAACGACCCCGCCCTGCGTGCTGAGTGCGAAAAGGAGGGCTAAACGCTATGGCAACCTACTTTGGAACCTCTATCAACGAAAGCCCCACCATCATCATGGAAGCCGGAGCAAAGCTCGAAGATGTTCAGGGCATCGCACTGGCAATCACCGCTGGCAAGCTTGCAAAGCCATCTGCTGGCGCGAACGTCATCGGCCTGTCCCTGTTCACCAACGACGAGAACGTTGAAGCTGGCGGCTCTCTGACCGTTCAGGTGAAGGATATTGGCAAGTGGGTCGCTGGCGAGGCCATCGCAGTCGGCGACGAGCTGGCCACTGATGCTGCTGGCAAGGCTGTCAAGGCCACCGATGGCGCATTCATTGTCGGCATTGCACTGAGCGCGGCGGCTAAGGCTGGCACTGTCGTCTCTGTCCAACTCACCAAGTCCGGCTACAAGCCCAAGGCATCCTGACCAAGAAAGGAAGGTAAGACAACATGAGAAACATGAACAGCAACGCCGCAATCATGGCTGCTATTGCTAAAGGCTGGAAGCCCAACCGCTACCTGTCCAACATGAGCATGGCGTTCTTCAACAACAACGCTGACTACGTTGCGACCAAGATTTTCCCCATCTGCCCTGTGCAGAACTCCACTGGCTTCTACTATGAGTTCCTGAAGGGTGATCTGGCCCGCGACAACGTTCAGCGCAAGCCCGCATTCGGCAAGGTTCAGCCCGCAAAGCGCGGCCATACCGACAGCACCTACAAGTGCGAGGTCGATCAGGTCATCACCGGCATCGACAGCATCAATGCGCTGGACTACACCCGCTCTGGTGTTCCTGCATCCATTGACCCGCGCCGCTCCAGCGTCCGCTTCATCAACGACCAGATGCTCCTGCATCTGGACCTGACCTTTGCAGAAAAGTTCTTCAAGACCGGCGTGTGGCAGAACGAGTTCACCGGCGTTGACAGCACCCCCGGCAGCAACCAGATGCTGAAGTTCACCGATGCCAACTTCGACCCCATCGCATTCTTCGACGCTCGCAAGCGCGAGATTCGTCTGGAAGGCCGCCGCACCCCGAACAAGCTGTGCCTCGGCTATGACACCTTCCTCGCCCTGAAGAAGCACCCTGACATTCTGGAGCGCGTGAAGTACGGCGGTTCCACCCCGAACCCTGCCATCGTCAACGAGAAGGTCATTGCAGAACTCCTCGGCTTTGATGAGGTCACCGTTCTGATGGCCACCTACAACAAGGCCGAGGAAGGTCAGCCCGATGACATGGACTTCATCTGCGAGAGCGACGGCGCACTGATGTGCTACATCACCAACAGCCCGCAGATCGACGAGCCTTCTGCCGGCTATATCTTCACTTGGGATATGCTTGGCAACGGCAGCTATATGGCTACCGATCAGTTCGAGGGCGAAGGCGGCACTCACAGCGAGTTCGTTGAGGGCCTGATGTCCACCGATATGCGTAAGACCTGCGACGATCTGGCTTGCTATATGTCCAAGTGCGTGTAATGGAGGTGGCTTATGAGCTATCTCTGCAAGAAGGCCGTCAAACTGTTCGGAAAGCCGTATCAGCCGGGAGACATCATCCCGACTGAATCTGTTCTCAGCACCCGCGTCCGTGCACTCATCACCTGCGGCTACATCGCCGATGCTCCCGCAACCGAGGCGACAGAGGAACCTGCTGACCACAACGACGAGCCCAAAGAGGTCAAAACCGAAGCCAAAGGCCGGGCATCCTCCCATACCACTAAGGCCGGAAACAAGGCTTCTACGGCTTCCCAGCGGCATTCCACGAGCGGTAAAGGCTAAACCTACCATCTATCCAACAAGGAGCGCATTGTATGGCATACAACTACGACCCTGCGGCTGCCGCCGAATACGGAAAGGACAGGATGCGGTTTGAGCTTGGCGACACGATGGTCGAGGGTGGACCCGACACTACTGCGCTGACCGACGAGGAAATCGAGGCTGCCCTCTCTGCCTACCCCAAGTCGTGGAAAAGGGCAAAGCTGATGCTCCTTGAGAGCCTGTTCCGCAGGTTCTCTTATGAGGTTGACACCAAGACCGGTCCGCTTACGCTCTCCCTGCAAGCCCGCGCAAAGCTCTGGAAGGAGATGTATGAAGACCTGAAGAAAGAGGTCTCCTTCAGTTCCGTATCCATTGAGCAGCCACCAGAATGCTGCAAGAAGCCTCCGTACTTCTATGCTGGCATGATGGAAAACGAGCGGGCCGCTGACGACTGGAGGCATCGGCATGGTTAATGGACAGCTCATGTACCTGCGCCCCGGAAATCTGTTCAAGGACTTCATCATCGAGCACAGCAAGAGCGACCTGAAAAGCGGCCGCCCTTCTGTTTCGTATGAAGGAGATGGCACAGACTTCCTGCGCGGATGCCTTGCATCTGCCAATGAGGTGGACAAGGCCCACGGCACTGCTGACCACATCATCACCCATGTCATCGTACAGCGCGGCAAGCCCCGCGCCGAACGCACCGACAGGCTCATCCTCGGCAACAGGGTGTTCTACATCGTCGATATTGACGATACCGGCTCGCTCGGAGTTTCGACTCTGTATTACGCTGAGGAAAGGACTGATGTGAAGTGACCACGCCCAAGAAAGCCTCTTGGCGGCTCAAGATTGCCGTTGACGATACCGTCAAAAAGGTCAATCGGGAGGCTGCCTCAAGGGGTATGCGAGCCGTCAACGCCATCCGCAACGCAGAGCTTGAAGTTCTGCGCGGAAAGCGTTCTGGCCGCGTCTACCGCAAACCGCACACCAAGTCCCACTACACCGCATCCGCACCCGGAGAGCCCCCTGCGAGAAGAACCGGCAACCTGCGCCTGAACTGGAATGGAACCGTAGAAAGCTCCAGCACCGGCTCAGGTCTGCGGGTCACTGCCGTTCTTGAAAGTCAGGAGCGATACTCTACCTACCTCGAAAACGGAACACGCCGTATGGCTCCGCGTCCGTTCAAGCAACCGATTTCTGAGAAGGCCATGCCTGAGATCGAACGGATTTACCACGAGAAATATGACTAGGGAGAAAGACAATGGAACTTATCATCAAAGAGAACCGCGCCCGGTTTGATGCAAACGTCATCAAGGCCGGGTATGCCATCTACGGCAAACACGCTTCGTGGGATGAGGGCAAGACTGGAATTGTCACCGCAGTCACAGATACCACCCTCGTGGCCCTGTTCCATCCCGGCATTGGCAACGTCATCAACCACTTCATCATCCCCATTGGCGAGGTCGAAAAAGGGGAGTGGGACGTTCGTTGGTCGAAAGACCTCACCACCGTGAACGAGCTGATGCCGGAGGTACAGGATGAATCTTGAGAACCTGATTTACAAGCGGCTGTCTGAGGCCAAGGACCTCACAAAGCACTTGACCACGTTCGGCGGCAAACCCGCTGTATTCACTCCTGAAGCTCCCGGCGATAGAGCCGTCGGATGGGGAACGACCGCGCAGTACCCCAGAATCGTGTTCAACTTTGATATGCAGACCGATGGCGAGCGCAAGAGCGCAGGAACGCTTCTTGTCTCCCTGATTTGCCGCAACGACTCCGATGCTGTCCCCGAACTCATCGAGCCGGCAGTCAGGGAATGCTTGAAGGACGTTCTGCTCAAGGACGACAGCGATACGCTGTATGCGTTCGCATGGGCCAGAACGGACGGCTTCTCCATGACTGAGGAGAAGAACGAACTGCTCATCGGCTCCGAAATCAGGTTTGACATCATCGAATACCCCTGTCAGGAAACCACCGACCCTGACCCGATTGTGGCAATGGCACGGTACATCAAGGGGATGTACCCGGACAGCATTGTTGTAGGCATCGACCACATGGACGACGAGACCGAGGCATCGAAAGAAGCCCCGGTCTTTTATTGCCGTCTGACATCCATCGACAAGCTGGAGGAAACCAACACCGTCGTCTGGATGAACGGCAAGATCGCCGTGTCCCTGCTTTGCCCCGACAGCCCCACGCGCCTGAAGATGGCCGCCGCTGTTGGCAACAGCCTCTCTCTCGATGGAGAGGTCGAGATGCTGGATGAGTCGCCCATGTACATCGACCACATGACCGCAGATTTGAAATCCGACTACCTGAAGGATGGACAGATTTTCGTTACTGCACGGTACGGTCTGCTCCGCTACAAGGCAGTCGGCTATCCGCTTAGACACCCCAACATCAACTACTAGGAGGTAAGACCTATGGCAAGCAAAAATGCTTCCGCTGACGCTGCTCCGACCCCTGTTGAGGCCGAGTACAGCGTGAGCGAGTTCGCTGCGAATGCCACGGCACTGTTTGGCGCACGGAAGGAGTGCGTCGAGGCTGCCATGAAGTCCGCAAACATCAAGAGCTGCACCGTTTCCAAGGCCAAGGAAGTCGTGGCAGCTTTTCTGAACAAGGAGGTCAACTAATATGGCTGATTCCTATATTCCCGGCGAGAAGAAAATCCGCCCCGGTGCGCACTATCACATCGGCAAGAAGGGCACTGGTGCAACCGCTGGTGCTGTGAACGGCGTGACTGCTGTTCTGTTCCGTGCAGACTTCGGCCCGCTCTGCACCGCTGTTGAGATGTCCTCCGATGAGGACTACACGGACGTGTTCGGCGATGCGCTGACCACCGATGCCATTGCACAGGCCATCGCTGGCGGCGCAAAGACCATCATCGCCGTGCGTGTCGGCACTGGCGGTACGGCAGCCACCCTCGACCTGAAAAGCTCTGGCGAAAGCCCGGCTGCTGCCGTCACCCTGACCGCCAAGTACCCCGGCGCAAAGCCCCTGACCTGCACCGTCCGTAAGACGCTGGCTGATGAGAGCATCAAGGAGTGCATCATCTACTCTGGCACCAAGCAGATCGAAAAGGTCGAGTTTGCTGCTGGCTCTGGCGAGGCCGGTGCGCTTGCTGAGGCATTTGCCAATTCCAGCAACTTCATCGCTATCGCAAAGAGCGGCCAGACCGCCAAGGAACTGGCCGATACCTCTCAGACCATGTTCACCGCCGGCACGAACCCGACCGTCAACAACGGCGCGTACTCCGATGCCATGGAGCAGACCGAGCCTTACGAGATCAATACGCTGTGCGTGGACACCGAGGACAACGCGGTGCATCTGCTGGTCCAGTCCTTCATGTCCCGCATGATGGATGTCGGCTCTCTGATGACCGCTGTGGTCGGCGAGAAGAAGGACACTGACTTCGACACCCGCATGAGCCATGCGGCAGCCTTCAACGACGAGCGCATGATGTACGTTCTGAACGGCTCTGTTCCGTATGGCAGCACCATGCTGGACGGCTACCAGACCGCCGCACGTCTGGCTGGTCTGATTGGCTCCACTGCATCCAGCTCCTCGCTGACCCACACCGTCATCAACGGCTTCTCTGGGCTGGGCGAGCCTCTGTCCAACACCAAAATCATCAAGGCTGAGCAGAGCGGCTGCATCGTCCTCACCATGAACAAGAGCGGTCAGGTCTGGATTGACAAGGCCATCAACACCCTCATCACCCCGCCCGCAGACCGCGATGAGGGCTGGAAGAAGATTCGCCGCACCAAGACCCGCTACGAGCTGATTCGCCGCTGCAACACCACCAACGACGATATGGCCGCCAAGGTAGATAACGATAATCCCGGTCGCGCGGCCATCATCGGTGCGCTCCAGTCCATCATCAATGAGATGATCGCTGAGAGCAAGCTGACCTCCGGCACTGTCATCCTGAACCCCGCATATTCCCCGGAAGGCGACAGCGCATGGTTCCTGCTCGATGTCATCGACAAGGATTCCGCTGAACACATCTACACCGATTTCCTGTTCCGCTTCAACACCACGGACAGCCAGTAAAGGAGGAAGCATAAATGCTCAATACTTCGTCCGCAGCCGACTCCCGCTTCACCAGAAGCGGCAAAGACGGCGCGTTCTACAACAACAACGGCGTGATGGTGGCCTCCGTTGAAACCTACAAGTCCACCGTAAACTTCTCCAATGCCAGCTACAAGGTTCTTGGCGATATGCAGGAGCACGTTACTCCCGGCAGCTACAAGGTATCCCTGAGCTTCACCGAGCTGGTCATCGAGAGCGATGAGTTCTTCACCGATGTTATGGAAGCCATGGAGAGAGGCGACTCTCCTCGCTGGAATTTTCAGGGTGCTATTCAGGGCCGCAACGACTCTGAGGAGCGCGTGATGTACCGCGATGTCCTGCCCGACGGCGACATCGACATCCACAACCTGTCTGTCGGCGATGCCATCAAGCGTCAGTTCAACTGCACTGTCAACAACCCGCCCAAGCTGGCAAGTCTGCTTGGCACTGGCCGCTAACCTGAAACACACCATTTGACCCGCATGAGGGGAGGCAACGAGCCTCCTCTCATTTTTGTTTTATGCAAAGGAGATTACTGAAATGGCTGACTTTAAGAAAAGCGTTTCCCTTATGAGCAATACCGCTGAAGCCGCTGAAACCGAAATCGACAATACCGAGTACACCGAGGAGGAGGCCAAGAGCGTCATCAAGGTCAACGAGGAGAACTTCATTCAGGGCCTCATTGATGCCGTTGGCTTTGGCAATACCGAAACCCAGCGCATCGAGATCGTTCGTGGCGGCCGCCTGTTCTTCGCATTCCGCATCCATCCGCTGAACGCCGATGACTACAACCGCTGCCGCGAGAAGCACACCAAGTACGTCCGCAATAAGCAGCTCGGTATGAAGCTCCCTGAGAACACGGACAGCACCAAGTACCGTTCCGAAATCATCTATCGGGCCACCGTCAAGGAGGACCGCGAGAAGCTGTGGGACAACAAGACCATCTGGGAAGCCCTGCGCGATAACGATGTTCAGATCATGGGACCGCTGGACGTCATCGAATACTCTCTGCTGGCTGGTGAGAAGGACCGTGTTCTGGAAGCCATCGACCAGTTGAGCGGCTTCGACACCAATCTGGAGGAAGTCGCAAAAAACTGATTCAGTCCGGCGGGAAGCTGTGCCTCCTGCATCACATCTTCCAGAAGACCGGCATGACCCCTGACGAGTTCTATCAAAAGCCTCGCGGCGTACAGGCTTTTATGCTCGCATCAACGCGAATATCCATCGAATCCATGCAGAAGGGAGGGGATGACAACGGCTGAAACCATTCGTATTGAAATTCCCATCGAAACCATCGACAACACCGACCCGGCCCTGTCCAACGCCACCAAGAAGCTGGATAAGTTCGGCGATGCTGCCGATAAAGCTGGCCAGTCCGTAGACCGAACTCGTGGCTATGTCTCGAAGTTCGACGAACAGGCCGATAAGACCCAGAAGTCGCTCGCAAAATGGGCCAAGGAGAAGTACGAGGTCGCGCTGGAAGCCAAAGAGAAAATCACTCCAGTGCTCACCGCTCTCGGAGGAAACCTGAGATCGCTTACCAGTAAAACATGGGGCTTTACCCTGAAGGCCATCGACCTCGCAACCGCGCCCATCCGTACCGTCCTCAATCTGCTCAAGAATCCGCTTCTTCAGGCTGGAGCTTTCTTTGGAGTCAGCTTCGGCCTTGCCGATACCGTCAACACCCAGAAAGACTTTGAGGCAGCGATGTCTCAGGTTCAGGCTGTCAGCGGAGCCACCGGCGATGAGTTGACCCAGCTCACGAAGAAAGCTGAACGAATGGGCGCAACGACCAAGTTCACCGCAACCGAATCCGCTGAGGCATTCAATTACATGGCTATGGCCGGATGGAAGTCCGAGGAAATGATGGACGGCATCGAGGGCATCCTGAATCTGGCCGCAGCGTCGAATGAAGACCTCGGCACGACCTCCGACATCGTGACCGATGCCCTTACCGCCTTTGGGCTGAAAGCATCCGATGCCGGTATGTTCTCCGATGTACTGGCAGCCGCATCCTCTAACGCCAACACGAACGTGTCGATGATGGGCGAAACCTTCAAGTACGCCGCGTCGATGGCTGGTTCTCTCGGCTACTCCATTCAGGATGTGGCTCTGATGACCGGCCTGATGGCGAACAGCGGCATCAAGGCATCTATGGCTGGTACGTCGCTGAACATGATTATGACCCGACTGTCCACGAACACCGGCCACGCCCTCGACACCTTGCAGGGCCTCGGCATCCAGTTCTTTGACAGCAAGGGCAATGCCCGCGCTCTGGCTGATGTCATCGAGGAGCTGCGCGATGCCACCGCCAACATGAACGATGAGCAGAAATCCAGTGTGGCAAATGCCATTGCTGGTACTGGCGCACAGAAAGGCTTGCTGGCCATCCTGAACGCCTCCGAGACCGACTACAACAAGCTGGCCAACGCCATCGACAATGCCGCTGGCGCGTCCGAGCGCATGGCCGACACCCAGCTCGACAACCTGTCTGGCTCCATCACTCTGCTGCAAAGCGCGGTGGATGGCGTGAAGATCAGCTTCGGAAAGCGACTGAATCCGTATGTTCGCTCCATTGCAGACGGTCTGACGGCATCCATGCCTCAGATTGAATCTGCCCTGAACGATTTTATGGATTTCGTAGACCGCAAGTATGACCGTCTTCAGGCCAAGGTAAAGGACATGACCGCTACCGAGGAATGGCAGAATGCAGACTTCGGCGGCAAGTTCAGCATCGCATGGAATGAGATCGTTGCCGACCCCTTCAAGGAGTGGTGGGGAACGACCGGCAAATCCGTCCTTTCTGACATTGCGTCCGACATCGGCTCTGGCATCGGTTCCGGCCTCAGCGCAGGGCTGATGATGCTCCTCGGCATCGACGTTTCGGATTCTGTAAACGAGGGAGCGAGCGTCGGTAAGGCGTTCGCTACTGGCTTTGCTGAGGGCTTCGATTTTGATACCATCAAGGAGCACCTGTTCTCTGGTCTCGGCAATCTGGTGACCAGCGCAGGAAAGCTGCTTCCGGGCGGCAAGAGCGCAGACCTCGGCTCTGTTGTATCTGCCGCTATCATCGCAAAGGCCGCCATGCCTGTTATGAGCGTCGGCGGCGACGTTTTGAAAGTAGGCAAGAGCGTGTTCGGCGCACAGGAATCCCTCGGCGGAGCATCGCTTGCAGGAACAATCCTCGGCTCTGCAAACGCCGGCACTGGCCTGATGGGTCTTGGCGCGAACGCAGCCATTGGCCTCGGCGCAGGAAACCTCTCTGCCACTGCATCCCTTGGAGCCGGTGCGCTTGGTGCGCTCGGTCTTGGTGCTATTGCTGGAGGAGCCACCGGCGGCGTATCTGCCATCAGTGGCATCATCGACCTGTACAAAGCCCAGCGGTCCGACGATGAGGAGTACCAGAAAGCCTACACCTCCGCAGGAGCGGCAAAGCTCACCGGCGTTGCTGGCGGTGCTGCCGCAGGCGCGATGATCGGCTCCATCGTTCCCGGCGTTGGAACGGCTGTTGGCGGCCTCATCGGAGCTGGCCTTGGCGGTATCGCTGGTTTTGCCGAGAGCAAGCGCATCAAGAAGGAATACGAGGAGAGCGCGAAAGCGTCCACCCTCGTCACCGAGAAGATGCAGAAGGTCTATGACCTCACCGGGTATTCCGTTGAGAACGTGAACTTCAAAACTCAGGCTCTCACCGATGCCATGAACGATGCTGACGTAAGCGCAGAGCAGTTCGGTAGTATGCTGCAAAATGCAGTGTCCAACGATATTGTCGAGCATTTTGGCGACCTGCACCTCTCCCTTGAGGAAATCAAGGAAGCTGCCTCCACCATCGTTTTTGACGGAATGGAAGGCAAGTTCGACAGCTATACCGCTCAGGCTCAGAAAGCCCAGAGCACGTTGACTTCGCTGAAAGCAGCTGTCAGCGATCTTGACAAAGAAAACTGGAAGATGAGCCTCGGCATGACCGTAACCGAGGCCGACATCAAGGAGTACCGCTCCAGCGTGTCTACGATGGTGTCCAGCACCGCAGACTACCTCCAGAATAAGCACTATGAGGCGAATCTTGCCCTGAAGCTCATCATGGGAGACGATGCCGACACTACCATGCTGGACAGCACCTACGCATCCTTCAGAAACCAGCTCGACGACCTGAGCGATAAGCTCTCCACGGCCATCGACGCGAACATCAAGTTGAACGGCGGGGTTCTGAAGCTCGACGGCGACAGTGAAATCCTCAGTCTGCAACAGCAGATTCAGGACATCACCAGCCAAGTCAGCACGGCAGAGGAAAACGCCAAGTTCGATGCCATCAAGATCAAGTACGGCGGCGCGGCTCTTGACGCTGAGTCGTTCACCAGTATGCAGGAGGAGCTGAAGAACGCAGTCAGCAGCATGACCAGCCAGTACGATGACGCACTGGAAGTCAGCCTTACCAACCTCCGGCTCCAGCTCGATACCGGCGCAATCGACCAAGACGAGTTCTACCGTCAGGTCCAGACGTTGACCGATGGCTACCACGCTCAAATCTCCGACCTTCAGGTCCGGGTCGAATCGTTCCAGCTTGATTCCATTGCTGAGGCATACAGCGATGCCCTAGACGGCATTCTTCCCAACCTGAAAGGCACGACCTCCGAAAAACTGCAACAGGCCATGGATGCCGCGCTGAAGGACAACCCCAACGTGGCAGAGTGGACGAACTCGGATGTTGTGGAGTGGTTTGACCTGAACGGCATGGATGCTGAAACGCAAGCCGCCGTCATCGACCTGCTGAAATCCGTTGCGGACTCCATGCCCGCTTCGTTCGCTGACTCCATCCGGGGCAGCGGCCTCGGAGATGCTGCCAGAGATGCCACCAGCGACGAGCTTGATGCTATCTCCGACACGCCGTTCGAGAAGGATGCTTACGTCAACGTCAAACCCCATGTCACTGTCAGCTCGACCTACTCCGCATCCTCTGGATTGTTCTCCTCCAGCCCTGCTGCAAGTAGCTCTTACAGCTACACCAGCCCTGTCACCGGCAAGACCGTCACGCCCTACGCTGCTGGAAACCACAGCATGAGCATCGGCGGTCATGCGTCTGGAGGCATGGTCAATGGCCGAGAGCTGTCGTGGGTCGGCGAGGAAGGCCCGGAGATGATCATTCCGCTTGTTCCCGGCAGAAGGGAGCGGGAGGTTGAGCTGTACCAGCAGGCCGGTGAAATCCTCGGCATCACCGCCTATGCAAACGGCGGTCTTGTTGGTGCTGGCTCTACCGGCTCTCTCACGTCCCACAACGCGCTTTCCTCCGAAACACTAAACTATCTCACCCAGAGCGTAAACGAGGCTCCTATCGACTCTCATGCGCTCTCTGAGGACTACTCCAGTTCCATCAACAATTCCAATACTCAGTCCAGCACCCAGCAGACCGCCGTGCAGCCGAACGTCACTGTCAAGGTCGAGGTCAGCCCGGAGTTCAACATCTCCGGCGGCGGCCAGTCCGACGACGAGATCGTGGCTGTCATCCGGCGGCACATGGGAGACGTTACCGATGAGCTGTGCGGCAAGATTGCTTCTAAGCTGGAAGAAGTGTTCGCCAATATGCCGCTGAAGGGGGTGGGCGTATGATTTGCCTGATACCGGGAGGGAGCGGAACGCCGTTTCTCTTTTCCATTATGCCTGAGCAGATCGCGGTCAAGTACGGAGCCAAGTACCAGACCTTCGACACCATCTCTCGCGGCACTGTTAAGGTCCCGCGCGGCACTGACGTGACCAGCGTTTCGTGGAGCAGCGAGTTTTTTGGATTCAAGCGGCGAAACGAGCCCATCGTCAATCGGCTGCTCTGGATGCCCCCTGCGGCTTGCAGGAGCATCATCGAGGAGTACATCGAGAACGAAACCGTGTTGACCCTCATCGTCACGGACATCTGGCTGAACATCGATGTTACCGTATCCTCGTTCGAGGTCACAGGCTACGGCGCGTTCGGCAATCTCAAATACTCCATCACGTTCGAGCAGAAAAAGCCCCTCGAAATCTACACCACGGATGAGCTGAACACCGATTCTTATGCGAAGAAGACCGTTCCGCGTATCGACCTTGCTGCGGCCACCACTGGCTCCGGCCAGAACTACACCATCGTCAAGGGAGACAGCCTTTGGAAGATAGCGCAGAAGCAATACGGAGATGGTTCGCAGTGGAAGAAAATCTACGATGCCAACAAGGACGCTATCGAGTCTGCCGCCAAGAAGTACGGCAAAAAGAGCAGCGACAGCGGCAAATGGATTTATCCCGGCGTTTCGTTGATTATTCCGTAGGAGGCCCGAAATGGTAGACATCTCGAAAGTTAAATACAGCGTGTCCGTCATCGGCGATGATGGTACGCAGTACAACATCAAGAACTACATTCAGGGCCTCGGCTGGGAGGAAAGCTCAAAGGAAATCTCCATGCGCCTGACGTTCAAGGCGCGGAACGATGATACCTCGAAAGGCCAGCTTTCCAGCCTTGTGAAGCCCGGAAGCCTCATTGTAGTAACCGCCAGCGATGGCGGTTCTTTCAATGGGGAGGTGGCTCGCGGGTATGCTGAGAAGTGGAACCCGCAAGACCGTTCCTCTGCCAGCGACCTATCCTGCATCTGCTATGATGAGATGTATCGGCTCCAGCGAAGCCAAGACAATCTGTACCTGCCAGATGGCACAGGCACGAAGTCCGCCATCCAGAAGCTCCTCGATGAGTGGGAGGTTCCTATTGGCGAGTACAAAGGCCCCAACGCCACCCACGGCAAGCTGACGTTCAAGAACAAGTACCTCTCGGACATCATTCTTGAACTGCTGGACGATGCCGTCAAAAAGGGCGGCGAGAAGTGCATCATCCGCGCCACGAAGGGCAAGGCGGATATTGTGCCATACGGCGGCAACGATTCCGTCTATGTGTTCAAGCTTGACAACACGCTCATCGTCAGCAACAGCCTCAGCACCGAAGACCTTGTAACAAAGGTCAAGGTCGTTGGTCAGGAAAACAAATCCGGCCAGAGCAGCGTCGAGGCTACGCTGACCGGCTTGACCGAGTACGGAACGCGCCAGCGCATCTACCGGCGCGGGTCCGATGAAAAGCTCGCAGATGCCAAGTCCGCCGCCCAAGCTATCCTCGATGAGAACGGCAAGGTGGTTGAGGAGGTGTCTGTGAACGCCCCTGACATCCCATGGCTCCGCAAAGGACACCTTGTCTGCCTCAAGGCTGGCACATCGCATGGGATGTACTACGCCAGAGGCGTTGTCCACAACGCTGATTCCATGACGATGACCCTCGACCTCCTGAAAGCCCCGGATGAGGATAGCGATTCTGGAGGAAAACACGCGGTAGGGGACATCGTAAACTTCCACGGCGGTATGCACTACGTCAGCAGCTACGCTGATGCCAAGGGCTATAAGGCCACCGCAGGAAAGGCAAAGATCACGAAAGACCCATCATGCAGTAAGAACGGCGGGGCGCATCCGTGGCATCTCATCCACGCTGACAGCTCCAGCAATGTTTATGGCTGGGTCGATGAAGGCACATTCGATTAGGAGGTGAGTGCCTATGGATATGGACTCCAGCACCGGCGCAAACAGGCTGGGGCAGGCTATCGCAAAACGCATCGTCAAGCACATGGAGGGCGAAAGCTCCCTTGTCCTCGACTTTGGCGAAATCAAGGATGACGAGAGCTTGGTGACGAACACGTTCCCCATCCCGATTCCGAAAGGTGACTACCACGTTCTGCGGCAGCTCACCTATGGCAAGACCGGCGACATCCTCGCCAAGACCCAGAATATCGGCAAACCCGGCAGCGGCGAGCATAACCACCTGAAGGTTACGACACTGCTTGATTCACGCGGTGTGGCGTGTTCTGGCATGGTTGGCACACCTGCCGCTGGGCAGCCCGACCCGCCCGACCCACCGCAGAGCAGTGCCGGCAGCGGCGGCTCTGAAGGTGCTCATCAGCATCACGTTCTCGTCCCTGAAAAAATGCGCAGCCTGAAACCCGGAGACCGGGTGCTGGTTGCGTGGGTACAGAATGAAGCTGTTGTGGTTGACATCATCGTCAGCTCGTAAGGAGGGCACACCATGTCACAGAAATTGTATCCGACCTTCGATGTGCCTGAAGTCATCAATGAGGAAGCCCAGATCGACAAGGAATACCACCGCAGTATGAAGTGGGACCCCGAAAAAAGTGACTTCGTGCGCGATGGCTCCAATCGCGTTCTGGAGTGCGATGGCCGCGAGGCGTTTATGATCTGGTGCTTCAAGGCTGCGCAGACAGCGCGTTACCAGTGCCTTGCGTACCCGCGCTCAATCGGGGAGTCCATCAAGGACAACGACCACGATGTCGCGCAGTCCATGGTGGAGCGCACCATCACTGAAGCCCTGAAGGTCAACCCCCGCACCGAGTATGTACGGAACTTCGAGTTCACATGGGATGCCGATGAGCTGCACTGCTCTTGTGTGGTAAAGGGCATCGGATGGGACGACGAGTTCCAAATTTCAGTGTAAAGGAAGTGATGATATGCAACCTGAATTTACCCGGCCTGACTTCATGGATGGAACATCTGCCGATGACATTCACCGTAGAATGATGGCCGAGCTGCCCGACGACATCGACGATATGCCCGGTGGCTTCCCCTACGATATGACCCGCCCAACGGCCATTGAGAAGTCTGAGCTCATCAACTTCCACCTGCTGAGAGCCTTGATGATCGCGTACCCGCAGTACGCATGGGATGAGTGGCTGGACCTCCATGGCCAGCAGGTCCACCTGACGCGGCATGAGGCTGCCCGCGCTACCGGCGTTGTCACCGTTACCGGCTCCGCTGGCACTGAGCTGCCGGCAGGGACCGTCTTCTGCACCACGGCTACCAACGACGGACCCTCTATCGAGTTTCAGTCTGATGCCGATGCCACTATCCCTGAAGGCGGGAGCATCGACATCAATGTGACTGCTGTGGAGGCCGGAACCAACTCCAACGTCAAGGCCGACACCGTTATCCTGCTGATGAAGCCCATCAACAACATCACGTCCATCACGAACAAGGATGGCATCACCGGCGGCACCGAGCGTGAAACCGACGATGACTTCTATGACCGCATCGCTGTTGAGTACAGCAACAGCATGACCTACCTCGGCAACGACACCGACTACAAGCGGTGGGCGAAAGAAGCTGGGGCAGGGGACTGCATCGTTGACCCCGCATGGAAAGGTCCCGGCACTGTCCGGCTTGTTCTGGTTGATGGAAACGGCCAGCCCGCGAACAAGGAGCTGATCGACGCAGTGTTCAACCATATCGTGTTGCCGGCAGACCGGGCAGCCCGCCTGTTGCCCACCGGCTGCGCAGAACTGACCTGTGCAGCGGCCACGACTGTTAGCGTGAACTACACCTGTACCGGCCTCATCTACGACAGTGAGCACACCTCCATCGAGGAAATCACGGCGCAGTTTGAGGCATTGGTCAAGACGAAGTACGAGGAGGCCAAGGCCAACAACGTCCTTCGGTACAACGATATTCGCCCACTGCTGGCCGACATCTCTGGCGTGACTGACTTCTCGGAATTTATGATGAACGGCAGCATGAACAACATCACGCTGGCGAACATCGAATACCCTGCCACCGGCACTGTGAAGTTCAGCTAGGAGGTATCACTGAATGAGGGCTAAGAAAATTGACCTTGAAAATTTTCCCACCAGCCAAAGCGCACAGAATATGCTTGCCACGGTCACCCCCGGATTCTACGACCAGTCATACGTTGGCAAGTGGCTGTATCAAGTCATGGGCCTTGAATTTGACGAGGCCGAGCGGCTTATTGCAGAAGAGCTTCCTCTCCAGTTCTTCCCTGAAACCGCCACATGGGGCTTGATGTACCATGAACTCAAGTGGGGGCTGCCTGTGCGCGACTATCTCTCCTATGACGAGCGCAGGAAGCTCATCTACGAGAAGCGCGACCAACGTGCACCGATGACTCCGTACCGCATTGAGACCATGCTGGCGAACGTCACCGGCTTCTGGGCGAATATCGCAGACATCCACGATGGCGGCAAGTATGGCTATAAGGTCAGCCATCCGAACACGTTCATCGCTGTGTTCGTAGGCGATGGCTCGCTGAACACCAAGGCTGTGAAGCGGCTGCTGGATTCCGCCAAGCAGTCGCACACGACCTACACGATCATCGACCGCATGGACACTGTTCTCGACTGTACCACGCTTGAACAGATGCTCCTGCGGAATATCAACATCAAAGCCGCCGTTCCGTTCTGGAGGGCGGCTTTGCTTGATGGCAGCGGATACCTCGACGGCTCCATGCTGCTTGATTCCATGCGCGAGTACGACCTGATTCTTGGCCTGATGTATCGGCAGGGTGAGTTTTACACCCAGCAGAGCATCGACCTGAACAGAATGAGGTTTTGGTTCCAGTACGGCGTGACCGAGCAGTATACCGGGCTGAGATCGCGGCAAGAAATGACCGTGTATTTCTGGCCAGCTCTGCGGCTTGACGGCTCCGTCCTTCTGGATGGTTCCGAAACGCTCAACTGGTCTAGGCAAGACTGGCCGGTGGCTATCAAGTATAGGCTCGGACGACTCTTTACGCAGAATGAAGCCATCATCCGACGGCTCCGCATTCCGCTGAAAGCCGAGCTTTCCGAGGACTATGCCGGCGGCAGGGTTGAGTATGACGGAGAAGTCCACTTCTGGACCACGCTGAAGCTGGATGGCTCTGCCAAACTGGACGGCAGCGAGCTGCTGGATAAGTCCCGGCAGCCGTGGCCTGTATCCGCTATGGTGACATCTACGACCCATCGTATTTCCGAGGAAATGGAAGATGTCACACTCATCACCCGAAAGGACCTTGCGTACCTGAACGGCTCTCTCAGGCTGGACGGCACAAGGATTCTTGATTCCGAGTATCACAAGGAGGCTATCTAAATGGCGAAAAATGTCATCATCACCAAGACCGCCAGAAAGAAGCTCGTACAGGCGAGAGCAGGTATCATCTCCCTGCCCAAAATCGTCGGTATGGCTTTTGGTTCTGGCGGCGTGAACAGCAAAGGCGAGGTCGTCCCGCCGACTGACAACCAGACCACCCTGACCGCTGAGATGTACCGCAAGAAAATCGACGGTTACAGCGTTCTGTCCGACACCTCCATCCGCTACGAATGCACCCTGACCGAGAGCGAGCTGGCAGGTAAGAGCATCAGCGAGATCGGCCTGTATGATGCAAACGGCGACCTCGTCTGTATCAAGACCTTTACCGCCAAGGGCAAGGACGATGACATCCAGATGACCTACACTCTGGACGACGTGTTCTAAGCCGGCAGGAAGGAGTACAGGATGAAGAAATACACCGTTGACCCCAAGACGGCGGCCTATTCGGAGTCCATCGAGATTACCGAGACGACCGACACCAACCATGCCGACAACATCAACGCGGCTCCCAAGCAGTTGATGGCAAACACGGCAGAAAACCACCGGCGCATCATCGCTATCGAAAACCGTAAGGTACAGGCCGCATTCGATGAAACGGATGGCGGCCTGAATTTTATCATCAAGGAGGACTAACCCATGGCAGATCAGGTAATCAATTTCCCCCGCGACACCACGCTGAAACACGCCAACGAAATCCAGCGGGCTATCGCCGCCGGCTGTGCCACCCCCGGCACGGCTGACCTGTGCTATAAGCACCTCGTCGCTCAGGCCACCACCAAGGATGAGGTGGACAGCCTGTTCATCGAATGGTGGAAGGCTCAGTACGATTCCAGCAAGTACAGCAAGGTTCAAATGCTCGAACGCTGGTTTGGCAACGTGCTGGACGATGACCGCGTTCACGGCTGCACCGTTCCGCTGTACGCTACCAGCACCAGTGCTATCGGCGATCTGACCGATGACAGCGTTGGCCTCGTCTGCACTCCGTCTACCGCATCCACTCCGGGCCGTGACGACTTCGCACACCTGCCCCAGTTCTGGTGCGTTGAGGTTGCTGCTGAGAAAAAGGAAGATGGCAGCCACGAAATCTTCTACGTCGAGCACATCGACGATCTCGATGATGTTCGTTCTGGCGAGCATCTGTGCTGGGTGTTGCAGAAGAACACCTTTGTCCGTGAATGGCTGGCTGACGGCTACCAGCACCTCCAAATGAAGTGCCACCAGACCACTGGCTTCAAGCAGTGGCGCGAGGGCAAGGACCGCACCGGCCATGTCTACGCCTATATCGCCCACCCGAAGTATTACGCTGGCAAGGTCGGCGGCAAGGCCACCTGCGGCACCGGCCTCGCCCCCATCAACTACACCAGCCACACCTCCGGCGTAACCCTGTGGCGCACTCGCGGCACTCAGTATTCCGGCGGCTCTGGGTCTCTGATGAAATTCCTCGACCGCATGATGCGCCTGAAGTACGCTCGCAAGGGCAACTCCGGCACCATCGAGGGCTGTACCTCCTACAACTACCAGTACAAGGCAGCCGTTGCGGAGACCGGCGTTAAGCGGTTCATTCTGACCGTGGCTCAGGCCGCGAACCTGTTCGTTGGCAGTGCGGTGTCTATCGGCACTGACACCGATGGCTCTACCGACCGTAACGTGGCCGATGTTCACGATATTGCTACCGAGGTCCGCATTACCGCCATTGAGCCTGTGACTATCGCTGACAGCCAGTATTCTGCCGTGTATGTCAATGTCACCGACACGTTTGATACCGTGAAAGACCAGACGCTCCTGAGCACTATGCCGTACTTCTCCGGCTGGAACGATGACGTTCTTGGCACTGACGGCAGCAAGTACAATGCCACCAACGGCAAGGAACCCGGCCTGCTCCAGAAGGTCGAGTTTATGAACGGCTCCTACCTCATCATCAGCGATGAGCTGTGGCAGTGGGGCAAGGATGCCAATGAGGACTTCACCTTTGACTGCTACGTCTGCAAGGACCAGAGCAAGGTCAGCGGCACTGCCATCACCGAGGATTATGTCAAGCAGGAAAACCTGACGCTGACTCTGCCGAAAGACCTTATGACCTCTTGGCACTGGCAGTATATCGAGGATACCGACTGTGGAGACATCGAGTGGCCCACTGGCGTTCAGGCAAGCGGCAGTGGAGTCGGCTGTAAGGCCGGCTTCTACTGCGTCCCGTCCCCCTCTGGTCTCCGTGCTGGGTGGTGCTTCGGCTACCTCAGCGGCGGTGGCTATGGCGGTGTGGCTTGCCGCGCCTCGAACATTTCGGTCGGGTACGCGGACTGGAACGGCTCTCTTGGCGCACCTGACATTGCCGGGTAACGGCGGTGTGAATTGTCCTCTGGACA